GAAATGTGTCCGAAATTTCCGCTCTTTTTGCCAAATTTGTAACATTCTCGGAAAAAAAGGAATGGAACAAGGCTTGAGAATCTTGGAAAAATCGGGTATAATATACCTAATTTTGCTCAATGGTTGAAAAACATCGATATTACGACTAAAATCATCTATTTCGGAATCGTTTTACACCACTTTGACACCAATTTGAATTTTACACCACTAGCACCGTAATCGAATCCGATTTTGAGTCTTAATCGTAAGAGCTCTGATGTGATACAGCAGCCCCGGCGTCCTAGTGACGCCAGTACATAAACAGCGTTAAAATTGAAAATCGCATTTGAACTATTCATGATGGGCGTGGGAGTGATCCTGCGCCTTTTTGTTTTGTTACAGCAAAGCGTTACAAAATTGCAGTTGGTTTTTGTGCAAACAGATAATTGTTACAGTGACAGTTTGGTGATACAATACTCATAGAAAGTTATAGGAGGATGTGCTGTTATGGAAAATATTACCGTTAATCGTCTCGGCCAGCTTTATAGACTGCTATGCGAAGCTCTTGGAGAGGGGGAAGACAGACCCTTTAATCAGGCTGACCTCGACAATGCCAGTAGGTTCCCTGTGCGTCAAGTATCAATGAAAATTGCCATGGTCCACCAGCATAAAAAAATGACTTCAACTCTTGATGAAGCATGTGGATTTGTTCTTGAAGGCGTCACACAGGAAGATATGGATGCAAGCTTTGCATTAAAAACTATTTCAATGCAGCAACAGGGATTTTTTACGATTGGTTTTCAAACTGCCAATATCGATAAACTTCTCAATCCCCGCACAAGAATCAAAAGAGCACGTAAAAAGGCTGGATTCACTATCCGCAGTCTCGCAGAAAAAATTGAAATTTCTCCAACTACAATTCAGAATGTTGAAAATGGGAAGGTAGACCCAAAGATGAGCACTCTTCAAAAAATTGCGGACGCTTGTGGGGTATCCATGAATGATTTATGGCCTTCTGATATTTGCTGAGGCAGAGTATGGGTAAGACTAAAGGAACAACAGGAAAACATATAGCAAAAGACAAGACTGGTAAATGGTACGGCGACCTAGAGGTTCTTGGCCGGAACGGCAGCACCGAACGCGGAGATCCATTGTGGCACTGTATCTGTCATAGATGCGGAGCTGAAGTAGATATTGTAGGGTCTCATCTTAAAGAAAAGAAAGATTGCGGTTGCCGTTATAAAGAAAAGAGAGCAGATTTATCAGGCAAAACTTTTGGAGCTGTTACCGTATTAGAACGAGTAGGAACGGATGATAATGGGAACGCTCTTTATTTGTGCCACTGCAATATTTGTGGGCAAGAAAAAGAACTCCCTGCAACAACTATTCGTAAAAACCCTTTAAGCTGTGGATGCCAACAATATAACACAGACAAAATGAAAGAGCTGTCTATAAAAGCAAACGCGAAAACAATCGTGAATGGTTCTCGCGTCTCTGGCGTATTTAGCGTAAAAGCAACTTCGAGAAGCAGTACAGGAGTCCGAGGGATATTTAAGGTTAAAGGAAAATTCCGAGCTTCTGTTCAAGTTGCCAAAGAACGTGCAACGCAAGACTTCGATACAATAGAAGAGGCGACTGATTTCAGAGAAAAAACTCGAAAACAACTAATAGAAAAGCACGGACTTGGTGAATATAAGGATAAAACTAACGAATAATCCAACAATACTTGATATCGCACTCGGCTTCGTTCTACATAAACATGGCCTGGATGAATTTGGTCGTAAAAATAATAAAGCACAGGCTATTCGAGAACTGTCAGATGATGAGCTGGCAGCGCTCTTAAATGAACTGGTCGCACAGCAGGATAATTGCCCGCACACAGTTGGCGGCTGGAAAGGGTGGCTGTCTGAATCGATAAAATAATCAAAGCTAAAAATGGGGTACTGGTCCAATTAAGGATCAATACCCCATTCGTTTTATATCAGTTCAACATCACCTGGCTCAACATAGCCTGACACATTTACTGAGATTGGATACTTGCCAATACGGCTTTCAAGATTTGTCACTCGATACCGTCCATTGACAAGTTTTCCATCATAAATAAACCACTCACCAGAGCGGCACATCCTACAATGTGTCTGGCTGTTTGAATATAGTATTCCGTCTAATTTGATTTTATCTCCTGCACGAAGAGTATTCTGATGTTCCATCAAAACGAACCCCATGTAGCTAGTCCACAGATACCGTCAACACTTAAGCCATGTGCCTTTTGCCATTCCATCAGTTTTGCCTTAGTACTCGCTCCAAAGATGCCGTCCGCTTTTACGCCTAGATGCCGCTGCAGCACGGTGACTGTATACGAAATGCCGCCAGTGCAATCTTTCGCACCCTGACGAATCGTAGGCATGATTTTACTCACCGATACATATGCAGTGCCAACCTTACTGATCCAGCGAGACTTCCAGCTCCGCACATCAACATGAACAAAGCCTCCTGTTAACTGCACTCGACTGTAATAGCCGATACCACCCCGTTTCTGGAAATAAGGCATGGAAGCCAAGTATAGCGCAATTCGAATCGGGTCAATACCTTTGATGGTAATATCCGCTGCCGTACCCAAACAATGCTGACTGCGAGGACTGCCGCCGATGGAAATATTGTAAGAAGGGGAGCGGTAGCCGGAGTTGATATGGACAGGCTTGCCAAAATGAGCCCGCACCTGTTCAAGAATATAAATAAGTTCTGTATCGATTAGAACGGTATCGCTTTTATCAGAGCAGGCGAACTCATAGACGGAGAAATGAGCCGACACCTTTTTGTTCCAATCTTTCTTCATTGAGTATGTATTTACTGCCATGCGGCGCACCTCAATTCTTCTTCAACTCATTCTCAATTTTCTCGTTCTGAATGTCCAGCTCCTTGACGGCAGCCTCGATCATCATGTCGATAGTCGGAGTGATCGTAACACCCATCTTCTCAAGAGCAGCGACAACATACTTCTTCTTGTCAGCTTTCTTGATAACACCAGTTGCGCCGACCTTCTCAGCAGCACGAACGGTCATCTGGACAAGCTTATAGACGCCAATTTTCTTGAGATATGGGATACCATAGACCATAAAAGCGGTGCCAGCACCTGCGACGGCCAACTGTGCAATAGTAGCAACAACCTGATTGAAAAAGTCCATCATAATATACCTCCTGATAAAAAAAAAAAAAATAAAAGACCCCGAACACATCGTTCGAGGTCATGAGTTACGTAATCTTATTCTTTTGGTTTTAAAAAACCATTAGTGCGTAGCATTTCGTCATATACGCGCCCCACGTTCTTGATGGCGAAGGGCATCTTGTTGTTCTTGTAGTTGGAATGGGTCTTACAATAATCTTCATACTTCCCAATGACATCAAGGATGTCATCAAAGTCTTCTTCGGTGTGGCCGAGCCCGCGAACGAGCTCATTATTGAAGCGCAGTACCTGACTACGATAACCATCAGCCTTGTCTTCTTCGCCCTTTTCGATGTGATTATCTAGCTTTTTACGAGTCTCTTCTTGCTCGGAGCGGATATCTTTGAGCTCGGATTTGGTTTCTTTGATCTCGTTCATCACACCGGCATTCAGGGCGTTCCCAATGTGAGTGGCTACCTAAGACCATGGATTGATCTCGATTTTAGAGACTTGTATCACTGACATAACAACGGCGATCAATCCGCTGCTCCCGGCCATCACTGAGCCGAGATGATTTAGGATAAAATTCAATAATTCGTCCATATGATTTTAATCACCTCGATTCTTTTTACGTTGACAAATTTCACACATCATGATATAGTATGTTACAGCATGATTTACTTTCGTCGAGCAAATTATGTGTTACCTACTCTAATATGTATGTGGGGAAGAGGTCCTTGGCCAAAAGCCGAGGGCTTCTTTCTTTTTATGTGGCACTATACCACAATCGCGGAGTATTCGTGGCGTCACCAATGTACGCTTTTTGCACTACCACATTGCCGCCACCTTCTGGGAGGCCGAAATATAATTTCTGAGCCGCAACAGGAACGATTGCGCTCGGAAGGCCGCTTAAAACGACATTGTAAATTTGTGCATAATCGCCATACCTACTGCCTGAACCATCTTTAGAATAGGTTAGAGAAATTGTTTGTCCTTTAGAAATCGTTCCACTCTAAGAATTAGAACCCGTCCCACTAACAGAGCTTATCACAGTTGTTCCGGCCACTACGATAGTAAATTTATCATAGTTTGCCTCAGATCCCCATCCATAGTTAAATCTAATGGAAGATGTTTGCTTTGCGGTTAATGTGATTGTTGCGCTGGTTGAATCTATGTTTTTGTTATTATTTTCGAGAGTACCGCCACTCTACACAAACGTATACGACCCATTAGAAGATGTAAAATAACTGTCCACATTTGTTTCGGTGATGGTGACGGAAGTAATTGCGACTCCGACATAGATACTCATTACACCACCTCCTTATGTACTATATTGGATATATATCGTCCCTTCAGGCAGAGTTGTTGGAGCAGTAGTACCCCACTGGAATGCCAGCAAGGTAGGACCATTCAATGTGCCATCTTCGGAGATAGTAAGGTTTGTGCCAATTTTTACCCCACCAAGAGTATCTGCTGTGGCAGGGTTCAAAGAAAACTTCGCATCTGCCTCTGACTTGGTGTAACGATCCTTCAGGGCGTCACCAGTCGTCTTGGCTTCTGCAGGAACATTCTCTTGAGTCAGCGTTTTATCAGGTGGCGAGGCTACAGAGAGTGCTTTATCTGCATTTTCCTTCGCACTAGCGGCGCTTGACGCAGCATTCGTTTCGCTGATTTTGGCGGCATTTTCGCTTGCTTTAGCATTAGCTTCTGATCTGGCCGCTGCAGTCGCACTTTTAGAGGCGTTTTTTTCGGATGTCCGAGCGTTTTGTTCACTAGTCTTGGATTTTTGTTCCGAGGTCGCAGCTGCTTCTTTGCTCGCAACAACAATCTGTTCGCAACTAATGGCGGCATTTGCCTTTTCCGTGGCAATAGCTTCACTGGATGAGGCTTCTTTGGCTTTTTGAGTCGCCGTATTAGCCGCATTGATGGCGTCTAAAGTTACAATATCGACGCTCTCAACACGCTCCTGAACCTCTTTGGCGTATTTTAAGAGACCAGTGAATTTATCAGTCAGGGTTTGCACTTCTCCAGATTCAATCTGTACAGACTTCTCCATAGTATCCAACCCGTCTTTAACTGGCAATACAGCGACTTCTGTGTTAAAGTTATAACTAAAAATAATCCTGTCATCGTCCTGTTTTGTGGAGTAAAATCTTACCGAAAATTCAAGATCTCCAGGACAGGATGTTGCATCGTTCTGAACTTCCCATCCAAAAATGATCTTGCCAGGTACGGTTGTAATATCCAATTTTGTGACAGGATAAAATCCGCCATGCTTGTTTGCCCTAGATTCATACTGGACAATGCACGTCTTTTTGCTGAGATCAGTCTGATCATAGTACCGGTCGATCTCAAAATAAACGGTTTCTGCATTGTGGTCGTTTAAGACACCAAGAAAAGTAAAGCCATCGGGAATAGAAATCGTGCGCTCGTTTGCGTCAATGATAAAACGAGGCTCGTCCGTGGGAAGCATAACCAGAGAAGGGGAGTTGAACTGATTTTGTATATCGGCCAATCTTCTCATATATTCATCAGCATTTGTTTTCAATCGGGATTCACCTCCTTATGAGTAAGATTAGTGTTTTGTTTAATAATAATGATAACCATCCACTCTATAGGTGGCGGTACGTGTTTTATAGTTGCTATTATAACCGACTGTCACTAGTCCGCCAGATTGATTGAAAAATACTGCACACCGAGTTTTTCCATCTAGTGCAGCGCGAATCTCTGCGCCACGTACTACTCTCACACCGTTCAGCAAACGATATGTGTTCATACCGGAATGACAAGCGGTACAAGTTAATATTGCATAGTCAACGGTGTCTGGAACATTGTAGACGCCGTCTTTATTATAAGAAAAAGTATCGGAACCAGTATACACTTTTTCTCCTATAGGGAATTCTTTTCGCGTTAACATTTGTTTTACTTCAGAACGCATGAAAATACTGGCATTCGTTACACCAAATAGATTCCCGCTATGAATAATAAGAGTTCCTAAAGCCATTTTTCTATCATCTCCTATCGTTTTATTCGAACGGTTTTACATCGTCTTCTTCATCAGAAGGTCGATCTCGTTTTTGGTGTAGGTGAGGATTCTGTTACTTGTGTTAACGCTCCCCAGAACCATAAAATCACTCCGTTCGATATAAATTTATATTGTTAACAATAATGATAGCCTTCAATAGCGCAGGTGAGTTCGTCCATGTTGTACCCGAATCCTGGATAAGTTAAAACACCATCTATGGAAAATTTGCACGTTGGATATCGATCATAACTTCGTTCTCCAACATAAGGGAGCTGCACACTGGCGTTTCGTGCAATTCTCACACCATCACTAGGCCAAGAGGCTTGAGGGCCATTGAGGGAATGTAGATGCCGAAGCTTAATATAATCAACATCATCTGGTAATGTTACACTACCTGAATAATGAAAACTCGATGCAATATTCCCAGTATACACCAATTTCCCCTCGGGATACGCTTTTCTATTTACTAGTGAATCAATTTCAGCTCTGGTAAAGGGGATGACGCTTGTATTCCCAATCAACGCACCAATTTCTTTTGGTACAAAACTAACCATATTTACACTTCCAAGCGCCATATCTCACACCTCGTTCACAGTAGATGGCCCCCAAAATTCAGGGGGGGGGGCGAACACAAAACCCTTTTTATGATCAATAAACATTTATTGCCTCCTTAACTATCAAAGCAATGGTAACCTTCGATCAGTCCTCGGAAATATGTATTACCAGAAGTGCAACGAGGATAAGTCAAAACTCCATCGGAACTAAATGTCAAAATGGGACGTCCATCATCAGTACCTCCTGCAGAACACTCAATGGCAACGCTTGTGCCACGAGTTATCTTCGCACCATCTGCAGGGAAAGTAGATAGTGCTACGTTTGAAGATATTATTCGAAGCCTAATATACGATACATTCGATGGTAATGTGACCTGAACAGAATCGCTAGTTGTAACAAAAATCGTTCCAGTATATACCAGTACTCCATTTGGATAACAATTAGCTTTACACATTTTATCAATCTTTTCTCGCGTAAAAAACGGAACGTCTAATGTGCCAAGCAATAGTCCCATCTCTCCAGGAAGAAATGACTGAGAATTGGTAATTCCTAGCGACATGTTAGACCTCCGAAACTTTTTTCGCCGAATCTACAGATGGACCGAATAATGATACTTGTAAATTGATGACACCTTCAGGAACTGTTTCACTCTAAAAAGTAATGCTCCCATTTTTAGTCTCGCATACGCCAGCAAGACCGGCTGTAATAGCAGTACTAAACGTCTCCGGCGTTGGAACAGCAAAGGGGATCGTTGCCACTGTTGCGCTTGGAAGCTCTACAATACACTGATAGTTATATCCAGCCATATCAACATGCTCGGTCCAGTTTTCTTTTGAAATCCACCCATTTGTATTTAACGCAATCGTCCAAATCCCAAGGTATCCTCCAGCAAACCCCTCTAAGGGAGTCAATCTATCACCCACGGCCTTAGCGTCAGCAAACCCACCATCTACACTCAGCGTTTTGTCTGTTTTAATATTTTTCAATTTGTCATCGATTTCTGCCTTAGTGTAGCGATTATTGAGTCCTTGGCCGGTAGCGGCTGCATCTGCTGGCGCACCAGAAATCGTTAAAGTTGGATCTGCGTTTGCAAACTCTTTGGCTTCTTTTGCGGCTTTCTCGGCGGCTACACGGTCTCGCTCAACGGAATTGATCCACTCCTCTTCAGTCCCTTCATAACCATGCTGTACAGCAATCGCATATGCAGAATAGGGACCGATAACGACTTCTCTATAATTTTTCAAGACAACACCACCTCCAGATTTCCATGTCCATCGTCACGCATTGTTACGTTATCAGCGACACTGTCTGCAACATACAGAGTCAAAATTCCGCTATCATTATTATCATCCAGCCAGATCCATCCTTTTGTGGCGATAGTTTGGTCGGCTTTTTCAGCGGCCTCTTGTGCTTCTCTCAAGGAAGCCAATGCGTCAGCAGCACTTTTGGCGGATGCGGTTTCTGACGCTTTAGCAGCAGTTTCACTTGTCTTGGCAGCAGTTTTACTATCAGCCGCAGCATCTCGGTGCTCACGAGCAGTATTCATAGCCGTTTGAGCATCATTCATGTGAGCCTGTGCATTACTTTCGGATGTAGCAGCATTCTTGGCGCTTACTGCCGCTGCATCCCGACTTGCCGCTGTGTTTGCAATACTGTCGTTCGCTCTTCGCTCGATATCCGCGAATCGTGAAATCATTGTTTCGACAGCGGTGGGGTCAACTTGCGCTCCTTCTCCGGTAGTATTCAGGCTATTCTTGATAGGCAATGTGGCAGGGACAGTATTGAAATCGTAAGCAAATTTCGGCTCGTCATTTTCGGTTTCGATGCTATAAAACCGTACTGAGAACTGAACATCGCCAGCGTATTTTGTGGCATCGCTCAAAACAGTCCAACCAAAAAGTATCTTTCCTGGAACAGTTTCAATGTCCAATTTGGTGATAGGGAAGAAGCCCTCGTTTACATCACCATTTGGGCCAACGGATCTGAACTGAATAACACATATTTCGTCACTCAAATCATGCTGGTCAAAATAACGGTCGATTTCGAAATAGACCGTTTCAGCGCCATGGTCATTTACGACACTTAAAAATGAAAAATCATCAGGGATGCTTATGGTTCTGCTATTAGCGTCGATAATAAATCTTGGCTCATCAGAAGGGAGCATCACAAGTTCTTTTAGGTTGTCTTGGTTCTGGATGTCTTGTAGACGCTGCATGTATTCATGAGAAGAAGTGATCACGAATTATCGACCTCCTTCAGCATCTGAACATTGACTTCTGACATCTGCACCACACCCTGATAAAGAGCGAGCGTCTTATTATAGATGTCCGCTGCATTCCGATTGAATTCTTCAAGCATGGCGATTTGAGTCTTGAAATTATAGATGTCATTTTTGATATTCAGTGCAAAGCAGCCGGTTGACAAAGCAATAGTTTCCGTAGCAGGATCGATACCCATGATACTAACAGAACAGGGGCCGTCACAAGCTTTAACGGGAGCAGTCATGTCGCACTCGTAGTTATAATAGTTGGTACTTGTGCTATTGACCTGCTTGAGCCCAACAATATCCAGATGATTTATCTGGTCTTTCAGAACCAGATAAAGCCGCAGTTTAACGTATTTTTTATCAAGAAAGAAGGTGATTTCATCAAGACTATAACTCTGCGACTCTGAAAACTTAGTAGCCTTGAAGCCTTCATTTGAATAGATAAGGTTCATAAACACCTCCAATAAAATAAGCGCCCATCCCACACAGAGATGAGCATATATCAATTTGCAACCACAACAGTGGCTTCCCATGCCTCTTTGATGGATGTGTAGGCAGCACGGACGGTTTCGTCGCTGTTGGCAACCGACTCAAATAGCTGAAGCATGGCCCTTTTGAGTTCTGGCGACCAATTTGTATTCACATAGTTGATCGCCGACTTTGCGGCATCAATAGCGTTTGTAGCATTTGTGGCAGCAATATCAGCATATTGAGAAGATATTTTAGCACTGGATTCGGCTGATTTTACGGCTGAATCAAATTTTGCCGTTATTGATTCCACTTCTTCAGCTTTATAAATAGGAGAGGAATTACTAGTATTGAGCGTGTCAAGAACGGGCAAAGACGCCTCTAGTGTGTTAAAATTGTATTTAAAGGTCGAAATATTTCCGATATTTTCAATACTATAAAATCGAACAGAAAAAGATACCGTAGCTGCCTCGGCTGTCACAGTATTTCGGATTGTCCAGCCAAAAATTATTTTTCCGGGAATAGTTGTAATATCAATCTGAGTAACAGGGAAGAATCCTTCACCAAGTTCAACTCCGGTAGATCCCACCATTTTGTACTGGACGATACAAGTCTCTTCGGTTAAATCATGGCCGTCGAAATAACGGTCAATCTCGAAGAAAATGGTTTCTGCATTATGATCGCCTTTAACACCAAGAAACTTAAATACCGCAGGAATCGTAATGGCACGAGTATCAGCGTTAATAACAAAACGAGGCTCTTTCTTGGTATTGATTGATAACACAGAAACGCCGCCCATATTCTGAATATTAGTAAGGCGTCTCATGTAATCTTCTTGCGTAGTGGTCATTTTATTCCTCCTTTCTCATTTTTATAGCGGCTGCTTTTTGTAACTCAAAAAGTTCAGCAGCCGATTTTTCACCAAGAATATCGACTACTTCGTTATATGGCATATAAATCACACGAGGTTCGGTGTCTCCAAGTTCAATGAATCTCTTGTTTGCGTAATAATACGAGGCAAGAACACGACCCTTGTGTGCTAAACAAATATTGGTACTGCGATGATTTGGAGTACCGAAGCATTCGTAGTTGTAGCCAGAACAGCCGCCACAGCCCATAGCTACGGGGCATTCGAAGCACTCTTTTGTTGACTGACTTTCGCGTGTGATAGCGTCCAGCATGGTCTTTGTATCTTGCTGATGCTTTGTTTTGTACAGTCCGTCGAAGCAATTACCGAGACACATCGGCGCGGCCTTCTCTTTGCCGACCGAAATAGGGGCATATCGAATACATGGATAAGCTTTACCATCAGGAGCAAAAGAAAGCATCGAACCAGTGCCGCCGCAGTAATTGTGGTTGTCACCCGGAGCCATAGGGTGTCCAACATCATCATTCAACATTGTGATGTAAACGTCGCTTTTATTTTCGATGAGCCAATCAGACAGTTCTTTTAGCGCGAAATAAATATTCGATGCGTCTTCCTTCGTATAAGCGGGCTCATACGCGAAGTTGCAGTGAATGATTTTGCAGCCCTCGTTTACCATCATCTTTACACTGGGGTAAATATATTTGACAGAACCAGGAACGAAAGTCATTTTTGAGTTGAGCCAGCCATATTTTTTTGCATCCTGAAATGCGGCATATGCTTTAGAAAACGAACCGACACCATTTACATCAACACGAAAAGCATCATGCAATTCTTGGATTCCATCAATGGAAACGGTGATGCCCATGACGTCATGATATTTTTTGATAAGATGCTGGGCTTCGGGCGTAAACCATGCTTGCCCATTCGTAGTAAAGCTAATACGGGACAGCACAGCCAGCGGATTTTTTCGCAACCAACACTGTTCGTAAAAATAGTCACAAATCTGCTCAATCAGTTTAGCCTCCAGCAGTGGCTCGCCTCCAATAAAATCCAAAACGAGGGCTTTAGTGCGTTGAGTGATAAAATCTCCCTCGCTATTTTCATATAGATCGAGTAGATAATCGACGATTTTCTTGCCCGTATCGAGTGTCATTACGGAACAGCTTTTGCAGTGTTCGTAACAATAAGAACATCTCAAATTGCAGCTTCCTGTCACCTGAAATGTTACATTGCGGGCGGTCTGCTCGTTGTATCCGTTAGTAGAAGGGAAGAGCTTACGAATGCGTTCGGCGTAGTCATCTGTGGGTATAAAACTATTTACCATTCGCACTCCACCTCCTGCTTATAAAAATCAAATTTGTAATAAGATGGGATAAATCCAAGCAAACTTTCAAGCAATGTATTTTTTGTATATGTAAATTCGATATTTGCTTTTTGATAAAGCGAACGGTAATATTCAATCATCTCGCGGTAGTCGCTAGAATTTTCTTCAAAATATTTTCTTGAGATGACCGAGAGCAGAGACTCATAGCTCTTGTTTATATAAAACAGTCGTTCAATCAACATAGAATCCTTCTCGGTTAATTTAAGAGTCTTCTTCATATAGCCCCCTTCCTATGCGATAATTATCAAACTTCTTTTCAAGTTCAGGAAACCCATTTCCAAGATCTCGCATCTTACTCATGAATTCAATAAAATAATGTACTCGAAAATTTTCTTCAAGTTCAAGTGAAGCCAAAACTGTGTTTGCCACGATATACATGGCCCACTTTTGCTCGTCACTTTCGAGCGGCACATTAAGAATTTTTTCTAGCTTACTTTCAGAGATTATACTAGTGTTGGCAATATATTTTTGTGCATTAGGATATACACGGACAGCGATAACATAAGAGTATAGAATCTTCTCAGAGGTGGTTAAAGAATAATCACAGCTTTTTGATATAAGGTTAACAATGGATTTTACATAATTCAGCCACCGAGAAAATGAATATTCCTCTAGACTTGGGTTTTGAAGACAAGACAGATATCCAATCCAAAATTGGAAGGTGAATTTTTGAGGATCTGACTCATAGGGGGCAGAGAATCCGCCTTCTGGAATCGGTATCATTCGAAGAAAATTAAAAAGCACAAGATTCTTTTTATATTCAGAATCCGTAGAAGGGCATTTTATAAAAACAGTTTTATCTCTTTCCATTTTCTCCCTCCTTAATTAGATTTAACTCCACAACTTCCTTTACACCATCCCTCGCAACCGCCAGAGCAGCCGTAGCAACTACCTTGACACATTCCATCACAGCTTCCAGAACATCCCTCACAGCTTCCTTTGCATCCATCACAATCTCCTCGACATCCGCCGCTACAACCGTCCTCACAAGTTCCAGAGCAACTTCCGCTGCACCCCGTACAACCAGAATAACAAGCAGAAGAGCACAATCCTGTACAGCTGGAACGGCAACCGCTGGAAGACCCAGTTAAACTCCTGGACGATAAATCGTTGATTTTAACAAGACAATCTTTCAGTGTTTGCGCATAAATTAAAGATTCTTTATCAGGAGTTGGGGTGTTCCCATCAATAGCATTCAACGGAGTTGCTATTTTCTGAATATGCTCGTATGTGATAAATTTCCCATTCGCTGGAGTTTCAGAAAACTGCTATGTACTCCCGTTGTATGCAGAAAGAGATCCGGTACTATTCGCATTAGAACGACGAGTAATCTCAGTGTTGACGAGCTTTTTTAACGAAGTAAAATCTTCTGGACTAATCAGTCCACCCTGTTCAGCCATAAAATCACCCCTTTACTCGCACACGAATGCGACGCTCACAGAATAAATCATCGCCCTCGACTGCATAACCAACAACAATATCCGACGAAACGATTTCTCCATCTTCAACAGCACGACCGATCCCGGGGACCTTAGAAGGGACGATCAAATCGCCGGTTTTGACTTTTCCGATTACCCGCACCCGCACACGGCCAGCGAGAGATACCGGAATATACTTATCGATATTGTAGTCATCCAAGGAAGAACCGTTGTTTGGTAAATCTCCACCAATGAGCATTGCGTATTCATCCGTGTGAACACCAACCACTCGTTTAGAAGTGTCGTCCGCCCGAATGTATCGCTCTGTCTGGCTATTTGTATTAAGAGCAATAATATCGCCCGGCTGAGTCGCACCACCACGCGGGAACAGCTCCGCATAGTCATTGTAAACAGCGCCATATGCTTTGCTAAAAACAGCCACACCAGAATTATTGACGTAATAATCATTAGAGCCGAAAAACAACGTACCACTCATAATTCCGCCAGAGAGGGGGAGAGCTCCAAGGCTGATGCAAGCTTTGATTGCTGTGTCGCCACCTGTACCGCCATGTCCAATCGGAATAATACCAGACTGAATGTCGGCAGCGTCATGTTTATGACTCTCGGTAGTTGCTCTTAACTCTTCGACAGAAGCACGAATATCTGCATGAGAATGTTCGTCTGTATTGTGAGTTTGAATTGTTTCATCAATATAATTTCTAGCGTCAGCAATATCATCAGCATAATCTGTGAAATCAGTTGGCAAAGTTCCTTTCAGTGTTTTTAAGTTTTCTACAATCCGCAGACTTTCATCGCGCTTCTGACTTGCAATGTCACTGCTCGCTTTAGCCGCAACCTCTGATTCTTTGGCTTTGGCTGCACTGTTCTGAGCAGCATTTGTAAATCTTTTAATATACGACTCTATCGTACTTGTGAACATTCGCTCTACAGCCATAATAGAATGCTTCAAGCGATTGATAGTATCGGCATTGATCAATGCATTTCGAAGACGAGGATTTGAATTCAGTACAGCTTGTGCGTTAGTGTAATTGCCATTTTCCATCGCAGCACGATACTGATTTGCTGCACCGATCAAACTAGAAGAAATATCCTCAGAGTTCGTCCAATTATCACAGCTTGCTGGAAAGTTTGTATATTCAAGGTCGGCATATTTCCCGTCTTCGTTTAAAATCCAATCACTCAAAATTTTCCCTCCAATCAATATTTGTTTTTGACAATATAAGGATAATAGGGCCAATAACGGCTCATAGTAACCGTCATAGTACCATCACCCAGCGAAATATCTATTTTCTTAATTAAAAAATCGACGGGCTGATTTCCGGTATTGATATATTTGGGGGTATACGAAATTTTCTGATTAACATCTAACCATGGAATCAGTACACATTCTACAGTTACGTTATCAGTCAAACGGCTAAGAGTCCAGTGTTTGTACTCAGCACAGTTCATGGCGGATTCATTAGTCGTATAATTTCCATAGTCTTCTCCGCTCAGAATCTCATTGCGCCGCCCAAGCTTTTCAATAGTAAACCGAGAACTATTTATCCAATCAACATCCGCTGCGTTTGACAAGCAAACATATCGAATGTACTTGCAATTTTCAGCTTCTTTATCTTTTTCTTTCTCTTCATCAGTGGGTTCCTTATCAACAAGCTTGACCATAACATGGATTTGTTGTTCCCCCTGATAATAAAAGTGCTTAGTATTAGAATCATATTTAACGACAATCATAGTGTCTTTAGGAATGGTTGTCCCATCAATCAAGACATCGTTTCCTTGATCGTCAACATTACGAGCATACAAATCGTATGCTCCGTAGCTCAATGATTTAGTAGTCGTTGTAAGATTCCCGTTTGAATCAGCAGACTGCACAGTTAAACGGAGTGAGACAAGAATTTTTACATTCTTCTTGAAGCCAGTTGTGGGAGTGGTAAAAGCGACCGTCAATTCAGAAGGGGAGTCCTCCATAGATGTAAAAGTTGCGTTTGCAGTAACTGTAGTCGTATCGCCACTAACAGAAAAAGTTGTTCTATCTTTCGCAGAAAAAGCATCGTATTCAACTGACGCTCCCCACAGTTCGACACAATTACGAATCTGGGAATAATCGTATGTACAGTCTTCGGAGATAACGAGATCTTCAAAGTCGGCAGCGCTCATAATTGTCAAGGCATCATATCCGGTAGGAATCTCAGAGCAGATAAATGTAGTTCCGTCAAAGTACATCTCAAATGGATAATACAGATCACGCAGTTCAGTAAGTATCTGCCAAATGGTCGCGCCAGTGTCATATTCAAGGTCATGCGGGACACTCCGGTTCCAATATCCAACGACGCAGTCCTCCATACCACTCAAGCGAAATGTTTTTGCGATTGCGTTACCAATGTCTGAACCAACAGGTATTTTTGTTTTCTGACCTGTTAAAGTACCACCAAGCGTTCCATCGAGCTTTGCGACTAGGTCTACGCATGAAATGCTAAGGACATGTTCAGTGCTGCTGTATTTGAAACCGTTCTGATTGAAAGCGTATACTCCTTGAGAATACCAGTACAATTTACTATTAACTGACTCCATACCGATATAAAGCCTTACATATTTATTGGCCTATTCATCTCCGAACATAGAAGAAATGTCTTTATTTCCCTCCAAATATATAGAAGCAGAAAAGGTCCGTCGAATATCTGCGTCTGAATCGATAGAAATAGAACCGTCAACAGTTAAACCTTCAAGTGAATTTAGAAGATTCATATCAGTGTCGAGTAATTCTATCTTACAATAGAGATGTTTAACATGTGTTTTAAGCAATGCAAGCTCTGCTTGTGAAGGAGCATAGTTTTTCATGGCACACCTCCATCTATCGTTATGATGTCGTAACAACTACAGAACATGTGGCAATCAGATTGTCCATAGTCGCAGTAATTGTTGTAGAGCCCGGGGAAACTCCTTCAACCACGCCTTTATCAGTGACAGTCGCAATTTTCGTATCCGCGCTCTTCCATATGACAACATTCTGAGAAGCACCTAATGGATAAGTTGTATACTCTAACTTGTGATTGTTGCCAACACTGAGCGTAAATTTGCTCTCAGTTAGACTAAAGCTTTGAGCAATAATGCGAACTCGGGTTGCAGATGCGATAATTGTGACATTGCCATAAACAGAAGGGATATTGATTTCGTGACTTACTTTACCGGTGGATTCATCAACACGCTTAATATAAGTCGTGTTTGTGACATTTAAGCCGCCCATAAAAACAACAACGCCACTGATTTCATAATTTTCAACAGAAGAAAGAGTGGCGGTATATGGTTTGCCTTCGGAGATGGTAGTATCTGTGTTGTCTGAATTGACATAGTAGAAATTATTCGTGATATTGTAGGTTTCTTCTCCGGTTCTACCTGTCCTCACGTTCACAAAACCATTATTCAGCATATCGTTGTCATCGTTAACGCTTCCAACCTCCGTAAAGTCAAAGCTTAAAGTAACCTTGTCAGGATGTTCAGAATTCGAAGATTTGACGTTGCCATCAATAGCAACCATCCAGATGCGGCCATCTTCAATTTTCAGAATTTTAGCACCGCCATTCGTGAGCCAATCAATCATATCTTCACGATACCAATGACTATGCGCCACATCGAAAGTATCATTTTTTAGATACCGAATAGCTGTACCAGAAAAAGAGCCTGAAGTGTAGTTTGATTTGCCTCCGAAAAATACGAATGGATATTTACGATTTAAGGTTGTCACAACAGATGATTGACGATTTCGATCGGTTTCAGTGATTGAAGGGTCGAGCAAAATGTGATAACTTACAGTTCCATCTGTGATGATAGCTCCATAAAATTTACTCTGAACAGTTGTCTTAATATATGGAAGTTCTGTTCCGTCGCTAAGAACGGGGACTAAAGCGTACTCGTACTCCGTTTCCCGCCCGCGTGCAAAATAATCGTTGTAAACAAAATTGATGTTTCCATGTCCGGCAAGCTGCTCATAAAGCAAGACCCACGGTTTTTGATCTGCCCCGATTTCGCGGCGCTTCAACTTGATTTCGTGCAAATCTGAGCCATATTCAAAGTTGGAGCCACCAAGAGTTTTTTGATCAAAATCGGCAAAAAGCAAAGTGTCTTCCGTCCATTTCATACCTGAATCATAAAAGGTAGAGAACTCGTCAGGAGCCCCTGAAAGATAGACACCGTCGTAAATACCATTTTGAATCACAAACCCCGCCAGAGAAGGGTTTCCAGCACAAGGGGAGGCGTCAGAGCCAGTTCCGAACAAATCATACCCCAGAAAGTTCATTCTTCCACCTCCCTAATCGTAATATCGTAAGCATTATCTTTATGCTGTAGGCAAATCAGTACGTCCATACTGGTTTTCTTTATATAATTGCTGTCAATAAAATAAACGTCTGAATATGCAAAACCACCATCCTCGCGAATAATCTTTAGCATAGCATAAAAATATTCGGACTGGTTGGCGGGAAGATAGCTTTCGTAAGGAAGTTTAGAAAAAGCTCGAATATTAGTGGAAATAACGCCTCTATATATCATTCCATCCTGATCGAACGAAAATTCCACGATATTTTTTCGAACAATAGGACGAACCTTGAACGCCATCGCATAGTCTTTGACATTATAGAACTCCATTTGATACGGAATATCGAACGTGACTTTTTCACCATGAGTCAGATCCACAGCATAACCACCAGATGATGTTACATAAGAAATCTGGTCTTTTGTTATTCCAGAAATATCAGCAAGATGGCTTGAAATAGCAACATATCCGTCACTTAATTTATTCTTACACTGTAAAAAAGTGCCTCCTTCTGCGCTCGCATAATATTTTGTTTCGAACTGAATAAAGCCAGTGTCCAAAGAATAACCATTACGAGTTGTGCCGGTTCCGCGAATATAAAACACGGTTCGATTATCCAAACCGTTCACTGTAAAAGACGTTCCTACAGCTCCATAGAACACTGCAGATTCTTTAATCAGATTCTTACTTTCATCGTATAAATGATACTGGTAGGTACTTAATGTTTCACCCTGTACAGTTACATACTGATACGCTAACAGGAACAAAATTGAGGAAGTAGGAATAATATTTTCCGCATTAGAAGAAAGCCCGTCGAAGCTCAATATTGGTTTTTCTTTGCACCAAAGAGGAATAGGGTCACTGAAATCACCATATTCGTCTTCGCCAGAAAGTCTGACCTTGACGCGGATAGTATAGTTACGAGACTGATTGTCGAGCCAATCTGACGAAGTAATTCTATAGCCATAACCAAGATTAGCAGTGAAACCGGTCACAGCGTTCGTAACACTTCCGAGCAACTTGTTGGTCATGCTGTCATATACTTCATAACAATACGTGGTCGTTGCCTTTTCCAGCGCGGCAGTCTTCTCTGCTACATTATCTTTGTCACTCCAAATCTTTCCCTGAACATCATGCATGGCCCAGCCGACAAACGTGCTTGTTTTACCATAAGTTTTCTTTAGTTCGGCCTCGCTCCAACCAGCGATAGCGCTGACATCACAGGCGGACAGGGGAGCACCATCAAAAGTATCTCCTTCAACCGCAGCGATCATCTTTTTGACAGTGATTGCGCTTCCACCAACCGTCTCTGAAATTCCTTCCGCATCAACGGACAAAATATTTGCAGCTACAAGGCCATTGGTCATAGCAGTTGCTTTCGTTTTGACATCAGATAAGTATTTTGAAATCTCAGATTGAGTGAGCGGGACGAGTTCACCACTATCAGTCTGGAACAGAGGAGTATATGCCACCTGTAAACTGTCCATTTTGTCGTCACATCCCAGAACGGTAGAATAGTCGCCCTCAGAAATGATGGTTTCATTCGCATTCATCTCGTTCACGAAGGTCTGATACTTCGCAATATTTTCAGCTGTCCATACAATTCGGGCACGATTGAGATTGTCAATATTCCCATAGGTCTCGACACCACGGCTTTTAATAGCAGCGATAGTAGTCTTCTGCTTCTCAATGGCTTGATCGTATGCTTTTTGAGCATTATTATATAATGTACCGTCATAGGTGGTTGCCACCTTAAAATATGCGGTAGTCCCTTCGTTTGCATCAAAAACAGAAATAGGGGACAGTATAGGTTTCGCCAAGGTAGAATCACCTCCTAAAATTAAAAAGCCGCACTTGCAGGGTTATCCGTCATTGGCGGAACTACCTGCATTTTGTGCGGCTTAGAGTTTATGAAGAATCAACGTATTGTAGTTGCTTTGAGCAGCAGTCACCGCGACCCGCTCTCCGATATTGAAGAACTGACTGGATTTAATCGTGTATTCCTGTCCAGCAGAAGTTACGATGTATTTCCCGTTGCTGGTTCCTGTTACAACACCAAAGAAGGTCTTGTCAAACGAAGCATCCTCAACGACACGTCTGGCAGTATCGCAAATCATCTTCGCAAGTTCACTGACAGCTTTTCTTGAATCAGTCACTTAACACACCTCCTTATCGTTTACTATACTCCTGATAAATTGCATTGGGCAGATCCTGAACGATTTCACGAGCCAGACCATCAACGTCGCCAATCGGCTTCTGAACATAAATGTCGCCAATGTTGATAGACGGAGCCTGATTGCGATTCTGAACATTTGCGGTAAGGCCACCGTTCTTTGCGAGCTGCTTCTGGAACCATGCATCAGGATTACCGCCCAAATCAAAGAGCTTAGATGTAATGTCCGCAGGAACAACGCCGTCACCAGTCTCAAGATAGGTATAGCGCCCAGCTTCAGGCTGGCGGACGATAAGTTCCTGGCCCTTCTCATCAACATTATAAGTACCAGACTTGTTAATGCTACGAGAACCGGTAGCTTTCTTGCCTGTGATTTTATCGACTTTATCTTTGACCCAATTCTTTGCCGAATTAGTCTTCTCAGAGACGGCCTCTTTGATATTGTTGTAAGTCTCTTTCACTTTATCAACAACTTTTTCAGCAGTCTCTTTCGGGTGAGTGACTGCGTTCTTTACATTAGACGCAACCTCCTTACCCTTGCTATAGGCATCCTTTGCGACAGAAGCAATCTCCTGAGCGGCCTCTTTCGGATGAGTGATCGCCCAAGTAACTTTTTTGCCTGTCTTGACTGCACTTTCAACTGCCGAAGCAATCAGTTCTGTCGGATGAGTGAGCAGGTGCAATGCCTTTTGAACCATGTTCGGATCATTGGATTCATTGTATTTTGTCAGCTTATCCACAGTAGAACCAAGAGAGTGCTTATTCAGCCATGTACCAAGCTTACTGTTGGAGAACTTCTCGAAGAGCCCTTGGATAGTCTTCTTGACCTTGCTAAAGCTAAACGATGCAGAAGGTCCAATATTGGCATCAATCGAATTGCCATAATAGCCGCCACCGCCAGACAAACCAGAAGCCGGAGTGGTATTCATGGTGTTCTCGACTTTTGGTAGCCAGTTTGACAGGTTGTCGCTAATATTTGACGTATCTGCATTGTAATCAGCAAAAATGGTCTCAAACAGCTTATTGATTGCAGTAGAAGCGTCCGTAGACATGTCGGGAGACAGAGAATAGAGGTTGTCCCATCCATTCTTATACACGCTGCCCATGCGCTGGAACATCTCAGCACAAATAGTCTTGATTTGGTCGTCAGTTAGATTCTTATTGCCAAGGGCAGAATCCATCGAATTAGAAATCATGCTATTCATGCGGTCGAAGATGGTGTTACCGATGGTATCAATCTGCTCTTCAGACAGTCCGGCATTTTTGCCGAGCCGCTTCCACACTGTATCAAACTTATCACGCAGACGCTTCATCTGGTTGTTCGCCAGACTCTTCGTAATAGATATCAGATCGCCCTTTGTTTTGGCATTCTTCAGGTCGTCAATAGACAAAGAATCGACCGAGTTGCCGGATTCTTTCATGGCCTCAGATAGCCATTTCTTTGGATCTTTGCCGATTTCCATCAGGTTCTCTGTAGTGTCAGCCGGAATAACGCCATCGCCCTTTTCGAGATAAGTCATTCGACCCTTTGCGGGATTACGAACAATTATCTCTTCGCCCTCTTCGTCAACATTGTACGGAGCTGCTTGGTCGATATGCTTGTCACCCTTAGCACGACCCCAGTTCCAAGGCCAGATCTTCCAAGAACCGATGCCCTTCTTTTTAGAGCCGCTATCGCTTGAACTCTTACCCCAGTTCCACGGCATAAGTTTGCTGATAAAGCTACCGACGCCCTTTACCGCCTTGGTGATAGTTGAGCCGATACCCTTTACCACATTCGCGATACTAGAGCCGATTCGCTTAATGCCAGTGGTGAGACTTCCTCCACCAATCGCGCCGACAGCGAGTGTGCCACCGAGCAGAATCGTACCGATGACAGGAATATGACTGACCGCAGCCGCGATAGTTCCGGCAACACCCGTGCCGCCTGCAGTGCCAATAACAGTGCTGACAGTCGTACCAATTCCTTTGAAAATACCAGCAATGCCAGAGAATAGCTTGGTTCCACCCAATGTAGTACCAATGTTACCGAAAATTGAGCCAAGCCCGCCAACTGCTTTTTGGGCAATAGATGCGACTCCACTGAACCCTTTTTGGAAGATAGACTTCAATCCGCCATTGCCGGAGAAAATCCCCTGCGCAGATTTAGCTATAGACGGTTTTGCGGCATCCAGTCCAGTAGTGATTCCATCACCGACGCCAGACTTTATAACTGGAGCAATATCGGCTGTAAGTTTACTACTAGCACTGCCATCGCCGATTCCAAGAATACTCTTTCCTGCATCCGAGAGGCGACCCAAGAATCCCTTGCCGGAGCTCTTATTGCCGAAGGAGCTAAACGTGTTCTTGATTCGGTTGAACAGGCCGGTAATGCCACCACTCTGAGTAGTCCCAGTACTTAAACCACTTAGAACGTCGTTCAGCTTAACCAGAGTATTAACCAAATTGGTCAGATTGGTGACGACATTGTTGACATTAGTTGCGCCCTGGATCGCCTTCATGTTGGCGATAACATTATCTTTGTAACCATCAAGACCAGCGGTCATCTGGCCGAATGTCATGCCCTGAATCTGCGCAGCGTAAGCCTGCTTCTTCTGATAGTCCTCATAGCTAGAACCAATCAGGTTGATCAGTTCAGTGTACTTATCCTTCAGCTTGTTCAGTTTATCAATCTCGTCATTCAAAGCGTTCTCACGCTGTTTAGAGTTGAGATTATCGCGGGCTTCCTTAATAGCAGACTCATCAGCCTGCCATTCATAACCATTAGAGGTGTAAACACGGACGGTTTTCTGAGTCTCGGCTTTTTCGAGCTCGGCTTGCAATTTTGCTAGTTCGATAGCTTTCTCTTGCTCGTCGTTTGCATCCTGAAGAGCTTCGATTCGTTTATCAATCTCTTCAGTCATCGCGTCGCCCCAAATCTTGAGGTCGTTGGAATTGTTATCGTTGAACTTATTAAAAACGTCAAGCAGGGAAGAGAAGAGGTCTTTTAGATTGGAGAAGATGGTTTGAAGGTTTTGGGCCTCAGTACCCATGCCTTTCATGTGGTCAGTGACATCCCAAGTGCCATCGGCAACCTTTTGAAGAATATCCGCGTAGCGCTTTCCAATTTCGGTGCCTTTGTACTTTAATGCAAGCTCTTTCAATTCTGCAATATACAGTTCTTTAAAAGCTTCTTTGTTAAATACGAGTTTGTCACCCTGAAGCTCAAGGCAACCGACGTATTTGGTGTCAAGCGTCATCAGCTTCTGAATGCTATCTTGACTTAAATCGCCATAGGCGTTGTATTCATCTACAATATCAGACAAATTGTTGAATGCACTTTGGAAGCTGTCCATCCGACTATTGATGTTTTCCAGAGTAGAACCTATACCGTTGATATACTCTTCGATACTGATAACATTATTTTTAATCTTGTCTTCAGCATCTCTAAAACCTTGAGCAAGATATTTTCCAGCTTTTCCTCCGGTCTCTTCGCAAGCAGTAGCCATGCCATCAAGTTTTTCGAGGAACATCTGCTTGAAGGCATCACTGTCATAATCGACCAATCCTGTTTCTGGATTTAAAGCTTCAGCGAATCTATCGTCTGTGAACAGATCTGTGTTATCATACAAGTCACGAATTGCCTGGTACTTCTTATCCACATCTTCTGCATCAAGAGCACCAAATGGATTGTCAATTTTGTTTTTGCTAACCTCGGACAACCCAGAAAATGCGGATTTTATAGCATCCGTCTTTTCCTTGGCTTCGTCCATCGCAGTGCCGTAGCCCTTTATTGCATCAGTCAGTTGCTCAAAAGAGATGGTTTCGGAATCGACACTAGAGTTCAACCAGTCGAGAATCTTCTTCATCTCACTAGCAGACTTGCCACCATCATTAGCTGCATTCGCTTCTTCAAGCTGCGCTCTGACAAAAGTGCGGAATTTTGCGGTGTTAAGCTCAAGTTTTCCATTTTGCTCAGTTAAGCAAGCAGTAAACTTATCATCAACACCGATTAACGACTTCATGGTGTCTGCACTAATATAGCCATACTGGTTATATTCTTTCATCGCTTTTGTTAACGTATCAAAAGCAGATGACAGGTCAGCAACAGATTTAGAAGTTGTACTAGATGATTTTCCAGCATTTTTAGAAGATGAGCCAAATCCATTCAACTGATTTGTTAATGTTTGCCCACCCTTTAAAGCGGCATTCATATTGGTGTACAGCAAAGAAAGCTGAGTATTTGTGCGATTCGTAATTTCCTCTAGTTTTGCAGCATCTACGCCGCGTTCGCCGGCCTTCTCTACTTCATTTGCAAACTCCTGAGCTGCACTGTATGTCGCAGTAGCCGCAGTAGCATTTTTCAAGGCAGGAAGAAGATTTTCCAGAGCAGTCTTTTCAGCCTCTGTTTTCTCTTTTAAATCATCAGTGCTTTCAGCCGTGTCATCGGCAGTAAGGTTTGCGACCTCATGTTGTGCGTTAGACAGAATTGTTGCCGCAGCTTCTGCGTATTCAGCAGCAAGTAACTCGGCGTAACTCTGTTTGTTTATCTGGAGCTTGCCGTCAACGAGTTCAAGGCAATTCAGATACTCGGTATTCATCGTCAGTAAAGACTGAAGAGAATCGAGGCTCATGTAACCATACTGATTGTACTCTTCCATCGCACTGGCAGAAGCTTTATACGCAGACTGAATTTCATCCATCTTGGAAGAAATATCTTCCATTTTTTGTGCGCCAGCAGCCAATGCGTCAATACCATTCGCAGAAGACTGAGCTATAATACCAACTTGAACAAGTGCTTGGATAAACGCATTCACACCGTTTGTGTCAGCAGAAAAGTCCATGTCGGTAAGAGCTTTGCGAAGATTTGCAAGGGCTTGAACTTGCTCGTCGGATAATCCTTCGTTTGTACCCCACAAAAGTTCATTCAGCTTACTTGCATCAAATCCATCAATCGTATTTTCCAGAGTTTGAATGGCGGAATTTACCTTATCGAAAGTAAAACTGACATCCATACTGTTGTTATTGTCGTTTTGCCAAAAATCTACAGCTTGAAGCTTTCTACGAGCATTCGTATTATTATTGATGGCATCCGTTGAGTCGTTGTAAGAATCTACATCATCACGGAGAGCAGATTGCTCATCAAGCAAGAATTGATACAGACTATGATACGTTCCACCGGCAGCTCGTTCAGCCTCAGTTGTATGGTCAATGACATATTTTAATGCTTTGCCAACCTCGTTGTAATAGTCAACAATAGAATCCGCATCATTTAAATCGTCAGGTCCATAACCACCGAACTTGTTAAAGACATCAATGCCAGCATTTTTAATCTGGTCACCCATATCCATTTCAGGAGCCGACCAAACAGTAAGGTAATGCGTCCGATTATTTTTCTTAGCTGTATCAACAAGCTTGTCGCCTTGGGCATCTTTGTTCTGTGTCAACTCATAACGAGATGCCTCCAACTGCTCCGCTGTAATATCCTGAAGTAAACCAAGCTGCTCTTCATACTTGCCGTTTTGAAGGTCAAGTTTACCAAGTTTGTCCTCATCCAGAGTTCCTTGCTCCTTGGCAAGATCAAGAATCTCTGCCTGAATGTCTTTTGCTTGGTCAAAGTCCTCGGTATCCCAACCAGACTTGTCGCCAAGTTCTTCATAAGCACTGACCAAATCCTTTAAAGAGGAAGTGGTACTCTGCGCAGCATCGGCAGCTTCCTTGGATTTCGTTGCGATATTTTGCACTCGTTGTGCCGCTTCCGTAATCTTCTTAGTGCCCCAAGAGACGAGCAGGCCAATTCCAACACCCAACGCGGCATTAAGCAGTAGAGCTCTTGCGCGAAGGACAAGTAGTTTAAGGGAAAAACCTTCAGTTGCTTCGCCTGCGGCTTCCGCATTTACTTTACTTTGTTTTAGTGATGTGATAAAATTGGAAATAGAAGGCTTTGCACCATTTAAAGATGCTTTGTAGTCATCTATCGCATCTTGTAACCACCCAAACCAGATTTTTATATCGCTCCAAGCCTTGTTATGTATGCCATCTTCATCAGCAGTAAATAGGAAAGATAATATCGAATTTTTATCATTGAGGAGAGAAGAATGAATAAAATTCTATACTGCCCATGGTGTGATAGATACGCTAGAGAGCCATGGTATCATTGTCCATTTTGCCACAGCCAAACAATTTATATTAAGGCATGGGAGAAAAAATCAGAAGAGAATAAAAAAGAGTGGCTTGAAAAATTTCCAAAAGTTGACCCACCAAGACCAACAAAAGACAAATCACTACTTCGCGAGGCGGAAAAATTCGACAAGCAAGCCCGTGCTCAACTTGAAGAGGAAGCTCGCTTCGCTCAGTACAAGCCCACTTGCCCAGTATGCCACTGTCCTGATTTGGAGAAAATCTCCGGCTTTGACAAGACTGTGGATATAGCGGTTTGGGGCGTATGGTCGAGAAAGGCACATAAGCAGTTTAAATGTAAAGCATGTGGGTATGAATTCTAAAGGAGAATAAAAATGCTTCAAAGAACAACAAACGGTGTCCCTCAGAAAGATTTTTGTCTTCATTCTCCTGCTAGTGCAGAATTCAACGGAAAGGAAGTTCGTGGACTAACAGCTTATTGGGATACTGGAAGCTCCGTATGTTGCATCGCAAGAGAAATTGCCAACAAACTTGGCTTACCCATCATGCCAACTCAACAAGAGGTTAAATCAATCACAAATTCTAAAATGGCTGACATTACAGTCTGCACATTGAAAATTGGCTATGGCGATGACATAATTCTTCCCAATACATTGTTTTGTGTTATGGACCCAGAAGATTTTGAATATGAACTTCTTATCGGTCAAGATGTTATAGGGTATGGAGAACTACACACTAAATACAATCCAGCAATGGAACGGATTAGACTTGAGTTTGAGATTGACCCTTCTGTGATTCCAGACCCTGAGATTTAAGTATAGCCTTCCATTGTGAAAAAATTCGTTTCCGTTCTTCCTGAGTAAACGGAGGCATCTTCCGTACTCTAACGGAAATAATGTTAAAATCGTTCATTTGAATACCTCCGATACAAAAGTGAAGCGTGTAACATTTTAGCAGTTGAAGATGATAGAACTTACTGGATTTCGTCACCTGACTGCTTAGAGTGATAAGGCTTTTAATATCTAACGAATACTTCGTCCATTTTATGTGGAAGATTTTCCATGATGGACTTCGCTAAGTTGTCTACACTACCGATAGGTTCTCGCTGTCCCTTGATATAGTCAAGAAGGGCAGTGAGTTCTTTTGCGTCAATTTCAATTTTCATAATATAAGAAATCCTTTCCCCAGCGAATTAAAAAATGAAGGTGTTTTGGATGTCCTTAGTGATGGCTATCGCAAACAAAGAAGGAATCGTTGTGTCTGCGGATTGGCGACTCATACGTCATAGAATAGACAATCCGTTTATCGCTATGCCGTCCGACCATAGCCAGAAAGCGTATATTACAAATACAAACCATGTCGTTGCGTTCACCGGCAATGCTAGACTTGACACAGGCGAATTTCTAAACGACGTTATCCTTCATACACTTAAAATTACGTCAGCTCAAAAGATGCCTATCCAAGAAGAGCTTGGATTCTTGCTAAATGTGCTGGTGCAGAAAACTGGGAATAGCACTGTTTATTTAATCGAATGTGGCATCGAGAATGGCGAAAATGTGATACTTAGAGCAGATACAGGCCATAACAAAATTCAACCGAATACATTGGACGACATTGGTTATGCAGCTAGTGGTGAGCATAAACTTTATCAATCAAAACTCATCAAGCTTGGAGATAATATCCATACACTTAAACTACAAGAAATGGTTGAATTCCTTCAGGGCATAAACTGCGAAATAGCCGAAATTGACAGTTTAGTAAGCCCCAAATGCGATATTATTACAGTTACTTCCGAAGGCGCACAACGTTTATATACACCTGAACGCTACGGGTGGATTGTCGATCCATGAAAAAAATTCACTGACAGAAGTGAATTGAATCAGTTCTTCTTTTTGAGATTCGTAATTCTATACTTCGGCATAAGCAATCGTATTTGCGTTTAATGGAAGGTTGGTTCTTGCCCATTTAGGATTAACTGTTCCAAATATAGACAAGTTCTCCTGATAAGGTTTTCTTTTTCCACATTGATAAGAAAGCAAGTGACTCACCTCCAACAAAAGAAACACATAATTAGGAAACTCGGCAAACAATTCAAGTGTAAGAATTGTGGGTACGAATGGTAAGCCGAAACTGACTAAAATGGCATAAATAAAACGCCTAGAGACATGTAGCCTTTAGGCGTTTTTGCACTTGGATATAATAAAAAGCTCCTCACCAGATCGGTAAGGAGCGAAATTTCTTAAAAACGGGTTCGACTGATTGTTTACTCGTCCGATTAACTGTCTACACAGTCAGTCATCTGAAATGGCATACTAGAGTTCACTAGCGCCTCGCAACCACAATCCCGTCCTATTCTGGATTTAATGTATCATACAAAAGATTATAGTCCTTTTGTAAGTCGGCATACTTTTTCTTTATACCATCAAGCTCTAATTGCCTTATTTCAGCTTCGGAAACCGGTCGTTTAAACCAAACTTTTCCGCCATATCCTTCACTGTCAGTAAGATTATGATGCGGATCAAGCCAAACAACATAGAATACAGAATGTTCTATTCCATTAACAATAAATCCAATTACTCTGCCCTTTGACTTGTTAATTCTGAACTGCCAATATTCATGTTGTTCATCACCATCTGGAGCAGAAGCATTTGTTTTGCTCCAATCAATCGGATGTAAATCATGTAATGAAGTTCTAATTTCTGGAATCTTTTTATTGCTGACACTTTTTAAGCAATCAAGTAAATCAAGGAACCATGCGCCGCCAACTGTTTTATCTTCTGCATCTCCACCAAGATTAAACAAATCACGACTTCTATCAAAGCAAGCAAAAGAAAAAGTTAAACTATTTTGTTCAGCTTTGGCTCCATTATGTGGAAATACTTCCGTTTTTACTTCCGTGCATTTTGGTGCGGGAAGTTTGAATTTAGTCTGCCTGTCCTTGCTCATAGAGTGCTTTGTAAAAATCCCTCATTGCTTTATAAGTGATTACTTCCGTACCGGGTTCCCAAGGCTCAAGACCTTTGCGAGCATTCTGCCACGGAGTTTCAGAATGAGTTGAAGCTTCAAGCTGATCGCCGTCGTATGGTCCATAAGTGCTATATACGGAATCAAGAATGTTCAGAACACGTTCATTTAGAATACCCTCGTTAAAATCAACTTTAGGAATAGGCTCCCACCCATAACAAGAATATCGATGGTAAAGATCAGGAATTACAGGACCATGAACCCATGCCTGAATTTCATTTTCAAACAAAGGACCATCATCGTAAAGAGCACAGTACCATGCCTGTGCATAATAGCAAAGCTTTTGAAGCTTCTTGTGCGTCATTGATTCTTTACTAAGAAACCAGTCAGACACTTGATTTAGCAGTACCATGCTTACACCTTCCTTCTTTCACTCATAGTATACGCTAAAACACAATCAATAGCAATGGACTTTTCGTGAACATTTAAAACACCCGGCCTCCCTGCAGTAGGGAAGTCGGGCTTGTTTATTGTGATGATACCTTATTTCAGCAGTTCTGCAATATCTTCAGCAGTCATACCGTTAGCCAGTGCATTGGCAACAATATCTTCTGCCTTTTTGCGATTCAGCTCTGCCGCAATCTTTTCATCGGCGTCAGCCTTTTTCTTTTCGAGCTTTACGATCTCTTTATTGAGTTTCTTCAGCTCTGCTTCTTTTGCTTTACGCTGGGCGTTCAGTGTAGCGATATCATCACTAATAGTTGCAATCTCCTTAGCAATAGATTCTGCGGCAGTATTCTTTTCAGCGATCTGTGCTGCGTAATCGACGCCATCAAGAACCTTTATTTTATTCTTACTTCCCTTGGGTCTAGCCATAATAAAACACCTCCGTATATTTTGGATACGCGATTGTACTTTTATTATAGCCAGAAAATTTCAAAAAAGCAACCTGTTTTTCATGTATTATAAATTACATTATAGAGTCTTGACACAGCCGTGTCGATGCGTGTATAATAAATGGGCAATCAGGAGTTCCACATCGAACTTGTCCAATCATAGATGTAAAAATAGGCGGTCACCCTCCCAGTAGCCGGAAGGCAAGAAGGAGCGTGTATTTCTTTAACTGCCTTCCGGCAATATTGTCGGAAGGAGGATGTTGCCATGAATTTTGACATTCAGACTGTCTACTATGTCGCAATGCTGTTCTTCGGTTTTGCTGGCTTTGTTAAGACTGTTCTTGAGATTTTCAAGATGCTACATCATCACAGCGAGAGCCGTGATAAGTAAAAGAGCCGCCTATGTCCAGTAGGCAGCTCTTCATTGGGATTGAAATTGTCCAGATTTTAATTCCATTTGTTTGATGCTAACCGAGGGAACCGTCTATTGGAACTCTTGGTTGCTTTTATTATACACTTTTTAGAGTACGCTGTCAACGAACAACAGTGTACTTTTTCTTTTTATTCAATTATTCAATCATTTTTCTCTTTCTTATATCGCGCCAGAGAATAGCGCGTCTCCTCGTTTCCACCTACTTCTTTAAGTCGTCTGGTTACGTCTGAGGTGGACTTCTGAACTTTCGTCCAGAATTGACTATCCTTCCAGTGGTTGCTCACTGACCCTTTTTAGTCGATGAACCTTCCACCCTCCTACATTATATAATAGGGGAGTTGATCGGCTGCTGACCGCCCATTGTAAACGCTACTTAGCACTCAATCATTACCATATTTTAACAATACGATAAAACCGAGCTTTTATCTCAGCATATAGCATCCATATCCTTGTTTCTATCTTTCGATTCCTACATTATATAAATATAGGCGATATGGCTCTTAGGGTTTCCCAGCACTCTAGGGGCTATTTTATTTTTACATGGTGCCGCATCCTATATTTTATACGCAACAAATATAAGAGGGCATATTAACTTTACCCGCACCATTCTTGAGCTTTCCGCTCATCTGCATTACGGACAACACGCCAGAGATAGCAGCTGTCAAAGTGGGTAATGCACCTGCAAATTTTACAGCACTATCTGCGCCGTCAACAAAAACTGTGGCAAGGCTTACAAAGAACTTCGGAATATCTGACTTCATCAAGTCCGTACTAAACTTCTGGAATGTAGAATCAAGCTGATTAAGCTTCGCCTGCAAGGAATCCATGTACGTCTGGTTCTCACGCATTGCGCTGCCGCTAGAATTAAGCGCTTGCTTCATAGCATCTTCAGCAACGCTAAAATTATTCAGCAGAGCAGATGCACTCTGACCTCCTCGCTTTCCAGATATCAGCTCAGTAATATTTGCCTGTGTTGTGTCAGACAGATCTTTCCAAACCTCAGAAAGTTCCTTCATAATCTGATAGGTTGATTTGAAGGTATTATTATCCTTCATAATATCAACACCAGCAAGTTGCTTCAACTCAGATCGAAGTTCGGATACAGAATCTGCCATCCCATCTGTTGCAATACCGGCATTTTCAGCATCTGTTTTTGAAGCACGAAGGTACATACTCAAAGTTTTTAGGAAAGTGCCACTCGTATCGGCATCCTGAAGTACACCATTCACAGCAGCCGCCAAACTAAGCGTCTCCTGATATGTATTTCCGGCGGCAAACATCGCAGCGGAACTTTTCTGCATGATAATTCCAAGGTCGTTCATACTGACTGGTTCGGTATTAGCGATTTTGTTCATGCAGTCCAGAAGACGCTCTGCATCATCAGCAACCAACCCAAAACCTTGCATTGCAGAAATTAGGTAAGAGGAAGCAGTCGTTGCATTATCGATCTGGTCTCCAACATTAGCCATAAGAGCAGACACACGAGCAAGCTCTTCAGAGTCTTTATCCGTATATCCAAGTCGTTTCCAATCAGCAGTGCTATTTACAAGATCAGAAATATTAGCACCAAGCTTACGAGCGTTTATTGCAGTTCTATCGAGATATTCATTCATCTCGTCGCCAGTCATTTCACTGACCTTTTTAAGCTCTGTTACAGCCGTGTCCAGTTCAAGAACATTATTATAAACCTCTCGCAGACCTTGTTTGACCATTGCAACGCCAGCCATAGCGATAGCAGTCTGGAAGTGCTCCTTAAACAGACGAGACAGTTTTTGACTAAGAGTTTCTGTAGTGGCCCCACATCTGCTGGCCTCAACCTCAAGGTTTGATAGTCTTGCACTAAGATCAGTAACATCGCCTTCACAGCCAGCAGCAGAAGCTTTTATTCCGTTTAAACTATCAATTAGCCAAGAATATTTACTTTTATTTGCAATAGAGTCTTCTAACTTCATTGCACGTTCATAAACACTCTTAAACTTCGTCATGTCAACATTAGCTTGATTTATATCTCTAAAATCAAATCCAAGTTCTTTTAAATGTTGACTTGTAGAATCAATAGTTGTATCAAGAGTCTTGCATTTTTTATCAAAGTCTTGAATTGCTTTCCCTGGTGTAGTGTTCTCAATAGAAGCAAGCTGATCTCGCAACTCTTTTAACTTTCCAGAAGTTTTTCCAATTCCATCTTCTCCATATAAATATTTTTTGATATTATCATTTTTATAGTTGGAGTTATTCTTAGAATAGTTTTCAAGAGACTGAATCTTTTTTTGATATTTTTCATACTCGGATTCTTGAGATGTGAGAGTCTTTTTTAAATCATCTGCAATTTCTTGATTTTGTTTTTTTAGTTCTTTTGCAGCCGAATCAGCACCTTTTGCAGTATTCCTGTCAGCATTGAATTTTCCGGTTTTTTCGATATCCTAAAGCTTTAACTTCTGAGATTCCGTAATTACATCTTTTGTTTTTGTCTTGAGTTTATCCATCTCATCGTTGATTGCGCTCAATCTAGTCTGTACCGCTTTCAACTCAGATGATTTATTTCCATTAGCAATTAACGATGCTTCATCCGCTTTTAACTTTGCTTGACGATTTGCAAGACTGAAAAGGCGAGAAATATCACTTTTTGAAGTATCTTGCGTTTTTGCAGAACCAGACTTTCCGGTATCAACCTTAACTGTCTGCTTTGCCGCAGATTGCATAGCTTTTTTAAGCTGTGCAGTTACTTTACTCTGGTCAATCTTAACATCAAGTGTAACCTTTGGAGTTTTTAACTTTCCGCTCTTGACTACCTTATCAAGTGCATCATTTATATTACGGATAGTGTCGTTTTGATTTACTCCAAAAGCAATTTTTACTGGTTTTTCTTTATAATGCTCCTTAACAGAATTAAATTGCTGGTCTAATTCTTTTTTATTTGTGTCAATAACAACCTTGACCTTAATGGCTGTTACGGCAGAAGACTCTGTGCCAGTATTTTCTTTTTCATCCATACTGTTGGTCACCTCTCTTTTCCATTTTCAACAATTCCTTTCAAAATAAAAAAGAGAAGCGGCCAGCTTCTTCAAGCCAGCCTCCTCTCATTCAAATTTTCCAAATAAATTGTGGGATTACAATTCATGTAATGCGGTTTTTACGAGCATAGCCGCTTCAACTTGGACTTTTGAAATAAATGGACGTGCAGGACGCTTTGGTTTATTTTCCTTCGGTCGCCCCATTCGATTCCACTCTGCAATATCCATCCACAAGCCATGCTCAATCCAATTAGCAAACATTGTTCCTTCTAAGGCTGCATTATCTCCTTCTCGGAATAGTGTTTTGCACCACGATGCCTGCGGTCTTGCAATATCCTTCACTATCATGGTCACCACATTATTGTCAGTAGTAACGCTACTTACGATATTTTTTTTGCTTTCGATTCCGTCAGACCGCCCACTCTTCGAGTGTACGTTTTCTACAATGCTCGCTTGCAGTCTCGTTTCAATTTCCGGCGCAACACCTTCAAGGATGTCTTGAACGCTGCTAACCACACCGGCCAGTAAATCATCAAAGTTCGTATACGAAGAAGCAAGACTTCCCATTCATTCCACCTCAAATCTCAAACCGATCCTTTGCAGACTGAATCTTTGTCGTATCCTTCTTGATATAATACTTGTTGGTCACATCCGTGCCAGCATGGTTGAGCAGGGAAGAGACATCTTCCAGACTCATACCCGCATTCTTCAGCAGGGTAGCACCACTGTGCCGGAAATCGTGCGGATGCAGCGTAGGCTCATCAATCATTTCACCAATTTTCTTACACCAATCACCGGCAGTGCTTGAAGTAATCGGCATCCATGCACCATTGATTTTTGTACCAACAAACACATAGCCGCCATCTTCAATATCATGCTCAGTGCGGTATTCCTTCAGCTCTTTCAAAAGTTCAGAAACTTCCTTACTAAACATCAAATCAACGATTTTGCCTTCCTTTTCCAAAACATCATGTACCATACGGTTCTCATAATCGATAGACTTCCAGAGTGTATTCCGCACAGCATTGACACGAGCCATCGTGGAGAGTGAGAACAGAGCGTACAGACGCAGTGTCATCGCATTATCCTTCATGTGAACGGTGGTCGCAGATTCAACCAGAGCGTTCAGCTTCTCTCGCATCAACTTAACCTCATCAGGCGTAAGGTATGTCTGCTTCACAACAGCCACATCCTTGGTCGGTCGGTCAATAAACTCCATCGGATTTTCTTTGATGATTTTCTTCTTGCGAAGATACCGATATAGCGCAGAAATTGTACTCATGCGCCGCTTCATACGAGCAGAGTTATTTCCATGCTTCTTACAGTAGAACAGAAATTCCTCAATATCCTCTTCTTCAAGTTCCGTCACAGGGGCGTTGCCCTGATTATCCAAAACATAAATCATCCACTGCTTGAAATCCGATTCATAATTGTAAACAGTAGACGGGCTGAGGTCACGGATGCCCATATCAGTCTCATATCTATCCCAGTATTTCAAAGACACTTGGTTTACGTTCTTGAACTTCTCAGCATCCCATAACTTCAGCGGTTTACTTCTTGTAGCCATATTAAAATTCCCTCCAACCCACCTCTAAAAGTGTTTATTCCTTTTTATCTTTTGCCAGCACAGCAGAGATCTCCTGCTTATTGTCCAGCAGGGCAGAAGTTACTTCAGAAAACTTTTCAACATCAAAGTCTTTCAAGTTACCCTTCACATCATTCAAATAGTTCTCCATAAAGTCAACGAAATCAGAAATAGGGTCAGGCTTCTTAATAATCTCGTTGAGCTTGCCACAGAGACCAAGAACAAGCCATTCCTTATGAGAACGGTCAATCTGCTCGTGGACAGCCTTCTCCAGAGAATCGTACTGATCCCAGAATGCAGAAGTATCACAACCAGCCTTGTTAATCTTGAAGTTAAAAGACTCGTAAGCAATACGCGGCCACTCACTCTGCGGCTCACTACGATAATCATAATCCGCAAAATACTTTAGAACGGTTAGCCGAAACACCACATCAAGCAGTGCGGGCTGATAATCACCGTCAATAGTACATGCTTTAACTACTTCATCAAGGAACTCATTTCGCTCCTGAAAATTTAAAACCTTCATTTTATCTCCCTTTCGTCTGTGCTTGCTTTAATTTCTTTCGCTCTTTTCGAGCTTTTTTTAGGTCGTCGTAATCGACCCAGCCTCCATCAATTTTGGAGTACGTGATCCAGCGGTAGTCTACGTCAGGATAATGGAACCAGAACATCTTGCGCTTCATCAGCGCAACACTGTCAGCAAAACCCTTCGTATCAATTACCTGTTTACTGCCATCACTGTATGTAAGCTCATAGTCTGCCACATAATCAATTTTTCTTACAGATACATCCTTGCCGTCCTTATCGACCCGGCGGAACGCTTCCTGTAATACAAAAGGAACCTGTTTACGGCACTCTACGATTTCACCATTTTCCAGCCCAGGTAATACAATATCCCGATAGAACATCATCTCGGCACGGCTATCATAAACCACACCATCATAGGTTCTATCTGCTGGATTTTTGCTCACATTAAACTTTGTTCTGTTCTTTTTCTCCATAAAACCACCACGAAAAACGAAGGGGCGGTTATGCCCGCCCCTTACGATTTGATGTTTTCTTAACTACCGGCTTCACGGGCGTTTCATCTTTTACATCACTAGATGATTTGACTTCAATCTCTACAGGCATATCCATAACCTTATGGAATGTATCACGAACTGCTGGAATAAAAGTTTCCACCTCATCCAGCGTGATACGCTTATACTTTAGGAGGTTGTTCAGGCAAGCCTTAGCTTCCTCCTTGGGACGAACTCCAATCTGGAACTCGTATGTATTCACCCACACCTGAAAGTGAGGTTCAGTATCACAGATAACACGCCATGACTTGGATGGATCACAATGCGGGCAAGCATTGTACATCTTGCCACATACACGACACCATGATTCAGCCATAGTTATTACTCCTTCACGACCTCGATGCGAACCAGCTTCTTATCCTCAGAGCAATACTCCTGAGTTGCATTGATAGTCACAGGATGAGTAGTCTCATTGTTGAAGTCAATCTCAACAGCTGCGTCCTCCTTGGCAGAAGGGAAGATGATGTTGGTCAGGATCTTAGTTGCCTTATCACAGGGATTGTAGCACAGAGCCTCAATGACAAATACACCCTCCTCAGAGAACTTATTTGCGCTGTTGTCAATAGCCATACCAGACTCAGACTCGTAAGTCATCTTAACAGCAAACTTATCACCAGCCTTGCACTTATCAGTAGGCAGAGTGACCTCAGTACCAGTCACAGAGAAATTAGTAGTGGTCTCTGCACCCAGCTCATAAGTTTCCAGGGTAACATTGCGGTTATCAACCTTATCAATGTACTTGAAGGGAACACCAGTAGTGATGTCCACAGGAGCATGAGGCAGAGTCAGCTTCTTGCCATCAGCTGTAGTCAGGAAGAACACGCGGGTAAACTTCTGCTTTGCAGTACCAGAAGCAATCTGCTTCTCAGTACCCATCTGGTCAGCCATAGTACCCAGATGCACCAGAGCATTAGACCACTCGGCGGATGCAGTCTTAGAACGGTCAAAGCCCATAATGTTGGTGCCCAGCTCGTCCTGAGCATAAACAGTCTCACCACCCAGAGTCAGTTTCAGATCCTTCAGGTTGCTCATTGTCCAAATGCGCTTACCATCAAAATTATACTTATGAGCTCGGAGAGGCCGATCAATAATCAGTTCATCAAAATTCATAATCATATTTCCTTTCAATTTATTTGGATAAAATAAAAGAGCAGGGCGACTTACTTCGCCTTGCTCGTCCAATCCAGTTGTGATTTTGGAATCTTTCCAAATTCCACGGTGCCAGCATAAACGCCATGCATCGTATTGTCGTAATTTTTAATTTGCTGAACCTTTCTTACATGGTTCATAAAGACACTCACTGGATACTTCATGGCTTGAAAATAATCAGCCTTGAAGCCCTGCACACAAGCCATCGAAAGTACAAGTTCGGCCAAGTGCGATTCGTATGGTTTGTTTTTTTGAAGCTCCATTTTATCTTTCGCTTCTTCAATAAGTGCTTGCCTCGTTGCTTTGTTTGCAGCTCTTTCTGAATGCTTCTCAACGCCATTTGCGGCGCATAGATACTCAGACATTAAATCATAAGCGAGTCGGTCAATCACAACACCAGTCTTTTTGTTCACAAGAACAATTTCTTCAGTCTTGTTGTCTTTTGCCATCACAAAATTTTTAGTATCTAAGTCTCCGAGAAGAATCGACATATCTTGGTCTTTATTGCCAATAAAAAGCTGACGGAACATATCGAAGTCCGATAAGTCCTGCCAGTCCACACCAATAGAATCAAGCTGCGCTTTATAATCACTCGAAGTAGAACAAAACAAATACACCAACGAGAAATATTTCTTTTCGCCAAAGCGGATAATTTCGCCAACAGTCGGCATCCGAACCATAATCTTGTCATTGATAGGGAAGTCTTCACCCATCATCAAACTCGGCTCGTACATCTCTCGAAGTTCCATTAGTTGCACCCCACTAGGTCATCTAAGTCCTGAGTCTTGAATGTCATAATGCGAACCCGATGATGTAAATCCATGTTATCTTCGACGTTTGAAGTGATTTTGAGCTGTTTAATACCAAAAATTGTACTACCGTGCAGTTGCTTCTCAACAATGCCACTCAGATAATCAACTCGTGTTGCACCACCATAACCAGAAGGCATCTTCATCAATGCCTGATTTACAATAACCTATACGGTCAGGGTGAAATTCTCGTACCAATCATTGATGTTACTACGGTCGGTCATATTTACCTTGAAACAAATATAGCTATGTGCTGCTTCAATCGTGTCAGGGATATGAAAATAGGGGAAAATATAAGTATAAATTGCCTCATCGGGCTCTTCGATATCATCATTACCCATCGCCTCAACAAGCCCTTCCGTATTGACCAACTTCAAAGCTAATTTGTTTTTGTAGTCCGTAATCAACTCACTCGTTGTCACAGTAGATTCACCACCTTACACTCAATGGATGTACTTACCGTACCATCAGCATTTGTCAGAGAAATTTTTACAGTCGCGCCATCCATAATACTATTATTCAAAATACGAATTTTAAAAGTACCATCGTCGGCAGCCTGCACCTCAACAAATTCATTGAATTCACCAAGACATTTTGTACTCCACACAGGAGTCTCCGCAACCTCTTCGCCAGTGATGCTTGTAAATACAGGAGTGAATTTCTTCCAAGAACCACCGACACGAACTTCCGGCTTGCCTGCGTACTTAATAGCAGCAGTCACCTGAGAGTCAGTATCAGGCTCATCACGTTTGTTTGGTTCAAAATAATCACAAATCATCTTCTCGGCATTGTCCGTCTTACTGTTGTACTGATCCTGCCGGATATTCAATACAAGGAATCCCTGCGTCTTACCATGTAACTCATAGCGCTCTGTGCTCTGGTCAACAGAAGTCGTAACATATGTTTTCGGTTCTCCATTGATAATTTCCAACATAAAGCGCTTATCAAGGTCAATCAACGCAGTCTCATCATCAAAAGGCATCTGCACCTTATACTCACGCTGACTTAGTGAAGTCACCACAAGCTCCTTGTTGTTCGCGTAGTATGGCTTACTCAGCGTTGCCCAGCGAGAGACTATTTCACCAGTAATCGGATTCTGCCACTGAATCTGGCGGTTACACAATTCCATTTTTCCACGAAGAAAAATCTCATCATTTGGTTCAATTTCAGTTACTAGCTATTTACAATTGTAGCAATCCACAATATCACCAAGATTCAAGGAATCACCGGGATAAGCCCAGATATTCTTTTCCTTAACAATACTATTACTACGGCTAACGACCAGCTTCTGGGGCAAACCATTTACTAGAGTGTTATCCTCATAGTCAACGCTATCCTTGAAGTGTGCAGCGAAATCACGCTTTGCAAAAGCAATTTTTACATCCTTTTTGTTAGACATTTTTGCGGCACCGCCAACAGCTCGTGCCCTTGTATAAAAATCCATCGGTATACCTCCTTACTCAGAGTAGGAAGCGTATGTATCATAGTCGATGGTTTTACGCTTACGGGTAGAGCGATCTTTTGCCATATAGTTATCTAGCATTGTCATATTCTCCTCGTGGATGTCTTTCACAAGAGCACGAATACTCGTGCGCTCATTAGCAGGGGAGAATACCTGTAAACTCGTAGGAAGGTCCTGTGCGCTAAATGCTTTCAACTTCCCAAACTCACGCTTAAAATGTTGTTCCAACATCAAATGCGCTAACATATCAATCTCATCGAATGTGAGATCTGAATTAAACTCTTCTAGTTCTGAATCATAATCATCGAAACTAAAATCCTCTTCCGGCTCAATGTTTCTTGTAATCACAGAAAGTGATTCCATCAGATAACTTTTTGCACGGTCATGTACGAGATCTCGCACTTCATTCTCTGTCAGGTCAAAATACTGAAAGAAATTACTGTCAGTTTCGACCAGCTCGTAAAATTTGTCGTATACATCCGAAAACGCGGTCATTTAATCCCTCCAATCTTACTCGGCGGGAACGACCTCCGCCTTTTCTGCCTCTGCCTTCTTACGACCACGCTTGACAGCAGACTTTTCTGCAGAGCTGTCCTGTGCAACAGGCTGCGCACCTGTCATCATAGCCTGCACCTGTGCCATCATAGTCTGCATCTGCTTCTGCATTTCAGCCACCTGACTCTTTGCAGTCTCAAGCTCCGCCTGAATGTCCGCAGGAGCAGACTTAGCCGCAGGCACAACAGACAGTTCACTATTACGCTTTCCAGCACGGAGCTCCTTGTAACGCTCATCAATCAGACGCTTGACCTTAGTAGACAGATCCTCACCAGCATTGGTCATACGATAAAAGCGACCACGGATACGCTCAAACTGAGAACCATCCTTGATGTCAATCATTCGCTGAAGATTCTTGACGGTGGGATTCATGATCGCATCATCAATATCTTCAATGAATAGAACATCGTCACCCTTAATGCCAATAGCCTTAAAGATTTCATTCTGCTCTTCAGGGCGAAAACGCAGAACACCATTCTTGAACGCAGAACAAGTGCTGTTCATATACATGATTTCCTCCGGCGGAATAGGAATAACACAAGGCTCTTCCACACTACCGGGCTCGAAAGTATAACCCTTACCGTTCAGTGACGAAATGGTAACCACATTATCGTCGCAGTTCAGAACGTCAATGAACTTCTTTTCCATCACGGAACTCATAATTTGTCTCCTTTTCTATAAAAGCGGAAACCGCAAAGTCCCCGCTCAAATTTGACTTTGGTAAAAATTACTGCAGAACAATCTTAGCAACACGCTCGATATGATCAATGCTGTAGCCGAAGGCAAAGTCCTTGACCATCAGATGGATTTTTTCGTTGTTGTTATCGTGATCTTCGTAAGTATGAGTCTCGCCCTTCATGTCAAGGCGACCAATCTTGCCTGCGATACCATAGATCCGCTTATCCGGGATCAGCAGGGAACCATCGCCCAACTTCTTAGCAGAGCTAATACCAGTGATAGCAACACCATCATAAGTCTTAACCAGACCATAACGGTTGAACTCGTCCTTAGCTGCATCAGACAGATACTCAGCGTAACCGGTCATCCGACGCATCTTGGCACAATACTTCATCAGGCTGACAGTGAAGGGATTACCACCATCTGCGTACTCATTCAGATACAGAGCCAGAGCGTCCATATCCTGCATAGTGGGCTCCTTACCCTGTGCGTCAATCTTCTGCTCGCCACCAGTGATAGCGTCATCAACCATGCTGAAGATGTCATAGAACATCTGGTTCTTCAGAGCCTCAGTCATAAAGGTGGTCAGAGTTGCCACACTCTTCCAAGAATTACGTCTTACATCCACAAAGCTAAGATCAGCCTCGATCTGCTTATTACGCCAGACGGGCTTAATGGTCTCGTAGTGCAGGTAAGACTTCGGCACGTTGCCACCTTTAGCTGCATCATAAGCCTTCAGAGTATTCTTAACAGTACGACCTGCCTCGTAGTCATCAAACTCACCAACATTACCGCGCTCAAACATGGAGTCCAGCAGCTCGTCAGGTGCGCCATACAGCTCATCAGTCACGGTGCGGTTAACAAACTGAGCAATCTCCCTATTGGGATCGCCCTTGTCAATCAGCTCCTCAACATGAGCGCCAACAACCTCTGCAATTTCCTTGTCCTCGGCATCCATAGCGCGATTGTACTGAGTCTTCTCAGCAACTTCATAAACACGACCAGGCTGCTTCATCAGCTCGGCCACTTCAATATTCAGTGCCATAATTCATTTCCTTTCTCTTCGCGCAAAATAAAAGAGCTACCGCCAAAAGACGATAGCCTTAAATTTCACGTATCATATTCAAGATTTTTCTCTAAATCAAGCAACAGTCTTTGCCTCGGGCAGCACACTGATCGTAATCAGCTTGTGGCCGTTGTCGTCCATAACACCAGCAAACTCAAAACGAGAAGTACCAGTAGTAGCAACCTGCCACTTACCGTCAATATTGACCTCCAGCAGCTTGCCGATATTGGTGTTCTGTGCATCGCCATCCTTGTACTGGTCGGTGCCGTACAGCTCGCCAGCATACAGAGGAACGCGCTTCACCAGCACACCTGCCTTAATCTCGGTGACCATCTTATCGTAGTCATCAAAGTTAGTCTGGCTTGCATAGATGCCCTCCGGGATAAACTCATGAGCAACCATCTCGATGCCCTCAGCGGTAGCTGCGTCAGGGAACTTAACCTGACCAGCCTTGTGGTCAACCTGAACACCCATACCGGTGACCATAGCGACCTTTGCGGCATAGTTAGCGGGAATATTCTTCGCGCCGTTCACCATCAGTTCACGAATCATAATATTTTTCCTTTCTCTCAAATGTTATTACTTACCCAAATATTCCCGCCATGCGTCACGCTTGTTAGCGTTAGTGGTGTTATACTTGGTTTCATTCAAATTCAGCTTGATACTCTCAGGCTTATGCACCTCAGATGTCTCAATCTTCTTTTCAGTATGAGCCTTCTTGGCGGCTTCAACGCAACGCTCGGCAATCACACTCTTGATGCCGGTCTCGTCCAGATTCTCAATCAGACTTGCGTAGTTACCACCCTCGGAAACTTCAGCTTCAGTAATCATCTTGCTGGATAGTGCGTACTGACGCAGATTCTCCTTCTTCTGTGCAAGCTCTGCAGCCGCCTTTTCTGCCTCTGCCTTCTCAGCCTGATCCTTGTACGGAGTCAGAGAAGCAACCTCCTCCTTTGCACTCTGCAACTCAGTATTCAGACTTGCAATAGTGCCATTTAACTCCGCAATCTTGGTGTTGACCTGAGAAATAGAAACAGTCAGAGTGATATTCTGCGGCTCACCCAGAGAAACTTCGTCGCCCTCAACAGTGTAGGGGAACATAATGTAATCCAGCTCGTTCATGTAGCCCCACTTCTTGCACCAGATGGTGTGGTCTTCAGGGAATACGTCAGTCATGTAGTAATCAGAGCTAATCTTTGACACTGCATCTTCAAGCTTCATATAAAGGTCACGACCAGTCAGACTGGAAGTCTCTGGAGTGGGCTCAGGCTTACCAGCAGGTTCAGTGCCGGTTTCAGGCTCGGTCGGGGGAGGGGTTTCACCGCCTTCCTCGGAAGTCTGAACATCAGGCTCTGCCGGAGTAGTAGGCTCAGTAGCAGGTGCGGTTTCAGGCTCGCCAGCTGGAGCCTGCTCTGCCTGCTCAGGCTCAGTGGGCTCGACCTGTGCGGTCTGAGTCTCCTTATCCTTATTCAGTTCCAAATTTTTTGCCTCCTTTTCATTAGATTCTATATTTGAAATCTCTTTTGTATCCTCGATATAGGCATTTGCCAATTCAAGACCAAAATCGGTTTCAGCGACTTCAAGCAGTTTAGAGCACTTATATGCCGGTTCAACATTTGCACCAAGCAAGCAATGTGCAGTAAACACGCCATCGTCAATAATTTTTGCCATGCGGCCACCCACGATTCCCTTATGAGCTTTCAGCACATCAATTTCCCAACTGGTGTTTAATGTGCCGCTCTCAATACGGCGCAGAATCGTCGCACAAGCCTTTGGATATCGCTTCCAGATTTTACAAGAGGCAACAATAAAGTCGGTATCGTCAATTTTCTCGATACCGACCGACTGAAAACTACCGAATGCATCAGTGTCAAATTCAGCAGTTTTGTATTCATTGCCATCATCGTCTTTTCTGGTGACGACTTTCATATTGTGACCGGAAAAATCCAGTTCACCCTTTGGAGCTACGACCAACTTACCAACAAGCGGGTTGCCAACCAGTGTGCTCATCCAACTTTCAATGGTGTCACGGTTTAAAGCAACCTGATTCCCATTTACTGAGAAATCACAGATGACAAACTTGGCAAGATAGTGGTCTGGATGCTCCGTAATCTCAGAGCAACAGATGTTTCTACTATAGAAATACTCCTTACTCATCGTTCATCACCTCACTTACTATCTTCATTTCTTTGCTGGTCATAAATCTGTTTTTCAGTTTCCTCGCCCTTTGGACGGCCTGTCTTTTTATCACTGTCACCACCACCTCCGGTATTACCGGTCGATGTATAAGAGGTCTGGCGAGCTACAAAAACATCGTCATAACCTTCCTCGGTTTCAGCCTGACGCTTGCGTAATTCGTCCTCAGCATGAAGTCCCATATACTCGTAAGCAGTCTTGTAAGAACAGTTCAAAGTGGTGAACAGGAACTGAGCAATCGCCTTCTTCATCTCCATACCCATCATTTCAGTAGTAGAGACCTTCACATCAGGGCAGTACATCGGGTCTACACCTGCATCTTCAAGGCGAATTCGATACCATCGCTTTAATACATCCTCAATCTGTTCCGCAATCTTACCGATATTTTTCATCAGCTGGTCAAGAGACACCTTTGCAGTTGAAACAGTCTGCTGACCATCAGTGTTCAAAAAACTGATACCTAAAGCAGCCATCTCTCGGTTACGATACTGTTTGACAGTCTCGATATTTGTCATCTCAACTTTTGGCTCAACATACTTGATATCCTTTACATAAGGAGCGGTCGTCACAAGCACAGTATTTTGCTTCCATGCGCGCAGTAGGTTATCGTGTGCCGTCACCTGTTCAGAAAAACCCTTCTTGTCGTTGTTTGGACCCATCAATGCAGGGTCAAGCTGTTGCCAGATGATTTTCTTTGCCTTTGCCTTAGCATTTACACGGTCTGAGGTATCAAACGTCTCAAGCATCAATGCCGGACGTAAGGCGCGGAACAGGGGAGAAACACCATATTTCTGCCCCATGTTGCCAATACGAATCACACCACAATGGCCAACATCCAATTTTGCATATGTATCACCATTTTTAAACGCCTGATACACTTCATCTGGATAGTTGTTTTGAATCTCAGTCTCCTGATTTTCAAAGAATAGCGCTTTGTTCTTCTTATCCTTTAACATGGATTTGCTCAAAGCGGATTTCAGCTTAGACATGTTGATAAGCACAACAGGCTGTCCATTTGATAGGTAATCACTTATCTCAGCAATACCAAGAGGGTAGTAGTCTACAATGTAGTTCTCATCCTTCTGACGCAGATATGTAATGTAAGTGCCTTCTGCGTAAGTCATCGGAATGGCAGCACGCAGCAGACTTCGCACATTGATTTGTGCGTTGAAATCATCAATCACTTCACGGGCATAATTTACCTGTTTTGTCTTATTACGCTGCTCAGGGAACTGTGCGAAACTGCATTTGAACTCCGTATTAACATTCGCCTCAATCGCATCATAAGTAATGCCAATCAGGTCATCTTTGTTGATGTAATTACGGATGATTCCATTGACTGTCTGCACATTCGTCAGGCTTGACTGTAGCCCTCGTGCAAGTTCATCAATTCGGTCAACCGTCAGCGTCTCAGAGGAGGCCGAGATTTTCAGATATGTACTGTACTGCTTGTTTTCAGGGTCATAAGACGCAACCGCATTTCGGATGACGTTATTCATTCTCTCTTCTGAAAGCTCATTCAAAGAGGTGATAATAACAGTACCATCATCCGTCTGTGAAGCAGTCACGACATCAAAATCTTCCTTTTTCTTTCTTGCCACATTTTCACCTCCTCCGCTTAGAAGTCAATGTTGGAAATACAAATTGGCGGGGCAGTCATTGTCTCCACCGCAGATTGGCGCACTTTATCTTTACGACGCAATTCATATAGACGATGAGCAAGCAAAATCGCAACATAGAACCTATCATCGTGGATTTTGTTGGCAACATCGGGCGCTAAAGCATACGTTACAGTCGTATTTTCAGAGTTTGTCGTTTTCTGAATACTTGTAATCTCGTTCTTCATCAAGTCGATGTTAACCCACGCAGTCTGTTCCTCTAAAGTGAGTTCATGCGTCTTCAAAATTTCTTGACCAGTTGATTTATCCACGCCGTCTACTACCTGAACGTAATCTCCGCCGTTATATTCAAGAGGGAAGTGAATGACGCCAAGATTCATCAACTCAATAAATTCCTCAACCATGGCAGTACGAAATTTACGAGGACTAATTAGACGTAACTTATCAACAGCATCTGGGTAACGGGCATCATATCCTTCATATAATTCATGATTTGCGTCGATAAAACCACGATGTTCCGCACCTGTTTTATCGGTCCAATTATTAAGCAAACCGTCCGCATATGTGGAAGTACCACCGCCGCCAGCGCCTTGGTCAATCATCAATCTATCAATGTACTCGTAATCAGGATTTTGACCATTGTAATGTATAATCAACTCATGTAACTGCTCAAGCTGACGATTAGAATCGAGCTTGAATTTTTTCTCATTCGCAATATCAACCATGTTCACGCAGTTGATAATATCTCCACACATGCCGTTTTCTGGATCGTTATAAATACGCATAACACCAACAATAGAATTATCCATTGTGCGGGCAGGATCAAACGCAAGAATATACTGGTAGTTCTTATCCCAATAAAGCTGTGGTATATACTTCCGCTCATTGCGACGAACTGTACCCCATTTGATAATCTGGTTTACGCCACCATCACGGCTTGGACGATTATAATATTCACGCAACGCCTTCATTTTATTTGACTTTAGAGCTGCTTCAACTTTATCTCTCGTCAGCAGAGCCTTGTACGGTTTTCCATTCATATAGACCTGAATTGCAACATCGCAAATCATGTCGCAAACAAAATAATCACGGTCACCGGCAATCATACGTTTTGCAAAATTCTTGTAATAACGATAAAATAGTTTGTCCATCGTATCCTGACTCGAAGCATACACAAGCTGAGTAGGAACCTTGCGAGGCTGAGTTTCAGGATTATAAGAATCATCCGTATCAGTCACGAAGTCAGTATTCTGAGTGGCAAAAGCTTCACAGACAACAATCAGTTCGTCAGAGCAAAACGCAGCCTCGTCAAAAAACACAAGAGTTGCACGACGAGATCGGTTGGAATCCGGGTTGGAGTTTAGCGTGTTAATGGAACTACCGTTGTAAAACTCAACAACATACCCGGCGGGATTATGACTAAAGCCACTCTTATTGGTTGCAGACTTTTTCGTTTCTTTCTCTGCAATATCTTGCAGACTACGGATAGACGCAGCTGTTTTACCAACACGAGTGACAATTTCTTCGATTTTATTAAAAGTCTCCTTACTCTGATCACCAACGCTACTTACAATATAAATAGCTTGGTTTTCATACAACATAGCCTTCAGTAGAATAAAAACAGAACCTACAAAAGACTTGCCAAAGTTTCGACTACACGCCTAAAGAACATGACTTGCATTCCAGCTCTGTTCTAGCATATATGCCTGAGCGTCAAATAGTTGAATACCCAATAAATCTCTGGCCGCAATAACAGGATTGCGCCGATAGAATGCAATCGTTGCCGCATCACACTCATAAATCTTACGTTTTACGGCTGTAATAATAGGCGCTCTTTGTTTCATTCTCATACGGCATCACCATCCGTATCTTTTACGCTTGCATCAATACCGGCATCTTCCAACAGCTCTTTGAGCCGCTGGTTCTCAATAAGAGATAACCTGTATTTTTCCTTAGCGTCATCACTTTCTTTCTGGAACTTATCAATCAATTCTCTCTGTGTATCGAAAATTTCCTGCTGGTCATTCTCGTCAAAGAAAGCGTTTTCTTTAATTGCCTTAAAACTCATATCTGCCGCCCATTGAGTGCCCGGAGACCGTAACTGGTCGTAGAAGTTTGCTTCTGCGCCAACAATATCCTTTTCACGCATATCCTTCATCAAGAAGGTAAGTGTGTTACGTCCGGCATCCTTATTGGAACGGTTCTTGACAGAAATCTCGTTTTCCTTGGCAATTTTATCGTTGTTAGAAACCAACTTGACCTTAATATCATTAAGGCTCTTGATTGCCTCAGCCGAGTTCATCGGATTTAAGCGGGCGATCTGCAAGTCGATCTGTCGAATCTGGTTATTGTTGTTCACAACCTGAACAATCTGGGATAGCTTAAACGGGTCATCCTCAATACCATCCTCAAAATACTTGATAAGTTCACTAAACAAATAGCGGCGATCACTTTCGTTATAACCTTCAAACGGGTCGTATCCGATAACAGAAACACAGTCCTCTTTTGCTTGAATCTCAGATTTTGACCATTTCTGTTCTTTTTCCTCCTGCACATCAACAGCCGTTTTATTCAATTCCCCACCGGTAATAGTTGTGCAAAAATTCTGAAACTGAAACTGTTTTTGGTTTAGCTGCCTAAGATAAAGGCCAACGGAAAAATTGTTGTTATGAGCAACAACAGAATCAAAAAGAGAATTATAGAATGGTGCATCCAAAAGATGACACATCAAAATACAGGCAGTGCGCTCGCTTCCGTATCTTGTCTTGAATTCATCAAAAAGACTATTCACGCACTTTTTACAAAGAGGTGCGTAGCAGTTATTTGCTTTATAAAGTAAGCTGTGAGGTAAACGATAAAAAGTACCAACAGGGTCTTCATCTGAAGTACCACATCGCAAGCAACTATATGTCGGTTTGCTCGTGAGAACGACATCTTCCTCAACAACCTTCTTCTTTCTTGGCAAACAAACACCTCCATTCAAAATCAAAATAAAAGCCGTAGAACGTGCGCACATCCTACGGCAAACAAATACACTCTCTAATGCGCGTGCAGAGCAGAGGCCAAGAGTGTTCAATTCTATAAAAGCCCACCATGATACGCATCGTTGAGAGGCTTAGTGGGGAAAATCAAATTAAGACCTATGACATCAGCTGCGCTCGTATCTTTGAGCCGCCTACCATCATAGGTCTGTTAAACATAAAAACGATGCGACTATGGTACGCTTTTTCAAAAGAGGCGCAATCGCATCTGTATCATCTACTTGGGCTTGCGCCCTGCCGACGAATCGGCTAAGTTTCAAAATAAACCTGCCGCCAGAGGGAGTATAATTGACGGCAGGAATATAAAAGGAGAGATACTGGGTGCGGGAGTTGGATTTGAACCAACGACTTTCGACTTATGAGGACGATTAGCTACCAGACTGCTATATCCCGCGTTATATGATGCCTAAGTGTCATCTACTTCGCAATCGTATGCGCATTACAGGTTGATCATAGATTGACTTCGGACTTGCCTCCAACCGCGAATTGGAGACCGTTTTTGGCACGCCCAGCTGCTTTTGGGACAGCACATACGAGTTTTAGAGACTCGCTTTCTACCTTTGAATTATGGGCGCATAACTGGTGTATCCGGCGAGATTTGAACTCTGCGATACCTCGATTAAAAGTCGAGTGCCTTACCAACTTGGCTACGAATACACAATAGATCCTACCTTTTAGCCGGTGGTAGGAAACCGGTTTTAATTAAAAGCCCTCCGAGAGAAGGACTGGCGTGGCTAGAGGTATTTGAAACCTCGCGCCGGATACTATCCGACCTGACGGTTTTCAGGACCGTTCTCTTCAACCAGACTTGAGTATAGCCACATATAAACCCTACTTTCCTGTACGGCTACCTTTATATAAAGGTGTAGGGAATAGCCGTACAATCTTTGGCGTACCTATTCCGGCTTGAACGGAAGACCCAGAGGTTAACAGTCTCTTGCTCTACCAACTGAGCTATAGATACACAAAACAAGCATCCATCAATCCATCCGAGCTAAGTTGAATTGTTCTCGTGTTGACTGAATACTTGGGCTGATTTTAGGTCGATTTCACGACCGCTCGGGCAGGTTTTACATCTCTGACCTGATGGAATGAACCTACGACACTGCATATATCGTAAATCATTCTGGAAACAAGCGTTCACCTTATCTCCTAGGTGCGGGCGCAGTACCCGGCAGAGTACCAGTTAGTGAGCGAGGTGCAGACGTTCACTCCATAAAACGCTTGTTTTAGACTTTTAAGGCTTCGCATTAACGTAGCGAAATACGAATAGCTTATCATTTCGTTCTACAGAACTACTTTGCATCCAACCATCCGTAGATTGAGTTGGTCTAGGCGGTAGCAACTATTGACCGCACAGCTTGGAGCCACCTGTAGGAATCAAACCTACGACATATGTGGTACGAACACATTATTCTATCTACTGAATTAAAGTGGCATGGAGCCAGTGACATGACTTGAACATGCGAAATCCATAAAGGCATCGGGATTACAAAACCCGCGTTCTACCAACTGAACTACACTGGCACAATAAGCTGGAGCAATCGCCCCAGCCCATAGAAAAGGAGACAACAAATGATGTCCCAAGCAGACCTTGCGGTCGTACTTCTTTTTTAATTCCCCATTTAAATCGGTAGGGGCTCACCGCTTTTAATTTAGACGTACAATGTGCGTCTTATCTTCAGTATATCTGAAAGTGTATCCACCAACAGATTTTCGTTTCCCATTACATACATCATAAATGTGGCTACAACAAATACTTAAAGCGTTTCCTGCTTCTTTTGCACATTGATAAACGTTCTGTGTTTCGTTACATATGATCTCTTTTCGCATTTGTGGAATTATTTTTTTACGAACTTTTTTGCGAATTTCGTATGTATCAATCTCATCTGCAAAGCACCAATGTAACGGTACATTTGTTTTTGGGTGCCTACCAGAAGAACTTCGTTCTTTTTTACAACAACACCCAATATGCGAAGCTCCTGTTTCCATTTCAGCTTCAGTTTCACTCTCGAATTTTTTATCAAGCTCAAAACAATATACTTCTTTTTTACATTGATTTTTGTAACTCAATGCATATTTTATATTCTCTTTTGTTTTATCAGACAAATAAAGCCAATGGTAACCACAACTGGTTCCACATTTTTCATCACAACATCTTCTTATTGCTGGTGCTGCAACATTATATTCTTTTTCTATTTCAACGAATCCATCGTAAATTTTATCAAGCTCAATGCAATAAATCTGTACTCTTTCGGATTTATGTATCTTTATCAATTTTTCAATAGTCTTTGGTGAATGTTTCTTTCCGATATTTCCACCAGACTCTAAATTGTATCCAAAATTGTCATTGGTAGTATTATATAAAGATATATAGAACCTTTCGAAGTTATCAATAACTGATTCACTACAAGAACAAATAATATAGAACTGAAAACAGTTTTCACCATATTTGTTCCACGCTCGTTGTAAATACTCATTATGATGTTCGTTTTTGCGTAAAAGATTTTTATGGTTGTTTATTCGTCTTTCAATGTTTTTACTTTGTCCAATATATCTCTTTCCGTTTGCAAGATTTTCAATACAATAAATTCCACATAACTTTTTTCTTGACGGTTTAGACATAAAATATACCTCCAGTATTTCAACATAAATAAAAGTGGGTATCACTTTCGTGACGCCCACTCGTTCAACAAAGTATTTAATTTTTCATCCTTTACGTATACCCAGAACAACTTCTTGCTATTTGGGTTTAACGCGGCGAGCTTATATCTAAGTCCACCATTATATAGAAAATTTCTAAGAGGAAGAGAATAACAACAATAAAGTTCCGTATTCATTTTTACCTCAATTCAAATAGACAAGCTTGGATTTACCATCCAAGAAATGTCCATCTCTGTCCAGATAGAGAAGCATAAAGCCTTCCTTCTGGGAATTAGTTAGATTTCCATCCGTGTACCGCATTTGCTTAGTATCACAACAACAGCCCTGCTCATAAATCATGGTGTTACCAATCTTATATGAACCAATACGGTGGGTGTGAGCCATAGCGATACACTTGAACGTGTAACCCTCATTCCTAAACCAGTACATGGCCTTCTCAGCAGTCTTTAAAGGACTACTGGAGAATGTTCTTGGATGGCAAAAGATAATATCTTTGTACTGTGAAAACCAAGTTCCAGAATATTCGATATCAATATCCTCGAACACGTCGCATAGCGGCTGATATTTTACCTTCGCACGAGACTTTCTATCATAATGAGTGAACCCGTCAGTGAACAGAAGGTCAAATACTGTCTCTGGCATAAGCTCCTGAAGCTCGTTATCGAGATTCTTGGCAAGATACCGCTCCATGCGAAGCTCGTGGTTGCCGTAGTTCACAAGAACTTTCTTGGGCTTAATCAACTCAATCAAATCCATCATGTATTGTCTTGCTTCAATCAACTCATCCATAGGAGAAACCTTGTATGTACATACAAACTTCGACAGACTGGTTTCATCTACCAGATCTCCGTTTACCTGAAGGATATCAATCTTGCCAGCATACTCACTAAAAGTCTCAATGGGCTTCTGGAATGGAATATGTAGGTCGGAAATAGACAGGATGCAGGTTCCCACATCTCTATTAGATAAGGACTCCTGATACTGCATACCCGCACGGAATGCTTTAAAACGCTTGCGATATGCGCACTCACCAAAATTCTTGCCCAACTCATCATTGAGCACCTTGGATGCGCCATCCCAAGTCAATTCTCTAGCCAGAACAGCATTCCCGATTCTTACAAAGAAGTCATCGCTCGTTTCTTCTGGCCGTTTATTATAGCAACCCATTGGTATCAAGCCTGGTCGCCCAGCAGCTCATCAGAAGTAGAAATATTGATAGTAACACCCTCAATACCATCCCACTTTGCCAGAGCTTCCTTCAAATTGAAGACATTCTCACCGTCCTTGGTGATCTCGGTGATAGTGCCCTCGGCAGTATCAATAATAGCGTTCTTAAAAACAACACTCTTCTTAGCAACCATAATTTTATTCTCCCTTATATTTTATTCCAAAATTGAAGTATTTTAGCATTCAAGAGCATCAGCCCAAGTGCTAATCCAACCACGATGATTTGTATTCAACTCACAAATTGCGGTACGGTCATGCCCCCTGAAATGCTCCATGTACGGAATCAGTGCCGACCGTTCCGGGTGCTTATACAAGTCACATTGACCAGAATGTCCGATCGCAATGAGGAGGCACGAGTCTTTTACTCGCGTAATGACTTTCTTCGCATCGGCTAGAGTGAAATTTTGTATTTCGTCGAGGATAATAACCTTGTTTTCAAAGTTGACACCTCGCATATAAGTATGTGCTGCACACTGGATGTACGCACCATACTTCTGACTTTCAGGATTTTCATCAGCAATTACCGCCGTATTTGGATTAACGCCAATGGTTTCAAGAGCCTCGAAAAGTGGCTCCATGTACGGAGCACTCTTTTGTTCCTGAGTTCCTGGAAGGTAACCCTGTTTCTCTTCCTGAGTAGGAGATACAATATACACAATGCCATTGTAACGACCATACTTAACAAGCAGGTCAGCGACACCAACAGCAATGGTAGTCTTACCGGTTCCGGCACGGGCATTCGCAAAGACGACATCAATATTAGGGTCCCAGATAGCGTCCCTAAAAATTTTCTGTTCTGGATCAAGCGTCATACCATAAAAGGTAGAATACTCATCCAAACTCTGAGGAATATCCTTCTTCTTACGCATTTCAGTCTTATCAGAAGCCATATATTACAACTCTCCCTTAATTAATTTTGTTTATACCTAGATAAATGTGTTAAATTATACACACTGTTCTAGCCAGTAAATTTTATCAAACTTCCAAAGTAATCTGCATTTTTGTGCATTTACTTTCTTACAATGTTTTGTTTTTGACTGAAAATTCAAAGCCAGCAGTTCCGGATATAAAGCAGTAACATATCCTGTATGGATTTCTCCATTTTTATATGTATAGGAAACTAAATCCCTATGCCGGATTCCTAACACATTATCAGTTTTAGCTTTTGATTTCCTTCTCATAGGTTTGATAATCCATTCTTTCACATCGCAAGTGTCAGAAATACAATCTGTGATACATATGGCATCATTACTGTGGGATTTTACTATATTCCATTCAATCCTTTTGTTTGCAGTTTCACCACCGTTAGTCAGATGCAATGGTCCCAATTCGGATATTCTCTCCCGCAGATAGTTTTTACCTTGCATAACATGCATGGCGTAATCAAATCGTTTGGGCTTGGAACCAATAATTTTGAAATATCTATCTTCAAATTCTCGTTCCCTGCCTTCTGTCTTTTGATGGCAGCCGGAGCAAAGTGTAATCAGATTTCCAATGGTATCTGCTCCACCATACTTTCTTGCTTTGATATGATGTACTTCTAATACACAATTGGATCTTCCACATTCCTGACATTTACAGCCATCACGGATAATTGCAGCTTTTCTAAGGTTTTCATCCAAACGGCTAGATTTCTGATACTGCCACCTGTAAGGTTTGTAACCATCTGTCATCGCACGGATATCCATACAGACATCTTCAAGGTAATATTCCTGAATATTAATCCACCTATTAAGCTGATATAATACCCTTAAAACAGCATCTTTCTTCTGTTTAATACTTGGAGCAAGCCTGCCACTTCTTTTGGAAGAATGACGGTTATTAAACCTTGCCTGTCTGTATCTTTTATGGTAACGGTGATAACGTCTATATCCACGTCTTACATCCATGAGATGTTTTACATCCTGGCGTTGCTCAATCGTTCCTTTAAAAACCACTTTGTTTTTGGTAGGACATTTCTGAACAATGGCAAGACCAACATGGGCAGAACCGTCATCAATTCCAACTACTACCCGGCTTTCATCATACTTATCAGGCTCAACTTCTTTTTCTAATTGAATCACCATGGGGTATCTGGATTTTATTTTTGCTCTGCCTTTTCTAACCAGATACCAGCCCTTATTCACTTTTGTCGGTGCTAATGGCCGATTGTTTTTATCAACCACAAAACAATATGCCATTTCATTTTCCATCTCTGGATACCTTCCTTTCGGAGTAATCTTCGTCTTGCCAATGTCGGGGAAGGTATATGTGTTTCTCTGTTATCTGTACAGGACATTAGCACAGTTTCTTGATTGGCACTCACAGAGCTTCAGACTGACGAGTACATCTAAAGGTGTGTCTTTAACCTTTTCCCTAACGTAGTTCGTATCTGCAACATATCTTTCGATAGTAGCAGTCACTAAGGCTTGAAACCTATTGTTAAGCAAGTGTAAACAAGAAATGTAATTATACACTTGTCCACTTGTTTACACTTTTGTCTATATATTAGACTGCTTAATAATTAGTCCTTTAATTGAACTCATCCACATTATCGCAAATCTTATCTACGATACCAAAGTTGACCTGTTCAGTAGCATCCAGATACCAATCCTTAGCCTTATTCTTAGTCATGGTCTTCTTGTCGATAGTAGAGTGAGCCATAATATACTCACGCATCTTCACAACCTGCTTCTCGTAATAGTCCATAGCCATCTTAGACTGCTCGAAAGTACCCTGAGTACCGCCAGAGCCACTGTGAATCAGCGCGGTAGAGTGAGGCAGAGCAAAGCGCTTCTGACCAGACAATAGCATCACAAGAGCGGCGCTCATTGCAATACCTGCGTTAATCGTCCAAACAGGAGTCTTACTCAGCGCAACAACATCAATAAAGCTAAACATAGCATCCAGCTCGCCGCCGTAGCTATAAATAAACAGCTTAATAGGCTTGCGCTGCTCAACAGGAGTATCCTTATCAATACGGTTGTACTGCAGAATCTTGCGCTCAATTTCAATCAGAGACTGGTCAATCTCAAAATCAATAAAGAAGATGCGATCCTTCTCATCGACATAGAAGTTCATCATCTCAGGAGAGGGGAGACCGCCACCATTCATCAGGTTGGTGATCCCTTCTGGCAGTTGAATTTCAAAGTCCAATAGTCTATACCTCGTTCTTTCAAAGATTAGTAACGTGCGTTACGCTGCATCTGCTTCAGCATCTCAACAGCGGCAATATTAAAAGGAAGCAGCTCAAGATATCGAGCAGACTCTTCCAGATACCGTTTGTGACGGGTCTTTGCAATGCAAGCATGAGGGAAGACCTTTCGCACAGCCTTCGCTTCGGACTTAGTAATTTCAATCATTAGGTAAAACACCCTTTCAAAATAAAATAGGTAGGAAGAAAACAAGCGTCCTCGCTCTCTCCCTACCATAACTTTCCGCACTGTGTTTTACTCTATATATGTAAAATTATAACGTATCTGCGTTAAAATACTGCACTTTTTCACATTTCATAAATCAAACATTTTTCTATTTTGCGCGGTTTTCTCAATATTTACGTTTTTAGCGCACTTACGACAGTATTTTTGTCTGCGTCCAGTGCGAGCAACCATCTTTCCACAACAATCACACTTGACGTATTCTTTCCCACAATACTGACTCCATAGAATGCCAGCATTCTCAAAATCGTCCACGAAAATCTCATGAGGAGAATCCGGCTCCGCAATCAAAACATGGATATTTAAGTTGTCAATCTTTTTCAGGCTGGCAAACCCAATAAAGCCAAGATTATGTAACTCGCAAATCATCTCGTTCTGTTTTTTCTCATTCACGGATATGTTTGCCATCCTAAAAATATCAGCCGTATCTTCCGTAATCCAGTAGTTGCATTTTTCATTAACGGCAATATGGTATTTTGCCAAACACAGCATCGTGAACATCAGGCGCTGCATCTGCTTGCTTTCGAGTGCTTGAATCTTCTCAACCTCTGCTTTTGTAATGCACACACCATCAAGCTCCACCATGGGACGACCCTTGGCAGAAGCAATCGCCTTATCAATCAGTTCTCTATCCAGAACCTTGTTGTACCCTTCAAAATGACGTAACATATACTCGTTGATCTTTTCTCTTACGTCATCCTTTGAGTATCCCTTATAGAAATAATACTTCGCAACATAATGCAAAACATGCCCCGCTTTCTTCCAAGGCACATCCTTCTCTAGCCACTCTTCAGCATAAAGAACTTCATTCAATACAATCATCCGCATCCTCCTTGCTATTCATGTCAACCAAAACATCCTTGAAACGCTTGCCGTCATATTCAATATCGCCATTCTCATCCTGCACAAGAGAATGCACCATACCATTATGTCGTTCCAATAAGCGTTTAATCAAAGTATCGTGAAATAACTCCCAAACAATTGCAATACTTGATGCATTCTTCTTACAAAGATCAAGCATAATATCGCAAAGCGCATCGTCGTTAGAACACTTATCATGAAGATTGCGGAACATACTTTCCTGATACAGCGCAATGCGCTCCTTGCGGTCTGCGCCGGTTTCTTTATTATTGTTTCCGTTGCCAGAATGGATTGCGTTGCCACGAGCAAATCTCAAGTAGTCCTTAAAGATAGAGCGGATGCCATAATACTGAGAGTTGGTATACTCCACACCAGACTTGAGCGAGTCGTAATCAAACTTGCGCCTTATTTTGAGTTCTTCTTCAAAATCTTCCAGCTCGTCCTCAACAGTCCAGCACAGACGGTTCATGGTACAAGAATTGATTCCGACCGGCATCCGATAGAGGTAATACTGGATAACCATTTCATCCACATCGTCCTTAACGGTCTTTTGCATAATCTCATCCAGACCGGCAAATCCATCCCACTTGATACGCTTGCGAGCTGCGGCCACATACTGCTTGTAATCACGCATCTGAGCAGGGTAGATGTAGCTCATAAAGTATGGCTTACGCCATGCGCAAATACTACTCCAGAACTTCTTATCCTCGATAGTATCAGGATTATCATCGTCTTTAACGGCGCAAGCTTTATTGTCATACCAGTATTGCGGCATATCTGTCGTAGCTACGCCTTTTATTTTGTCGATCGCGTTTTGTTGATAAAGCTGTCCGCAGATAATGCGATACGTAAGTTCATCGTACTCTTTACTACCTTGCTCAAATTTACTTCGCACATCAAACATCGTTGTAATTCGGTTTGTTGTACGTCCAATATTATCTCCAAATCCGCTGATATTAGATTCAATAAAATCCTTTTCGGTCGGAAGCTTTTTCTCGCATTTGTGCTGGACACAAAGAACGACCGGCTCATTTACCCATTTATCAATGAGAACTCTATTGTCGGTAGAAAATGTAAGGTCGGCATCGAAATCTTCACCGTTAAGTGCTGCACACATATTATCCCACGCATTGGTGATAAACACGGACTTCATATAGCGATACCAGTATTGGCAATCATCAGATGCATTCAAATTCATGCACCGAACATTTGCCATCTGACTCATAGGAGCTCTAAAACAAGCAACCCTCTTGACGTCCCTATCATTCCAAAAACGACTGTAAACCTCACTGGCCTTCAATAGTCCGGTTACCTCCATCCGAAACATAGACTGGCAAAGCGCATAAGGGTCTCCGCTTGCTACCTGAAAATTCCCTCGTACCTTTACAACACCCGTTTTTGCCTGAGAGATTCGCTTTTTAATAAAGTATCGAATCCGATTCTGCACATAAGGGTCGTTAATCATTTCTGGCTCAATCATAAGAGCCTTAATATAGTCGTTTTCCAGACTGTTTATGTAATTCGGGTCATCACGCATTCCACTACCACGCAGGTACAACAGCGCATCACGCCAATCACCGCCCATAACGCCCTTAATCTCGTCTAAGGTTGGTTTCACAAGTTCATGAATCTCATCGTTCGTAAGCTGGTAACTCTGAATAAACTGATAATTCAGATTGCGCTCCTCATCAAGCTCCAACTCACAAGTCTTGGTTACAGAGAAGTGATAGTGGTTCCCTCTACAGTTTTCAAGATAGTCCTCACAACTATGGTAACTATCCCACAGCTTCAACATAGAGGTACTAAGAACTACTTGAATCCTATTTATATCACGATAATCTCCCCATGCGTCTTTTAGCATATTCTGTTTCGCTACCTTTTTAGCGAACTCACGGAAAGGGAAGGGAAATAACATGCCTTTACAGAACGCATTCCGCACACAGAAACCAGACGCAGTAGATGGCAACTTCAAATCTTCACTCCACTGTTGTGCAAGATCATAACTAATAAGTCCAAACCCATCATTTGCACACAGCTCACAATCGTGTTCCTTATCTTCAACTATCGTAGGTTCTCCAGATACTCCGTCATCCAGAACAACAACATGGTCTTTAAAATGCGTATAACAATCATCAACAACAAGCACACCATCAGGGTCAGTAACCGGAATAGAAGCAGAGCAGGCAAGTGCTCTATAAGCCTCTAATTTTGCAGGTACAAACTCCATTCCTTTATTGCGGCCATTATCGATTCGCTTGCGGATCTCGTCAACAAGACGGTCACTCACAAACACAATCGTACTATTCTTAACGCCACCAGTGGTTCCAACCAGACGGCGATACGTAATTCCATTGATTTTAAACCCCTTTGGAGAACACGCCCGGCGGTAATCATTCTTCTTATCAACCACCAAACACATATAATCCGGCTTAAACTGAACTGCATCCAGCTCAGTATATAATCTCCGAATCTCCCGGCGGTTCTCCAAACAAGAGGGTTCATTCCGCAGCATCTTAATTCTACGCTTGATACTTCGTGCTTTAGCCTCTGCATCCGTAACACCATTCAACTCATCAATCCATCGTAGAACAGTGCTATCAGCCAGTGAGATGATCTCGTGGTTTCGTCTGGCTTCATCCAATGGTAGAGTTAAATCCCATTTTGCTTCAACTAGACGCTTTGTATGGATCTTAAAAACAAACTTCTGGCAAGTTTGCTGCTTTGCCATTCGGCAGTCACCTCCGTATTCTTCTAAAACGTATCCTGTATTACATAGCTATAAAGAAAAAATATAAAATTAGGCTTTTACAGATAGCAGCTCTCGCCATCTTCCATAGCCTTGAGCCAAAGTCGTTCACGCTCCTGATAGAGCTCATCCAGCATATCATCAGCAGCCTCGTACTCCCGGCGGGTCAGGCTGGCATAATTCATATCCCGAATTAAATACTTAATTTCCGCATCAACATCCTCGTAAGTGCGCATCACTTAACCTCCTCAGCTACCAAACGAATCGTCTCATCAATCTGTTCAAGCTCTGCCAGCAAAACATCCACTGTATCAGCTTCACTCTCGGAAATATTCAAATCCTTAATCTTATGTAATGCCCACTCAAGGTTCTGGTAATAGCCAACCGTAACCTCCTTTACGCCGGTGCCCATCTCACCAGTCTTTGGGTTCTTGCCGGCTGGCCGCTGCTCAACAATAACGAGATTTCGCTCGTCGCAATTCTTTATAATGTATTTACCAATCTGCACTCGCATATCTTAGCCCTCCTTTACTTTGCGGCTTGCTTCAGAACGGGGAAGAATGCCCTCTTTCTTCAAACGCTCGTAAATATACGCCTTACCACGTTCAGTCCAACGCATGTGCTTACTAGATTTCTTTTTGCAGGTTTCCTTATCAAAGTAAGGAGTAGTCTCGTATTCAACAAAGCCTTCTCCGTCAAACTTACTGTAAAGATACCAGTGAGTGATCATCTTGTCGCCATGCTTTGACTTGCAAAAATACTGGAGGCCGATATCATGAAGTTTCGTATTCATACGCGCTGCAGTCCAGCCATATTCCTTTGCAATATCAGTAACCGTATATGTGCTGGTAGACTGCAAAACCGCATCACAGTAGTCAGAGCGAGGAGTTAGGTACTCGTTTGTTTCCTTTAGCTGTTTATTTTTACTAGAAAGAGCGGCAATGCGCTTATCACGCTCTGCAATCTTATTCTGTGCAACAAGCAATGCAGCAGACAAAAGCTCATCGTCAGTCATTTGCTCTTGACCTACAATATAACCGCCAGTCTTACGAATAGATGGAATAATTTCATCCGCAACAAGAGCTTGGAATTTTTCGGCAGCCTCATTTTTTGCCTTCATTGCCAAACGATAAAAAATATTTTCTGGAATATAATCTCCCGTGGTACACTTCTGTTCCACGCCAAGATCAGAAAGATGCTGACGAACTCGCGTCCAGTTTACAACAATATTTCCACTATCGGCTTTCTTAACAAAGCCAAGGCCACGGGCAACATCTTCCAACCGAAGATATGCAGTTCCATCCTGCTCATAGCAAGATACACCATACAGATTCACAATCTCAAAATTTTGACTCATTAAACAATCTCCCTTTTAATATGTATTTATATTTAAAACAAGAGCAACACAGACTCTTATTTAATTCTCATTCACACGGCTTGCCTCAAATACAGCCACATCGTTCATGAAATCATTGATATGTAAATACTTGTCAGCCTTCCGCACAGTCTTAGGCTTAAACTCTTGACATTTGCATCGCACCTCGTCACAAGTCGCAAAGCACGGAATCTCGTACCGGCATTTCGTGCAAACATGCTTCTTATGGAACTCCGGCAAGCGCCCAGCAGCTTGGTAGCATTCATAAGTAACCTTTAAATCAATCCAGTAGGGGTTATCAAAATTCATTGTCGTCACACTTTCTTTCACAATTTGTTTCAAACGTTGCATTTGGAACATCATCGTCGTCCCAAATATCAATATTTACTCTCATGGTCTCTTCTATAAAATGGCGGATTAAATTATCATCATCAAGAATCTTTATGTCATATAAAAATTCTGGTTGTTCACCCCAAATTGTGTTCTCAAAATTTGGATTCAACTCACTCATCATACGACCGCAACGAAGACTTTTTAACTTGAAGACACCATCACACATAGCATTGTTTACCTTTATGTATTCTTCTGACGGCGAGATTTTTTCGATACGTTTCATTGCTCTATGGAGAGAAGACGTTTCTGTGATGATATGATACATTGGATAAGCATTGTCGTATCCGAATTCCTTGAATATTTCCTTTCGTAATTTTCTGTAATACTCTTCGCTTCTTCCGTTGAAAAATATTTCACGTTCACTCTCGCATTGTTGACCCTTTCCATTTTGAAAGCTTTCAATGATTCTTGTGATCATTTTTAAATATCTTGTATATTCTTCTTTTGTTGGCAAATGAAGCTCACGAGGAGACCGCCTAAAAAATACCACTGGCTCAACCTTCCATATGATTTCTTTATTTCGAGCCATCGCCTTAAACGCGGATTTTACGTATCCTTCCATTGCTGCTTTTGCATTATACTTGAAAAGCTTTGCTTTTATTTCCATCTCAGAGTCTATATCGTGAAACTGCCTACTATAGTCTCTAAAGCTTTCATTCGTCATACCGCAAGAGAAAAATATGTCATAAGGATTCCAGAAAAGTTCAATCTTGTCCTCATCGTGCATATTGCATTCTTGAATCAGCTGATATGCAATCATATTTTCAAGCATCAGTGTGTACTTGCTTGTCCCAGGTGCTGGCCGTGGTGGTTTTATTTCTGAATCTGGACGGATACTTATAATGGTATAGACGTACCCATCTTTCTTAAATTCAACAAACCTATCAAGATCAGCCAGAAACTGAATCTTACTATTTCCTCCAACAGGCTTATCATTTTCAGATGAATTTGTTAAGGCTCGGAAGAGCGCCCCGAAATTCTTAAACGAGTCTCCATCTTGAAGCTTTCGCGCGTTCTCTTTTGTCACAGTATGTATCTTCCTCATAAAGCCTCCAATCTGAATTGCCAAATATTACCAGTAGTTTGTCCATAACTTTCACATATAAATAAGGAATAGAATTAGGAAAAGTTATGGACAAACTTTTCTTTTCTAAAAAATTAGTTGTACTTTGAATTCTGTAAGGTTCTATCGCCCACAACTCTTCTTACAAAATATCTAACAATGGTTTACTCGACTTGAAGCTATGGCGCGTAAGCGACATAGATTCAATTTGAGTAAACCTACGAGCGTCCTCAGACGCGAGATCCCTCTCCACGCCCTGTCTGGAAGACTGCTATAAATATCCACTACAGTCATTCCATCACTAACTCCTTCACAGTATCCTGTATTGTATAGCTATCTACACTCATTATACCATGAGAATGCCAAAAATTCAATAGCTACATAATACAGGATACGAATATTTCTAGCGCCTATTATAATAAGGTATGTTTCTTGGAGTATCATCTGCTGTAGTCTTTCCAGACAGTGACCGTCAGCTTACTTAGCGATGATCGTTATTATACATTATTCTCTATGAAGGACATCCATGTGCTCCATGTATTCTGTGTAAGCTGCCAGAGGCTACAATCATGCTCCTTGTAGGTCTTTAGAATCCCATGAGAGTGCTACTCAGATGCTATATCAGTCCATTTCTGGCGATAGGGGAGTACAGATAGGTACAAATAGGTACTTTATGCTCCGAAGAATGGTCGTTTTCGGTACATTTATAGTACACATCGGAAAAACCCGCATGAAACCTAGGTTTTTCAGACTTTATTGGCTCAAAAAGGAATAAAATAAGGAGTAAAAGATACAAATAAAAAGAAAAACTAGCAAAAATATAACGCAAGTACGTTGAATTCTAGCTAGTTACCGAATGAGCTACCGATTGAAAAATAGCGATTTTAAGCCATTTTTAGACATTTTGGATGGGAAAGTGAGTGATTTGAGGGTGTATATAGAAGAGGGTATAGGGGTGTATTTTGGGATATTTTTATCAGGGAAAATGTACCCGGGGAGGGAAGTAGAAGTGTCAAGAAATTATTTATTAACAGATTAGAAATGATAAAAAGTAGTAGTGTTGGCTGCCAATAGGAGAGATATTGGTGGAATTATTGGGAATTGAAGATAAAATAACTCGTAAAATATTACGATAAAGCGTTATTTCTTGAGGGTGAATAAGAAAGATGTACTGGGGGCTTGGCTTGCTGCCTGGAACGTCCAAAAAATGGAAAGTATGCCCCACGGCTTGAGTGCTGGAAATGCTCAAAATACGGCACTCAACAGGGCAAGGGCAAGGCGTGGTTGTGGCGGTATCTGGTATCTGATACCATGCCAAAACAAAAGCTAAAAAGTTTAACTATTTCAGCCGGGAATTGAATTTGCAAATTGATTGCATTTTTGTGTTCGATTGTTCAAATTTGAAATACTTTATCACTTTAACACTTTACCGTACTAAAATCTGCTTTTTGGCCTGATCAGGCACTTTGCTTTAATACTTTATCACTTTGCCGTGCTAAACCATCCCATTTTCCCTTATAATGTAATTATAATATAAAGCAAAAATCCATTTGTTGCGTGTGCAACATTTACGGTAATACCGCTTGACTTTTACGGTAATACCGGCTATAATACAGTCAAGCTCAAGGGCAACACCGGAAAGCGGAAAACATGATGGTCCTGAAACACCGGAAAATTTCAGTTTCCACTTTTTGACGTTTCACCGCTTGAGCAGTTCAAAAAATAGGGCTTGACAAAACGGTAATACCGTGATACAATACAGTCAAGCTCAAGGGCGAAAGCCCAAAAGCAAAACCCAAAACCCAATAGCACATTGACAAGTCAAGACTTCTGATTTTAGCCTGTTTGGTTTAACTCTTGTTTAATTACAAGAAAAATCATGCAACAAAAGTCAAGATTAGAAGTCTACCATATCGGCAAAACTTTCGGGTTTTGTTGGTACGGTGCGGCAAGTCACAATTTGCACCTTGAAAAACACGCTAAAGTAGAACGTTGTGAAACGCCGAAATTCCGTCAAATTGGCAAACAAGATGTTTTAGACGCAAGTCTTTCACTGGTCCCTAGGTAGACTATACCTAAGAGGATCAGCAAGGATGGTCAACAGTATGCACCTTGTATCAAAAGCGTACTGTACCAGAACACTAAACAGAAAAGAGGTGTATTCAAGTGTTCAAAGAAAAGCTCAAAGCCGTTCTTTTTGTAGCTCTTTTTACTATCGGTTTCATTCTCATTACCGCTGGTATGCTGGTTAGCTTTTGCGGATTGGCATACATGGGATATGCGGTTGTCCTAACCGTCTACGGCGGTTGTTCACTTCTTGCAACAGCTCTTGTTGAGGACATTCTCAAGTAAGTCTATCCGGCAAAAGCCGTCACGTCAATACACAATAATTATAGCACAACAAAGGAGATAATACTATGTCTAACCTGTCTAACGTCTGTCTGTCCATCCGTAAATCTTGCCGTGCAAGCTCTGAGAAAAAAGGCTATGCAAGCAATGGCAAGATGCTCATTTCCTACACCGTCAAGAACGGTCTGAACACGCTCAAGGCATACCCTAAAAAAGTGCCTGAGTACCTTCTCATGGACGAAAAAGAGTACAACGCATACGGCAAGGCTGTCCAGTACGTCTACAACACGGCTTGCAATCTTAACAAGAGCAAGAGCAAGGGAGAAAATGCGGCTATTGTTAAGGTCTACACCGATAACTTCTATGAGTGCCTGAATGAGCTTGCAATCATCGTCTTTGGCGATACGTTCAAGATGGCAGAAGCGTCCGATCTGGGTGGAAAGATTTTGTCTATGGTGGAAGCATACCTTCCCAACATGGACGGCGATTATAACCCTAGCAACCTTCCTATCAACAAGTTCGTCAAAGCTCTTGAGCCTATGCTTGAAGCGGTAGCAGCTCAGACCGTCTACCTTGAGGACTATCAGCGGGATTATAACCTTGCTGAGAAGCGTTGTAAGGCACGTTTGGCAAAGGCAAATTCTCAGCTCTCCAACGCTCAGAATGCCCTTGATGATGCTCAGAAAGAGCTTGACAAGTACAAGGCTCAGTGTGAGAAAGACGCAAGCGATAACACTATTAAGGATGCCACCAAAGAGAAGCATAATAAGGCTATGCTGTCCGCTCAGACCGTCTACGACGAAAAGAAAGCCGTTGTTGATACCATCAAGAACACTATCAGCTCTTGGAATATCAAACTTGAGGAAGCACGCAAGACTTTTGAGGAAGCAGACAAGGCTTTTAAGGCAAGTTCTAATAAAGTTGCCGCTTGAGTTAGTTACCGCTGACAGACCGGGTAAAAGTCTGTCCCTGTCGGGCGGTAGAAGTCCGTCCCCTGATGATGGCATGAGCCGAAACAGGATTCTAAGAAAGAGGTGAAATATCTTGAAATCCTATCAGAATACGATGGGAGAAGTGCGTCAGAACACTTCTGGGCACTCTATCATCTACAACGGCACAGAAGTCAAAGAGCTTGATCTTTACGGCACAATTGACGGCGTTGTGTTCGTCAGTCGTCCGTTTATCGCAATGAAAACAGGCTTTATGCCTATGTACGTCAAAACGTCTATTGGATGGACTTCTATCCATCCTTGCAAGATTGTTAGCTTCATTAAAGAAGCATACCACGCAAGAAGTGTTTCCCTTTATGACTGGAATGCCTATCAGCAGAGTAAGAAAGAAAAGCGTCTTGTAATGGAAAAGGCAAAACAGCAGCAGAGCGAAACAGCTTTTCTCAGAGCGTCACAAGCTAATGCAGAGGGCTCTTTGCGCTATCATAAGAGCAAGAAACGTCTTGATGACCGCTATAATGAGGCGGGCAAACCGGCTCAGAAAAAGCGTTCTCAGCGTGTTGTATTTGGCTCTAGTGAATACATCACAGTTTCCGGCTGGATCTACGGCAAAGAAGTCTTGATGAATAATCATAGCTTCCGCATGGATGAAAGAATGTCGTACTACATGGACGGCACTGGATGCTGTGCCCGTGATTTCGATAACAGAGATATGCGCCCTTTGAATGACGTGTTTCCTGTGAAATCTGGCAAGAAAGCAAGGTGATAATTTTGAGTTTGACAGCAATTCGTCAGAATGATATAATTGCACCATCAAGAAAAGGCGGTGCAATTATGGCAAATCGTGATTATGGCAAGGAATACGAACGTGAAAAATCGCGTGCAAAAATAATTCCCATCAAGGTAAGTCCAGAGTTTTTTGATGCTTTTACAGCAAAAACAGAACTTGATGGAACTTCTAAAAACGCAGTTCTAAAAGCTTGTGCAGAAGCATATACCTATGGAAATCTTATCCTTGATGAGAATGGAAAGCCTCAAATATTAAAGTGAGTTGTTATACTTCGGATTCATATTTTTTAGACGGATATTCTTCACTAACATCAGAGAAAAATTCTGCAATATCCTTTACGAATTGGCAAAGAATTTCTTTTGCGGTTGCACGTTGAGTGCCAAAACCAACAACGTCTGTAAACTCAGACCATTCTTCAAAGAAATCATAATACGATACAAGTCTTTTTCTATTGTTAATGATAAAGTCTGGTGTAACATCGAGGTAAACAAGTTCACCATCATCAAGAGATTCCATCCATGTATCATCGTAATAATTAAGCAAGTCAAAGAATGTGTTAAATAAGTTACTGGAGTTTTCTTTATATTTGTCACTTGCAATCATCTTTTTGGATTTGAAAAATTCAAGAATTGAAATCGTATCAGACAGCATTGACGAGTAGTGTTCTATAAGAGTGGTGAAAACAGATTCGTTTAGCATAGCAAGGACTTCCTTTCAAATTATGATGTCTCTATTCTAGCAGAACCGAATACTCACGTCAACAAACACCTTATGACCTAAAACTCATAGGGTGTTATTTTTATGCCCTAAAATGAATATTTATGCAAACATTATGCAGAATATGCAAAAATGAAAACACGTCAAAACAAAAAGAAAAGCCATGTGAAAATAATTCACATAGCAGAAGGGAAGTGATCTATTTACTTGTGATTCTCTATCCACTCATCATGTTTTGTTTTCAGTAGTTTGAAATCGCAGCAATGATCGTGCAAGAAGTGTTTAGGATTGCAACCAATTCTGTAAACAGACTTCGCTTTGTTGGTGATTTCAAATTCAAAAGACCGGCAGAATGCAAGCTCTTTAATAAGCAGATCTGCATAAGCTGAGTCTGATTCACGAATCTTCTCGAAATCCTTTTTGGTGAGAACGGAATTGGGTACAGGGAACATGAAATTAAACTTGATAGAGGACAGAATATTCCCAAGAGTATCACTAATGAGAATGCAAGTTTTTTGATTCTTTGTGTTAGATGAAATGGGTGCAAAATAATTACAGTCATTGACGGCCAGAGCTACCCCACAAACGAATTTGCGGTTGTTATCGTAAATGATATGTGGAACACGATGGTCAAATTGGCGTAAGTATGCAGCATAGTCTGGATCTACATCATAAAAATTTAGCATAAAGACTTCCTTGCATTAAAAAAGAGGTGGATTTCGCCACCTCTTAAATTAAAGTTCCTCGCTTTCGGTGGAGGTATACCACGAATTAAAGACTGTCTTTTCGGCGACAGAACCACGAATTAAAGACCATCTTTACGGCGATGGAACCGCGAATTATGAAGATTGAATCTTGTTTAGATTCTTTCTTCACTATCATTATATACGAAAGAAGTGATTTTGTCAAGGGAAAATTGAAAGAAACACCGAAAAATTTTTCTTATAAAAGAGGAGTTCTATTATGGCAATTATTTCTATTGAATCAGCTCTTGATGTTGCCATAACATTTTGTGATACAGAGCTTGTAAAAATCTATCAGGAAGCTCTAGCAGAAGCCGGTACTGAATACGTCAGCACCGCAAAATGCTGGATTAAATAAGAAAGGATGTTTGTTATGAAATCGCTTCTCATGCTCTTTGGTTACACTGCATATCAAGCCGGATGTATTGCGCCCATGATGTGGGTTTTCGTTGTTGGTGCTGTCGCTATGGGTGTGGCAGAATGGAAAGGGTGGTTGAACTGATGAACAGAGAAGATATTGAAAAGATCGTTGTTTTCAACCACTTTGGTAGATGGAAGATGACTACTTACGAGAATTACAGCGCATATATCATGGATGCGAATAAGTGCTGTAACCTCATTGTGGCAGATGCAAAAGAAGCTGTTGAGTGTGTAAAAATGTACTATCCTGATGCTGAAATTATAGTAAAGTAAATCCATTTTGTGACCGTCAATTCAAAAACATTTATAAATTCAAAGGAGATACTACCATGAAAAAGAACGTCAACACTTCCGTTACTACTACCGCAGCCGCTATTTCCGCTCGTCAGGTCGCTTGTGAAAAGGTCATAAAAAGCGGTGTTACCTTGAACGGTTGCCTTTACGCTGAAATCCCTCTCGATCTGATTCGTGTTGATGTTTGTTATCAGCGTGAAATCGGTGGTGCTCGCTGGCCGCGTATCAACGCAATAGCAGCTGGGTGGGATGCAAATAAGGCTAACAGCGTTCTTGTTAGCTACCGTACTGATACGCAGTATTTCTTTGTGCTTGACGGTCAGGGTCGCTTTGTGGCAGCTCAGAAAGCAGGTTTGAAAAAGATCACCTGTCAGATTCTTCAGAATCTCGAACTGAAGGATGAGGCAGAAGCGTTTTTGACGCAGGACGACAACATGACCAAGATTTCCATGCACGACAAGTGCAAGGCCGGTGTTATCGCGGAGCATAAGGATTGCATTACCCTTGTGAATACTCTCGCTCGTTACCAGATTGATATGAAAGAGGTCAACGGTATCGGAACCGCAATGGAAATCTCTGCGAAAAATCCGACTGAAATTGACTGGATTATCGGTCTGATTGTCCGCACTGGTTGGTATGGTCTGCACAACTGCTTCTCTCGTACTACGCTCAAGAGCTTGCACGAGCTGTATAACAAAGATTTTGGCAAGATGGACAGAATCGAAAATGTCTTGGTTCCGGTTATGACCGCAAACCGTCCTGATACGTTCCGCAATGTTTCTGAGCTGGTGTTTACCAAGAGCAATAAGCAGGGCTATCTTGCTATGTATCAGCTGTACACCAACATGATTATGAGTAATCGTGATACTCGTATGAAATTCCTCGAAAAGATTGCAGGTATGGGTATTAAGGTTCCGGCTATCGCAAAGCAGGCTGAATAAATTACATAGCAACGTAATAAATAATTGCGAAAATTACATAAAAGATATGTTTTAAGGAGAGTTTGATATGACCGCAAGAGAATATTGCAAGAGCCATCCTGTAACCGCTTATGATAGCAGCTATAGCCGTTGTGGTGGTTTTCAGATTCATGGCGATATCGAATACGGCATTAACGATTACCTTTATGGTATGTCTGGTGCGCTGTGTGAAGATGAGAAATATCATAGTTATCATCATCTGAAAATCATCTATGCACCGTCTGGCAGAGCATACGTCAAGTGTTTCGGTAAACGAATCTATCTTGATGAGTGCATGAGAGTGTAAAGGAGAACACAAGATGAAAAAAGGTCAATGGTTTATGAACGATGAAACAGGTGTTATCACTAACATTCATCGTGAAGCTGTCGAGTGGTATCGGCAGGGTGCAAACATTTCCATCTGGATCAACGGCGTTGTCGTTTGCCGTTGGGGTCACTGATAAGAAAAGGAGAATAAAAAATGCGTGCTACTGTTGAAGTGTATGAGAACAATGCAGGCGGTATCTGTGTTGCAGTCTTTGGTCAGAATGGTTTAACGAATCTGTTTGTCGTTACTCCTGATGGTAATGAAACAAGAATGACGAGGGCATTCTATCAGGAAGCATTATACGGGTTCCCTGGCAATGATGAATACAACGCAGAAGATTTTTCTGGTCTGTCCATGGATGATGCTTATACAGACATCTGCAATAGCAACTTGATTGCAGAGTTTTATGATAATCGTGTTGTAAACCTGTATCCGGCAGACATGGGTATTGCCGGAATGGAGCTATTTGGTATGGCTTGACCGTACATTCACAAAATTGTCATGAATAAGAAACGTATCAACGCGCTAAAATACGACGTTAATAAAATCTACATTTTAGTGCTTGACAAAATCAGTAGTATCCTGTATTCTATAGCTAGAAAGGGCAGTCCGTCATAGGACTTTTATTTTTACCATATAGCTATACAATACAGGATACAAAGAAGGAGAGTCAACTGCTATGGCTATGTACAAAACTAAGAAAGATGCAGCTTATGCATGGATTCAGGAGTTTAATGCGATTCCTCAGAGCGTTATTGAAAAGCTCGCCAAGGTCGATTTGGAAGAGAATGGTGAAGGCATTACCGAAATCACGCCGCCGTCTTGCTGTGATCATGTCTATATCTTTAGCGGTGACCACTATGGCAAAAATGGTGAGATTCGGAGCTACAACAAAGATGACAACACTTACAAAATTTGTCTCGACGGCACTGGCGAGGAAGTTGATGTCAGAGAAGATGATTTTGAAGTCGAGCGTGACGACTTCTTTCCGATGTGGGGAACGATGTGGCAGTTTGGCAATTCGTGTGATAACTGGTGGCTTGAAAATCATCTTCAGGAAATGGCAGATTGCGGATTCCGTATCTATAAGCAAGAGGATTTTGAGTACGTTTTCGGCATTGATGGTTGTGGCTACGACTTTTACGAATCTCATTGGATTCCGCTTTATGAAAAGCGTGGATTCCATTGGGATGATGAGACTGTAAAGGAGCTGGAAGAAAATGCGTAAGACGTTGCTTGAACGACTTTTGGATGCCGGATATCCGAAAGCAGAAATTTATCATCATATGTCCGACCTTTATGTTTTTGTAACACCGTTGACTACAAAAATTATTTCTGAATGGTGTGATGAAAATGGGTATACGATGAACTTTCATTGTGCAAAATTCGTGGATCAGATTACGGGGAACATGATGTACGACTGTGTTTTTCAGTATTATGAGGTGGAAGAAAATGACTGATATTCAGGAAAAGATGTGGGACGTGCTGGTTGAGATGTCCGGTGAGGATGTTGCAAGAGCGTTTGCAAATTTCTTTGGTAATCAGCTTTTGAACGAGGATTTCCATCAGTTTTTGGTTGATGAAGGTTATATGGAAAGCGAGGATGAAGAATGATCATTGATTCTATTCTTGACCGTAAGGACGGCAGACACTACAGTGCTCATGATTTCTATCTTGAGGTCAGGAAATATGAGCGTTTGGGTGTTGGGACAAACGGCGAGGATATTTCTATTGCAATGGATTACGGTGATAACAAAGATGTGCAGCGTGTTCTGTGTCAGTATATCCAGCGCAATGGATACCCGGCAGATATTGAGGACTACATAAGAAGTCAAGTCTGGGTGGTATAAGCAGCAGATGCTAGGTGATTAGCGGTACTAGGGCAGACATAACCGCTACCAATGCGAAAGCATGAACGAATACACACATGAAAATAAAGGAGATGGTGCTATGAAAGTGGGGACATTGCTTAATCTGTTTGATGATTGGAACAAATATATCATCATCAACGACAATAGTTTGAATCGTCTGTATAATGCACGAACCAAAATCTTTGAATTTATGGACGAAAAAGAAAAGCATAAAGATTTACTCGGCAAAGAAATCGTATCGTTTGGACTTTACGACGATGATTTCTGCGTAAGAGTGAAATAAAGGAGATAGCATTATGGATAAAGAATATAACATTCCTGAATTATACGACAAGTACGGTCTCAAATATGAGATGAATTATGATGAGATTTGCTCTTTACTTCTCAAGAGAATTAAGGAAGACCCTAATTTTAACAACTATGTAAGGGCCGACTTGATTGATAAGCTGGGCTGGATTCACGACACGTTAATTGATGAAACGTGGTAAATAAAAGGAGTGTTAGGTATGAAGAAGTTTAATTCGACCTCAAATAAAGGATTCAATATGACTTTTGCAAATGGTATTACTGCAAGCGTCCAGTGGGGAGCTGGGAATTACTGCGATAACTATTTTAGTAAAGACTTCTCTTTCTCAAAAGAAGCAAGTTCTAATACAGCAGAAGTGGCCGCATGGAATGAAAACGACGAATGGGTTACAAATAAGTTCTGCGACACCTGTGATGATGTTGCTGGGTATCTCTCCCCAGATGAAGTGTTGCAGTTTTTGAATAGCTGTGCAAATTACAAAACGGCTTAAAATCATGCTTTTACAATGACTAGGGAGATTACAGAATGAAACCATTAAGAGATAATCCTATCGAAGAAGGAATAGATGCTTTCTTTGAAGAAAAACAAAGACTCGAAGAAGAAAAGCAAAAACTCGAAGAAGAAATCAGAGATTACGAACAGGATTATTTGGACCGATATTATGATTGGTTAGAGGAGGAAGAACAAGAGTGTCGTTTAGAACTTCTTAATGACCTTTACAATGACTAAGGAGGTTACATTATGACCTTTGAACAGTACAAGAAGAATCGTCCATTCTTTTCTGATCCGTACTATGTGAATATTGTAGAAAGAGTAGAAGAACAGTTCTTCTCTATTCCGGCAGAAAAAATTCACGATACAGAGAACGAACTTCCTCATAAACTTAATTTTGGAACTCTCGGTGAATCAAAATATCTTTCTGTTCCTTGTATTGTATTTATGAGTGATGGCACAGAGTATGGAACGTATGTTGATATCGCTGGTTATTATTGTTATCAAGATAATCAGTGGTATTTTGATCGCATTGATGTTAGTAGAACGCTGTCTCTGCATGAAGTGTATAGAAGAAAACCGACAGTTTTGAAGTGGGTTCCGTTGAAGATTGTCTGTGACGAAGACGAAAGAGATGATAGATGTTTTCAATACAATGGAGAACATTATAAAATCATATAAACAAAAGGAGCTGGTACAATATGACCGAAAAAGATAAACGGATTCTAAAATATGCAATCGATAATCTTGTTCTTAGAGAAATCGAAGTATGCAAAGGAATTTGTAAAAGCAACCCTGAAAACAAAGCGAACCGTGAACGAGATCGTGAGTTGATTATTTATGGTATTCACAGCGTTTTATATGAGGTTGAACGTCTTGAAGAACAGGAAAAGGAGATGCTGGAGAAAGTCAAACATGAAGTGGTTCAGTTTTGATTGAGGTGATAAAAATGGACGAAAGCAAAGTTGTGAAGCAGATTGCCGAATGGATGGTCAAAGAAGGTACAAAAAATACTACAGAAGGCAATTGGATTTTTCATATTGACGAAATCACAAAAGAATTTAACGTAAGCAAAATGTTTGTTGCGGCCTATTGTGGAGAGATTTTTGATTCACTTTATGAACACGAATCGGTTGCTGACGTGGAATGTACTCTACAAGAAGGCTCTGATTTTTATGTGAAAACTTTTGACGTTGATTTTTATACAAAATTTTGTCCCAATGTAGAGGATAAAGATTGGAGTGAGATTGTATGACAAACATTGAAAAGAACATTATCCTCGCAGCTCTTTCTTCCTATCGGCGTAAGCTGATGGATCAGAGTGTTTCATTCCTTAGAGCTGGCAATCACGAGGACGCAAAGCAGTCAACGATGGAAGCAGCCAACGTAAATGCGCTGGTGATTAAGTTTACAAGAGAAAAGGAGTTTGCAATATGAGAAACCTGTCTAAACAGAACCGCAAGAAAATTTTTGATTTGATCAAACGTGATTGCACATTTGTTGGCTCTTACGATTTGGAACATTCTGAAGAAAGTGTTTTGACTTATCTCCCGAAGCCAGGCACACAGATTCACAAAGATGTTGAAGAGGTTCGTGTCATAAAGAACCGCAAGACTGGAAACTGGGTTGAATCCGTTGTTGATGTGCGTTGGTATTACGGTATGACTTGCGCTGATGCAGAGATGATTGAACGCAAATATCAGTGCAAGTCTAATAAATGAGATAGGTGGAATATGAAATACAAAAGAATGAAGATTGTTTATATTGATGGCTGGTATCATGTTGAACAAACATGGATGAGCGGCAAGGTTATTATTACTCCGTATAGATGGAAGGATAAAAGAATAGCTCAATCCTACGTTGTTGCTTTTTATGAAGCTGGGGAGGTGGCAGAAATTGACTGATCCATGCCATTATTGCGTGGCACCGGAGCGTTATCCTGGTTGCCACGACCATTGCAAAAAGCTGAAAGCCCATCGTGAAAGTGATGAGTATAAGAAGCTGTGTGAATATAAGAATACATACCTAAAAAGCCATTCGACAGCAAGCTCTTCTCAGATTAACAAAGCGATGCGGTATTTCAAATGTAAAGGTTATAGCCTTTATGGATTCAAGAATGTTGGGAGTGTGTAAAATGAACGGCTATTACGTTACTATTGAAACAAGAGTTACTTACACAACGTTTGTAGAAGCAGACAACAAAGATGATGCTTATGAAATTGCGAAAGATAGATTTGTTGCCGGTGAGATTGAACCAGATAATCCGAATCCGACGGACATTGATAGTGTTACGGTAAAAGACGCAGAGGAGTGATAAAATGAGAGAATTTGAAGGTTTTATTTTTCCTAACGGAAGAATTGTAGCGATTCCTGAAGAGGAATATATGGCAGCTATCGAAGCGGGAAAAGAAATTCTTGTGTTTTGTGGTGGATGGGCTGGTGGATACGCTAGAGCGTTTGGTGCAGATAAGGAACAGGATATTTATGAGCCTGATAAAACTTGTTACATGGTCTATTCGTATGATGTTATGGATAAGACCTTTACGCCAGAAGATATGAAGCGGTTCGCTAAAGTGATTGTCACAGATGGTATCCGTGTGTATATGAAAACAGGTGAGTCGGCCAGTGATTATTATTCTGGAACCTTCTGTGACTGTGGTACGAAAGACCGGCTCGAAGAACATTACCCTGACACTTGTAGTAATGATATTGAACAATACGATTTCAGTGATTGTCAGACAGTTGATTTTGATATGACGGTTCGTATGCTGGGTGCCGATGATAAAGATTACGAAGGTATGGTAAAGATGCTCAAGGAGATTTTGAGGTGATAAAATGTGGGATCTAGTTGAAAATGAATATTCTAAAAAATATGGAATTGGGTGTGCAACCTTTTTTCGTGACAAACAATTAAAAACAGCAATGGTTATGTATAAATATAATGGCCGTAGCGTTATGTTTTGCTATTCCGAGTACGATAATAAGATTCTATCTGACGGTGATAAAGACGAAATTGAGATGACAATCAAAAAGAAACTCAACTTTTGGAAGGATTAACTATGTGGGATTTAATTAAAGATGAATACTCTGAAGAATATAAAATCGGAAGAGCAAAGTTCAAGAACAAACAAACAGGTCATTACTTCACAATCATGTATATGATACTTAGTTTTTGTATTTCTTTTTATTTTCCAGAGTATTCTTCCTTTTTTGTTCTTCCTACCGCAAGAGATAAAGAAGAAATGAAAGAAATTATTATTTTAAGACATTCTAAAACTTTGGAGGATTAACTATGTGGGATCTGAGAGAAGTCCACGCTTGTTTTGATGGTGAAAGTTGGGTTTGGAACGGATCTTTCCATCACAAGGATGTATTTGTAGATGAGAACGAAAACCCGAGAGAAATCTTCTGGCAAGAATGTCAGATGTTCTTCCTTCAAGATTATCTTAATAAGTGCGAAATCGTTGATGATGGTGATATTCTAGAACTTCAATTGAAGGATTCTGGCGAGCCGGTTCTTGCTATGATGATTGCAGAGTAAAGGAGAATGAATTATGACACGTTTTTATTTGGATGCGGGTACTCTTGGCCGTTGGATGCACCAGAATAAAGCACAATACACTGGTGCTTATGTTGAAGGTGTTCTGGTTGATAGTTTTGTCGTTGAAACAAAGCGTGGAGTCGCAGCCATCTATGAACACTATCTGAATGAGTGGACAAGCAACTATTATGTTGAGTTCACTGATTACAAGAACGGTTTTAAGAATGGCGAGGTCGATAAGATTTGGTCTGATTGGTACGCTTTTGAAGAAAAGGCTAGTGCATAAGAGGTGATGGAATATGGAACTGCTTACTTTACTTTCAATTATTCCGGATGACATTAGCTTTACGCTTTGTGATTGTAATTCAGGCGAAGAAATTGAATGTTACAATAATAATTCTCTTCTTGAAATTTCAGAAGCAAGACGCTACACGGTTGACTTCATCACACCAGAGTTCAATATGCTGATGATTTTTGTGAAAGAAAAAGATTGATAAAAGGGAGATTTTAGATATGGGAAAACTGTATTGCTACGATAACGAAACCATAAAATGGAATCACGATGGTAAGGAATATTGTGTACATATTCAGCAAGACAATTCAAATGATATTGGCCCACGAGATTACGACCATGATTCTGTGATGGCGTGCTTTGGAAGGTATAAATATCTCGGTGACAAAATCGAATATGACAGTCCGAAAGATTTCTGGATCAGTAATGCTTATGGTCATTGTAGTGATGAAGAAATCTTTGAAGCACTCAAAGAACGGAAACTTATAAACATTTATGTTGACTATTATCAGGACATGGAAAAAGACGAATACTTTTATGCTCTTTGCGACATGGATAATGGAGATTGTTTTGTTGACGGTCTTGCAGAAGACGAGGTAGTGTCCGAAGCAAAATATTGGTTGGAACCGGAAGATTGTATGATTTTGCTGGATAGCAAAATGGTATGGGTTCCGCTTTATGTTTATGACCATAGCGGTATTTCAATGAGCTGCGACGAAAGAACATATCCTTTTAACGATCGTTTTGACTCTAGTATGGTCGGTTGGATTGTGACTACGATGTGCAAGAATCATACTCCTGCTGATGAAATGAAGGCAACACGAGTGATGCAGCAGGAAGTAAAAGAATATAACGATTGGCTTCATGGTGAAGTTTATTGTTATACGCTATACGAACAAAACGGCGACGACGGTGACGAATTTGATGATTGGATTGAAATTGATTCCTGTGGCGGATTTATCGGTGACAATACCATTGAAAATGGAATGACTTACAATGTCGGAAACGGTATCGAAGAAGCTATTAAGAATGAAAACTATACGACAGGAACGGCAAAGAAAACTGTGGTCGTAAAATGGGAATTCTAAATAAAAGTTGAATTTTAGGAGGGAAATATCATGGATGACAATATGATGGAACGTCAGATTGCTGACTATATGGTGAAGTATGGCACAGAGAATACGAACTACGGTACATGGGTATTTGAAGTTGACGAGTTAGCAAAGAAATTCAATGTAACAGAAGAGTGGATTAAGAAACACGATGATGGAATCATGTCTGAGTTATATCTTAGAGAAGAGGTTGCGGATGTTGAGCGTGAACTAAGTGGCGACGACATGACCATCACACTTTTTGATGTTGATTTCTACACTGATTTTTGTCCCAATTACGTTGAGGATGAACAGGAAAAGGATTGCGGCGTAGATAAATATTGGTTCGCAGAAACTCGCTGGTGTACAGATGGTATTATTGGTATTGCAAAAGACAATGGAATTGAAATGACTCAGCAGCAAGCAGAACAGTGGTGGAAAAAGAATGAGAACTGGTTCAAAAATGTTCTTGTTGAATATGGTAACGAAGTTCTTGCCGATGCGAATTTTAGTGGGGTATAAAATATGAATTATGATAAAGGACCTTGCTGGTTGTGCATTGAGAAATCTTGTAAGAATTGTCCATGTGCTGTTGCGGAAGCATATGAAAATACCTATTTAGATGCACAGTGGATACAGAAGCTAAGTTGGAATAAAGATGATTGCGATAAATTTGTTGAGCGTCTTTGGAAAGAGAACACAGATATCGCATGGACCGAAAATGAACGTGGAGAACTAGTTCTTAATCAGAATTGGAGAGGTTTCCCAGTTGGCAACTTCACACAAGATGATTGGTTCCGTTGGGTGGATGAGTTCCATAGTAAAGGCGTTGGCTGGGTTTACGAGAACGTGAGCGTGTAAAAGGAGAGTTTTATTATGAGAATTACTATAAAATATGACATTAAACAAATGACGGAGACGCTTTGCGATGTAGCAGGTGTTGAGTATAACCTTGATTTAGAAAATTTGTTGCATTCGCTAGATATTATGGCACAAAATCCTTACAATGCTGATTTTCGTCGTAATGGTCTTGCTATCATTGCTAAAGTGTGCGAGGAGCTGAGAGAAAAATAATGTATTACCATCTTGAATACTCTGTCAGACACTTTATGTACGGCGATACATATAGAGGGCATGAAGTCTATCCTACAAAAGAGCTGCGTGACGCAGAACTTAACTGGATGAAAATGTGTTACAGCAAGCCGACAGAGCTTGTCTATGCAACGTATGAAACCGAAACGCTTGGTGAGGATAAGATAATAATATAATGAGGAATTAAGGGAGTGAGAGTTATGATTATCCAAAATTGCGGATGGGATCATTCAGTGGACGAAGTTAAGGAAGCTCTTGATACACTTTCATATTGGTTAAGAGAAGGTGTGACAGTTGGTATTTTTAATGAAGAAACCAACAAATGTGAGTTACTAAAACCTTTTGATTCAGAAAAAGCTTTTATTTTGGGGGCATTAACTTATGACGGCACGTGAGATTGCAAGAGATTTTCTTTCTAAAATGAATCCTTCTGGATGGAATGGACGTGGATACAAACCGGATACATTTAATGATAAAGATCAGATTAAATATCATGTAGATGGTCACCCTGAAATTGATGTGGATGTTTATTATGAATATGATGCTGGCGATAATAGCTGGTGGCATTTTTGTGATGCACGTTACAATGCTTCTGGCGATAAAATTCTTGGTGTGTGTAATCCTAATGTTTGGTCTATTGATGCGATTGAAGAATCTGCTAAATATTTATTTAGCAAAATGAATATTGAAATTAAATAAAATCGAGGTTTTAGAAAATGGAACGAACTATGAATGATAAACTCATGGAAGCAGCACAGGTTCTTATTGAAAATGGAATGAGTGCGGATGATGCGTATGTTGCTTTGCAGGCGCAGTGTTATATCCTTTTGGATATTGAGATCGACGATTATCTCACAGATGAAGATTATGAAGAACTCGAAGATTTTGAAAAGAAACTGAGTGAGACAGAGGAGAAATGATTATGAATATCAACGAAATTCGTTACTTTGAACGTAAGATGACCGACAGTGCATTTGATGATGCTGTGAAGTACGATCCAGCGATTGCAGTTCGTGCAAAGCGAGCATGGGTTATAAAAATACAAGGGCTGATTTCGTTCCGGGAGTACATTTCTTGCTTGCAAGATATTACCGGCAACGCACGAATCTTTTGGAAGTATCAGTTTTAAGAGGAGGAAACAAAATGTTTTTGCTTATCAATATTTATATTGCAAAAGGTGAGAATTCATTTCTCCCAGAAGTTGTTTATAAAAAGGGTTTTAATACGATTCTTGAGGCGGAAAATGAAATGAACAAACAAGTGGACGATATTCTTGTAAATCATTATTGTAAATATTATAAAGATGAAAACGGTGAACAGAATTTTAGTGTTTTGCGATTAAAAGGTGATATTCGTATTGATGCTTGTGACGTATACGACTGGTGGAAAATCGTAGAGATTTGATAAAACAGTTCTTCTAAGGAGATAGTAATATGAATGAAAAGAGTTTTGAAATTGACACGCCTATTGGAAAACTGGTTGCTGAAGCTGGTGGAGATTATAAAGATTATCCAGGAATTTACATTTATCTTCAGAGGGAAGATGGCGTTCAAATTGATTTGTCTTGTACGGAAATTGATAAAGAAACTGGCGAAGGCAGAGTCTTTGTCTGGGAAAATACGTCTATAGATGAATACACCAAGATGATGCGATGGACTAAAGAACAACTTATGATTAAAGAGTGAGTGTAGGGAGTAAACAAAAATGACTACTAATAATCCTATGACCGTAATAACCTCTAAGCCCTTTGGTGTACTGAATGTGGATGTGTACCAGAATGACAAGCATCAGTATTACATGACTCGTGAACAAATTGGTGCAGCGCTAGAGTACAATAATCCTAATAAGGCAATTCAAAACATCCATGTTAAGAATACGGATCGTCTTGACCCTCTTTCAACATTCCTCAAACTGAGGAAAGTTGAGGGCGGAATCACGAAGGAACGTGAATATATTGTTTACAGTTTGCGTGGTGTTATGGAAATCTGCCGTCTGTCACGTCAGCCGAAAGCAGATGCGTTCATGGATTTCTGCTGGGACATCATGGAATCCTTGATGCGTGGTGACACCGTTCTGGCTACGCCTCAGATGGATGCTGCACTGAGTAAGGAGTTCATTGATGTAAGACTTCACGCTCTGTTTGATAGCATGAAGAACCTTCAGAGTGAACTTGATTCCACTCGCAAGGAGCTCAGTGACCAAATTGAGGAAGCTCGTGCTACTAGCAACGAAGCACTGAATGTAATCAGCAGCGTGTCTCAGAGTGTCCATCAGATTAAGGATAAGCAGATGGATAATTCGATTCGTGCTAAGAGCTATACTCCTCGCAATGTGTTTCGGGATGAAATGAGTGACTGGCGTAAAGATTTGTATAGCAAGATTGGTGTGATTGCAAATACTAAAGGTTACACAAATAAAGAAACGCTTCACAAGATCTATGAATATCTGAATCGTAATTATGGTTTTGTTTTGGAAGATGCTCGTGCAAAGTATATTAAGAGAACGAATCGTAGTGGAAAAATTTCAACAATCGACATTATCGAAGAGGATTCCACTTGGAAATCTATCATGGAGGCTGTTGTTGCAGATATGTACGTAGCATCTATCGAGCGTCTGCATCAGAATCAGAATGAACTTCGTCCGACTCCAAAGGCTGTCGAAGCAGTTTCTGAAACAAATATGAACGTTACTCCTGTGATTGATGTGGTAGCTAAAGAAGTCGTTAACAAAAAACTTAAGAACAAGAAACAGAGTGAGACGGCGAAGATCCTTTTTCCAATCATGATGCCTCTGGCGGAAAAACTTGGTGACAAGCCACAATATAAGCACACTTACACTCTGATTTATGAGCGTATTGGCTATAAGAAAATGAATAATTTGTTTGTGGCTTACGAAAAGGCACACGGTAAGGCACCGCATCCGAAGACTAAGGTGTTTATCGAAAATGAAAAGAATCTCGCGCTATTTAAGAAGACTGTGAAGCAGCTGATGAAAGGACAGGAGAATAAGTAAATGTATGTAATCTCGAATGGTCATAACTATATTATGAAACGGAAGGGAGGTCGAATCTGCGCCACCTGTGATATCAATCTGGCATTGCAGTTTAAATCAAAGGGGCTGGCAATCTGTGAAATCAATAAGCTTCCCGCTGGGTATAAGAACGGACGCTATGCACCAAAATCTATGGATGAAGCTACCATCGCAGGCAAGAGTCCGAATATAACGGCTCCGGCTGTAAAGCCAAATACATACGCATTTCACATGGAAGATTCTGAATGGCTGATAGAGTTGAAGAAAAATCTTGAGGTCACAGACAAAACAATGACCAGCCTCGATGATTTATATGCCAAAGTCTACAGTGATTTAACTGCGGCTAGCGATGAGATTGCCGATATTGAACACGCAATTGAGTTCAAAACAGTGAATGCAGCGCAAGGTTATCAGCTTATGGCGGAACTTAAAAGAGCTCGCCGGAAGCGCAGAGAAGCTAAGGATGCAAAGCTTCTGCTTGAGATTGTGATGGACCATCGAAATAATGATGATTGGGGCCATGGTCGGCTTGGGGCTGCTATTGAACAGCTTGACTCGCGTCAGTTTACTCCGAAGGTTCGTAACGATCTGTTTGAAAAGAATTGAGGTATATAAAAATGACGATTCATATTTTACACGAATGTATCGACTCTAGCGATTTTTACGCAGAAGGTAATATTATTACCATTAACAAAGATAAAGAGAAGTTGTCTGAAAAGATGTTCTTGCTTTATAAGGACTGCCGGGATTCGTAAGGAAATAGTGTGAAACAGGACGAAACGTGGTGTGATTCATGTAAGGTGTCCGTTGTTAGTGGGAATTCTGGAAATTACTATCGACATCATTGGAAAATTGACAAGTTTGAGGTGTAAATTATGATGGTATATGGAAACATAACGTGTAATCGCTGTGGCATTACATGGTATGGTCCTAAATGTGGAAAGCTCTATTGTGATGAATGTCGTAAGATAATAAGAAATGAGGCATCCATTCGATGCAAGAATAAAAAGAAACATAAACCAACATTTGTTGAGATTGCAAGAATGGCAGATGCTAAAGGATTATCTTACGGTAAGTATTGCTTGAAGTATGGAATTTGAGGTGAATGTGATGAGTGCAGTTGTTGAAAGAAAAGAAGAACAGATATCTAAATTGATTTATTTTAATCCGAAACCTTCTGTTCCGGCTAAAAAACGTGGTGTTACAAAAAGTAAGCAGAAGCGTAAGCGTAATATTTCTCCAATTAGAAGCTTGGATGATGTTCAAATGATTTCGGAATACTTCTGGGATAAAAAGCAATATCGCAATTGGTGTCTATTTAACGTAGGTATCGCAACCGGGTTACGTGCTAGTGATTTACTCAAATTGAAAGTTTCCGATATGTCTTATTGCCTTTATAATGGAAAAATTGAAGTGGTTGAAGACGCTGGAGTGTGTATCGTTGAAGAAAAAACGTCCAAGTATCGAGAAATCATCCTTACTCCAGAAGCGAGGGATATTGTTGAAACATATATTAAGATTGCGAAACTTGGATATGACGATTGGATGTTTCCGTCTCGGCAGGGGAGCTGGAAAAAGTCGTTGAGGACAAATGGTGGAGATGGAAAAACTGGTATTCCTCATCTTGCAGAACCCAAAAAGGCCGGTGATCCTATTGATGTTGATTCTTTTGCTCGTATTCTTCGTAACGCTGGCAAAGATTTGGGTCTTAATTATAAGATTGCATCTCATTCTTGCCGTAAGACATTTGGTTATCGTGAGATGTGTCTTAATAAGGATGATAACCAGGCATTGTCTTGGATTCAGGGTCAGTTGAATCATAGTAGTCAGGATATTACATTACGGTACGTTGGTTTTGATGAGGATAAGGCAAAAGAATATTATAAGAAGACTTTTTATGGTGTGAATACACACAGCTTGGAAGACTGAGGTGTGTTATGGCTGATACTTATATTAAAATCTGGGATACTTACGAGAGCTACTTTGAACCCCTTAGTGCTGCCGAGGTGGGGCGTCTGGTACTGGCGATGATGAAATATAAATCGTCTGGAACGGAGCCTGAACTCAACGGAAATGAGCGGTATGTGTGGCCTGCCGTGAAGAGAGATTTGGATAAAGATGCCGAATACATCGAAGGTAAGAGGATTTCTGGTAAAGCTGGTGGCTCATCAAGCAAGCGTAAGCAAAGCGAAGCAAGCGCAAGCAAAACCAAGCTAGAAAAAGAAGAAGAGAAAGAAAAAGATAAGATATCGTCTTCGTCTTGTGATGAGACGACAACGACGAAATCTGTCGAGGATGTTTTTCGAGAGAATATTGGGAAGCTCAGTGCTACAGGAAAGAAGGCTTTGGCAGAATATGTTGAACGCATGGGTGATAAACTCGTACTTGCTGTAATTGGAAAGTGTTCTGATCTGGGCGGTAATACATGGGCTTATGTGCGAAAAGCACTGGACGAAGCTGAATCTCTTGGCTGCAAGACAGCTGATGATTACCGCCGGGTGTGTCCGATTGGTTGTGGTCGCAATACAAGAGTGGATAGACAAGCCCCTAGTGGAAACGATTGGTTAAAAAACGCAACGAAACGTCGTCCGTTGGTTAAAAGAGAATTGGAAACAGCATAAATGGAGGTTTAAAATATGGGACTGTTACTTGGTTTGGGTCTGCTTGGAGCAGCGTTTGGTATTGATGCGGCAAAGCAAGCACCATTTAACAGGGCGTATCGTCGTCTTGAAAATGATTGGGGCATTTGCACATCGGAAGAGAGTAAACGGTGCGATGCTCTAAAGTATGCGGTACAGAATGGTTTGTGTTTCGAGGATGAGAAAAAACCTGTGATTGAGTGGCAGAAGCTGAGAGATCTTCAGTGGAAGTATCAGTTGGCTGGTATTTCTTGGCCGAGAGAATCTGCGATTCGGGATGTGTGCCGTCTGGCGGCTCGTGACCGTGGATTTGAATACAAGGGATATCTTCGTAATACATTGACATTTGGCTACATTACTGATCCGAAAAACATTTGCAAGCTTGGTATTGTAGATTGAGAGGAGATTTGAAAATGAATAACACTCGTAGAAAAGCTATAAAACAGACCATTGACCGCTTTGATTCCATCCGTAAGAAGCTGGAAGAACTTGTATCTGAGGTCGAAAGTGTAAAATCCGATGTTGAGGATATCCAATGGGAAGAAGAAGAGTATCGTGATAACATGCCGGAGAATTTGCAGGGGAGTGAGCGGTACGATAAAGCAGATAATGCTTGCACGAATCTGTCTGATACTGTGGATGCTCTGGATGATATGATTGGTGCTCTGGATTTTGACTTTGGTGATGTGACTACCTCTCTGGAGGAAGCGATGGAATGATTGGTGTTTCAAATCCGCTAAGGAGAAGCGCTTGGGCCGTATTTTTGTACAGAGGCAAGCAAGTTGCTTCGTATATTTTACGAGAAAGCAATCTTGGTGACAAGGAACGTATGGTAGAGCTGTTGGCACGAAGGTACATGACAGAGCCTGAGAATATTGTTGTAGATATTGAATTTAGAGATTGAGGTAATATGGAATGACCGCGTTTGTAATGTTTATTTTGAATGTGGCACTGATAACAACAGTGGATAACAATCCGTTTGCGTTTTGATTGAGAGGTGTGGATATGAGTATGTTGCAAGAAGAGTATAATTTGACGGATGAAGAACTTAAACAGTTGCTTTATGATATTCGACGTCCGAGTATGGAAGCTGCTATACGTCGTGAAAAGACGTACAAAACATATTTATCGAATGTAGATATTGAATATGATGGTGAATCAGAAGTGGTTGATTTTAAAGACTTGGATATTTGACTGGAGGTGCAAATATGAATATTCTGAGTTTTAATGGAAATGAAAATCCAAAAGATACGGATGGTGATGCCGTTGTCAAGTTAAGTTATCAGGAACTGTTTAAGTTAAATAATATTTTGTATCACGCTCAAAAAGGCGGTGAGATAAAGGACGTAGTGGACTTTAATATTCGAAGGAATTTTTACATGGCGCTTAATTTGGTTCAATATGGTAGTCTGGATTCTGTTTCGCTAGAAATTATGTTAAAACTTTATGAAAACAATAAAACCTAAATTCTGTGGATGGAGGAGATGGACATGAGCAGTAAGAAAGAAAAAGAACTGCGAGCTGGTGTTATGAGAATTGTCAGCTGGTTAGATAATAATTGGCGCTGGATTCATACCAATGATTTTGAAAATGAAGAAAAGGCGATGGACGCAGTAGAAGTGTACCATACGGTCTTAAATACTATCGAGATGCTTGGTGGTGATTGGCAGCGTGACGAGAATGGTAGGCATAATGTGTTTATCGTTGGAGTTGGCGGGAAAGCGGAATCGGAATAAAAATCCGGGTTCTTATGAAATTACTGAAAAAAGCTTGACGATAACTGGTTATGCTGTTATGCTTTGCATAACCACAGAATGCGCAAACATGGAATGAGGTGGACTTATGAATTTACAAGGACTTGAAAATAAAAAATGGGACTTTAATAAACAAGAGGAACTAGCTATCTCTTGGCTATTAAAACATGGCTTTGAGGTGAAATTGAAAAAACAGTATACATCAAAGGATATTTATACGGTAACAAAAGATGGTATTTTAGATGAATTTATCTTTCCGAATAACCAGAAGAACATGAACGTTCGGGCTTTTATGGAAAGATATGAGAAAAATTTTGAAACAAAGAAAGAACTCATAAAATTAAGAGCAGAGGCATCGGATAATGGTTTGATTAAAGAACGTAGTTGATGTGATAAAAGTTAAGTTCTAGGAGGATTCTATGAAATTCTATGTAATTAAAACCACAAAAAATGGTATTGAGTACAAAAAATATAAATGTATAGATGGATGGACAAAAGATAAAACGGCAAGTTGGCAATTTTCAAAACAAGGAGCGGAAAGGATCGCTAAAAGATTAAATGATTCTGTAAAAGGACACGAGCATGAAATTCATTATAATGTGTTAGCTGCTAAAAATGATTTGGATAACTTTTGAGTGAAAAGGTATGTCTAATAAATGCTGAGATTTAGGGAGACATAGTTATGAGTGAATATAAATTAAAGCCGTGTCCTTTTTGTGGTGGAGAAGTTACCGTTGCAGAGGGCAGTTATCGCCAAACACGATGGACGTATGTTACGAGAGGAAACAAAGAAAATAGGTGCAACTGCCATGTTTTCATGGAAAGCAAAACTTACTACTTTGATTCCTCTGAAAAAGACAAGGAAAGAATCAAAGCCGACCTTATCGAAGCGTGGAATAAGCGAGTCGAATAAAAACTAAGATTTAATGGAGGAAAATATTATGAGCGAAACAAATCATGAAAAGAACAAACATGAAGTGACTCGACTTGACGCAATTAGAAAGATAGACATTATGGGGCTTGAAAAGTTTCTTGAGAACATTCAGAAGTATCCAGACCGTTATCCCAAGAATAAATTTGAATGGATTGTATGGTTACAGGAACCAGTTGAAGATAGAGTACATTTTGATAATAAGGTGTTTTAAAATGATTTATACCGTAACAATGATTGACTCGTTTAAGAACGAGCAGAATGCGAAATTTAGTTCGCCAGTGTCAAATACCAAAGGCATCTACTGGATGCCGGACGACAGTTGGATTGCTGGATTCTTTACAGATTTAGCAGAGGCTATTCGAGTTGTTAAGGAAAACGTGACTGACATCTTTGAACATTGTTACAACTACGCAGTCGTTGAAGGATACGAGGAAGGTCTGTATCCAAGACCAGAATTGACGAGGTGGTTTAAATATGATGCTGAGAGTGACACAGCATTCGAGATTGAACCGCCGCTGCATAATAAGGTGGCCGGATATGCTTTTTGAAGAAGGAGAATAAGACTATGAGTAGTGTACTTATTGATCGGAACGCAGCTAAGAAGGTAGAATCCATCTTCGAGCATCCTGATAAGGTCTATTCGGTGTATTTGAAGGCCGGCGGAGATGTCGTTTGGCTGCAAGGTGAAATTGAACTGTATGAATTTTTGCGCAGCTTATAAAACCAATATTTTCGAAAGGAAGTGATTCTTATTAGCTCTAATTTGTTAATAAATCGTGAGCAAAATATTACTATTATATGTATAATATGCCTGCTGACAGGGAGTCTGGTATCGAAGATCAGCCCAGGGATTCAGAATCGGAGTAATTCGTACCTTTATAATAGTAGTCCTCCGGCAGTAAGTATTGTACGGCAAGAAGAAAAGGAGCCAGAAGTCATTGTAGAAACCGTTATCGAGACGCGGGTAGTGAACTTCAGCCAGGGTAAACACGAACTCACTGATGATGAGCGTGCTCTTGCCGAGCAGATTGTCGCCTGTGAAGCAGGTGCTGATAGCTTAGAAGGTCAGATGGCTGTCGCTCAATGTCTTTATGATTCTGCCGTACTTGATGGCCTGACCATCCAGCAGGTCTTCAGAAAGTATGGATACAGTACCTTATATAATAGGAAGGTGACGGCAGAGAACGAATTGGCTGTGTCTATGGTGTTTGATTACGGCGCTAAAATTTCAGACAAACCAATTCAATGGTTTGTGACCCCGGCGGCAGCTTCCGGCAGTTGGCACGAGCGCGGAGCAACGTTCGCTGGACAATTTGGCGCACATAGGTTCTATTACAACGCGGAACTGGTTGTGGATGATGCCGAGTGAATGGCATCATCTAAAATTTTAAACTTTTACAACAACAAAAAGATGTATAATATATTGACTAAAACAAAAAGATGTGTATAATATATCTTGAAAGTTGTCTAAATGAGTGGAGGGCGGTGTTTTAATGCGTGAGAGAAAGGTTCTGAAGGTCATACGAGTTGATGACTTTTTAAAGTACATAAGAAAAAAGAGAGTGTGGGTTTGTTTTGTTTGCAATGGTGTAGATGTTCACATGGTCTGTAACAAAATGAACGATGTTGGAACAGAGACACATGGGATCGTTAAAGGCATTGGCTTCTTCGGAAACGAAAGTCATATTGAGCTGCGGCAAGAATGCCACGAAGCAAGGAGGATTGAGCTTAGACCGGGCGATAAAGAGAAAGCGTATGAGATGATATTCGATAACACAAGCGTGTTCGTATCAGAGAATCCCGAGTTGTACGGGCACTAAAAATATTTTCAAAAACCTCTTGACTTCTGAAATGGTATCCTGTATAATATAGCTATGGAACGGAGCTACACTATTATAGAGGAGAAAAACTATGGACAACAATATTGACCCAAAGGTCGGAGAGGTTTGGTTGGTCGATTTGTCCAATGCAACAGGTCATCAGCAGCGCGGTATTCGACCGTTCGTTGTGACAAGCAACAACAAGCGCAACTTCTTCAGTCCCACAATCAAAGGGAATCCGTTGTCTTCCAGAATATACAAGCGTTCTCCGGTTCATGTTCTACTCTCGAAAGAAGACTGCGATTTCCTAGAGGTTGATAGTATTGTTCTTTGTGAAGAGACTGATACACTTAACAAAGGACAGTTCATCAAAAAGCTTGGTGTCTTGTCTGAGCGTCATATGAATATGATCGCAATGGCAAGATGCAAGGATGAACCGTTTTTACTCGCAGCATTCCTGAGCGGCGTACAACATACCATGGAATTTCAAAATTTTGCCGCATTTGCTTGATTTTTTATAATGGTTAATGGTACACTACATATAATAAGAAGGAGTGTGCCACTATGCTTACTGAAGAAAAGATCAAAGCTTTTGCTGAAAAGTATTCTGATAGAAGCGGTGAGTTTGTTGTATCGACGCTTAACCATGTTCTGGGTTACGAGGCTGAGCGTGGGTATGAGTTGTTTGACTTCACAAAAGATGATTTCGTAAAGATGTTTGCCAAATATAATTGGGTGAACTCGAGTCGTTCGTTTAAAAATGTGAAGTCAATAATCACAGGCTACATCAAAAGCGAAAACAAAACAAGCATGTATGATCTGGCTGACTTTTCAGAGAGCGATGTAAGCGCAGACAATATGTATGCGGATAAATACTTTGCATCAGTTGATGAGTTTGTTGACTTCTTAAATAAGTATGAAGAGCCATATCAGATTCGTATGAACGTGATTGCTGCACTGTACTGGATTGGCCTTACTTCTGAAGAAGTTTCTAACCTGACGATTAACGATGTCGATTTTGAATCTTGTACTGTTCTTGATAAGACAGGTGTTGATGCAAAGTTGATGGATATTATTAAGCAGTGTTATGAAATGAAACAGTATGACGCTCCCAATAAGGGAGGGTATAGGGCATTCTATGTCATGAATGGTGATTACATCATTCGTAAAACCGAGGATAGTATCGGTGCAGACAGTGACCCAAAGATGTCTGTGCATACAATTCATACCTATTTTATGCGGTTGAATAACATCCTCGAAAAAAGATATCACTCAAAGGCTTTAGATCGAAGGCATCTAACCAGAAACGGCGAATACGTGAAGGTCTACGACTACTGTAAGAATAATCCAGAATTTAATCTTGCAGAACTTAGTTTCGGAAATGGTAAAGACCCTCTTGCAGACATTATCGGAAGAAAGTGTAGCAAGGTTGCCTACATTAGCTTCAGACAAGGATACAAAGGTTGGGTCGAATATTTCCATAAAAATTAAAAACAGGGGGCTTCGGCTCCTTGATTTTAATACGTTAGATATATAATACAGGATACTTAAAAATAGTATTTGAATGGAGAATAACAATGTCTGATTTCAAGAAATTTCGTGCACTACTGCAGGATCACTTCAATGAGATGGTGAAGGATGGCGCACCTCTGTTTATCACCAATGCAGATGAGGATAAGCTATATGACCTCTATCTGGACAGCTTCCCGGCTGGCACGAACTCCATCTTCCGTAAGCGGCGTAAGTATGATTGCTCCTACTGCCGTCGTTTCGTAAAGAACATTGGTAAGCTGGTTTCCTTTATGGATGGTCAGATGGTTACCGTCTGGGATTTCGATACCAAGTCCGACGTTTATCAGCCGGTTGTGGATGCGCTGGCTACTTATGTGAAAACCTGTGCTGTTGTGAATCCGTATTATGTTAGCCGCAATATGATCTCCGATGGCAAGTTCGGCACGGAGGTAAACTATGAGTACGATGCTGATCATAAGGCGGTTCACACCTGGGATCATTTCGCTGTCGAGATTCCTCAGCGGTTCATTGTCAATTCCTGCGATGTGACTACCAAGATGGCCGAGTGGCGTGATTCTGCTAATGTGTTCAAGCGTTCTCTGGAGGAGCTGACCATGGATGCCGTGGACACCGTACTTGAGCTGATTGCGCAGAACAGCCTGTATCGCGGCAAGGAGTTTGAATCTCTGGTTCGTGGCTTCAAAATCGATAAGCGAGTGTATGATCGTCTGCCTGATGAAAAGAAGTCCGCTTATGTTTGGATGGCTCCCGGCGGTGCGTCGATGAACCGGCTTCGTATTCGTAACACCGCTATCGGCACCCTTCTTATCAATTTGAGCGAAGGCATGGATGTGGATTCCGCCGTTACCGCCTTTGAGAAGGTTGTCGCTCCTGCCAATTACAAGCGTCCCAAAGCTATTTTCACTAAGAAGATGCTGGAAGATGCACAGAAAACCGTTACTGAGTTGGGTTACATGAACAGTCTGGGTCGCCGATTTGCCACTCTGGATGATATTACTGCCAACAATATTCTGTTCTGCAACCGCGATGCCGCTCCTCGTGTAATGGGGGCAATGAACCCGTTCGAGGCAATGGCAAAATCTATGGGCACCGATCCTAAGAAGTTCGGTCGCGCGGAGGAAATCGGCATCGACAAGTTCATCAGAGACGTGCTGCCGACTGCAACGGGCCTAGAGCTGTTTATGGAGAATCGTTTCGAGAAGAATATGATGTCTCTGATTGCTCTGCAGGATAAGGCTGCGCCGTCTATGTTCAAGTGGCCTAATGGTTTCAGTTGGGCATATACCGGCAACATGACTGACAGCCAGATTCGGGAGAACGTCAAGAATGCTGGCGGCAAAGTCGATGGCGTGCTGCGTTTCTCTATTCAGTGGAACGATAAGCCGGGCGAGTGGGATGAAAATGATGAGGATGCTCATTGCATTGAACCCGATAAGAATCACATCTATTTCGGCAGCAAGTGGCACCCTCGTACTGATGGCCGCCTGGACGTAGATATTATGCGTCCCATTCGCTATAAGGCCGCGGTCGAGAATATCACCTGGCCTGACATCAAAAAGATGAAGGAAGGCGAGTACAGCTTCTATGTAAACTGCTTCGCTAGTCGCGGCGGCAAAACCGGTTTCCGTGCTGAAATCGAATTCGATGGCAACATCTACTCGTTTAACTACGATAAGCCGCTGCATGGTGGTCAGAATGTAGCTGTGGCAAAGGTCACTCTGAAGGATGGCAAATTCTCTATCAAGGAACTGCTTCCCAGTTCTACCAGCACCCGTGAAATTTGGGGTGTGAGTTCCAACCAGTTCGTACCTGTGTCTGTGGCGATGTACTCTCCGAACTACTGGGACGAACAGACCGGCAATGGCAATCGTCACTACTTCTTCATGCTCAAGGATTGCGTCAACCCCGAAAAGCCGAACGGATTTTACAACGAATTCCTGAAGGCGGAATTGCTACAGCATAAGCGAGTATTTGAGGCGCTGGGTTCTCAGATGGCAGTTCAGTCGGTAAATGATCAGCTGTCCGGCGTTGGATTCTCTGAAACGAAGCAGGATTCCTTTATTGTTAAGGTGCAGGGAGCTACTGAGCGAATTTTGAAAGTGGTTATCTGAAAGGAGAAATAATTATGGAAAAGAATCTGTTTGAAATTGCAACCCGTAATCGCTATCGCTTCAACTATAAGGGTGTTATGACTGTTGAAGATCTGTGGGCTCTGAGCGTCGAGGCACTGGATGCGATTTTTAAGACTCTGAACCGTCAAAAGAAAACCGCAGATGAAGATTCTTTGCTGGCTGTTAAGAGCGCCGAAAATACAGAACTGGAAAATAAGATTGAGCTAGTCAAATACATCGTTTCTGTCAGGCTGGCCGAGTACGAGGCACGTGTGGACGCCGCAGAGAAGAAGGCGCAACGTGATAAGATTATGAAGATCGTTGCAAAGAAGAAGGACAAGGAACTTGAAGATATGGACGTTGACCAGCTAATGAAGAAGCTGGAAGAGTTGAATTAAATAGACATTTTATCGTGATTTTCGTTAAAATAATTAACGAAAATACGTTAGAATTTTGAGGTGATTTTTGATGAAAACCTACGAAAAAATCGAAACGGTGTTTAATCGTGATATCGAAGGCACTAAAAAGCTGATTATCGGTGATTTTCGTAATGAAACCATTGAGTTCCTACAAAATAATGAGTGGGAATTTACTGAGAAAGTGGATGGCACGAATGTGCGTGTTTGCTGGGACGGTCATAAAGTCAGCTTTGCCGGACGAACTGAACGTGCAGAACTTCCAAAGAATCTGCTGAATGCACTAAATGAAATTTTCGGTACTTCTGAAGCAGAGGAATTGTTTGAACAGACTTACGGTGATAAAGAAGTAATCCTCTTTGGAGAGGGTTATGGTGGCAAAATTCAAGGATGTGGTCATGGATACCGACCTGATGAGTGGTTCATCTTGTTCGATGTCCTGATTGGTGATAACTACCAGAGTAGAGAGTGGGTTGAAAAGACTGCTCAGATGTTTGGTATCCAAGTAGTTCCTATTTTGTTTACAGGGACGATTCGAGACGGTATCAAGTTTGTGTGTCAACATCCGAAGTCTACGGTTTCGATTGATGACATTTATATGGAAGGTCTGGTTGGTCGTCCAAAGGTTGAGTTGAAAGACCGCAGAGGTAATCGAGTAATTGTCAAAATCAAGTGGAATGACTTCAAGGATATCGCTGATACGCTTGGTAATGAGTAATTAAGACATTTTCTTCCTCCGAAAATGCCCTGAGCGGGGCTGACAGCCGGGAAAGACCGGCAATATATGCCAAGGTGCTGCAAATGGGAGACAGGGCGAGCCCAAACCTCGCTGTGGAAACACATGCGGTTTCGAATACCGTCCTTGGCACCAGAGTCCGAATATTCATTTATTAGATGTTGGAGGCATTTTATGAAAAAGATTGATAAACTTACAAAAGAAGAAATTGAGCAAGCTTTTGAGGAAAGCAAAAGTTAGGCTGCGGTTGCGGAGAAGCTTGGATATTCAAAAAATGGTGGAAGTACGAATCACGTACTTCAAGATTGTGCAAAAGCGCACAATATAAATACTTCTCATTTCACTGGGCAGGGCTAGAATAAAGGGAACGTGGATTTGTCTCGTTTTAAAAATGGAAGACGAATAAAGGATTTAAAATCCGCACTTCTTTCTATCAAACCATATAAGTGTGAATGTTGTGGAAACTCTGAATAGATGGGCAAACAGATTCCATTGCAAGTACATCATATTGACGGAAACCACATAAATAATGAGTTAGACAATCTTCAGTTGCTTTGCCCGAATTGTCATGCACAAACTGATAATTGGTGCAAAAATAATATCGGGAAATACAAGACTGTGAGCGATAAAGATTTTCTTGATGCGTTAAAAACAACATCAACTATAAATGCCGCTCTTGAAAAAGTTGGAATTTATTATTCTGCGAGAGTGTGGTATGACAAAGCAAGGCAACTAATGATTGAAAACAACGTAACTCAAATTCCACGTGAAAAGGTTATCCGTGAGAAAAAAGAAAGAAAAAGAAGAAAAATCAAATATTGTTCAATATGCGGAAAAGAAATGAGTCCGCGTGCAAAAGGATGTCTCTGTAAAAATTGTTTAAAAGGAAATCCTTACAGTAAACGCATTGATTTTCCTGATAAAGAACAATTGATGGTAGACACAGCTTCAATGTCCTTTCAAGATGTTGGAAGAAAATATGGAGTATCAGGAAATGCCATACGTAAATGGTGCAAGTATTATGATTTACCATACAGAAAATTAGATATGAACAGTAAAGAGGAAAATTAACGTTGATAAAAAAGAAGCTGTAAAAAAATACAGCTTCTATATATGCCGCAGTGATGGAGTGACATACATTTCCCGCTTAAACCGGGACGCCTGAAATATGGATCGTGGGTTTGAATCCCACCTTCGGCACCATATCGAGAACGTGGTGTAATGGTAACACGCCTGCTTTGGGAGCAGGAGTTGCAGTTCAAATCTGACGTTTTCGACCAGTTGGTTTCCCAACATGCTTTTCATAAAATACCTTTCCTATTATTCTTGGCTCTCCAAAAATGGAGCAATAGGACACAGCAAGCCAAGTATATAATGCGTCGTAGCCAAGCGGTTAAGGCAGGGTCCTTTGAAGTCCCGATTGCGAAAGTTCGATTCTTTCCGGCGCAATTTATATGCCACAGTGGTGGAATTGACCTACACATCTATTTTAGGGGTAGACGCCGAAAGGCTTGCGAGTTTGAGTCTCGCCTGTGGCACCACGGTCATAGAATGGTTGCGTACCGTTTGTTGATCTCCTTTACTATTATTCCCAGCTCGCCAGTGATGGTGCAGTAGTGTTTTGTAAGCTGGGTTTTCATGCGGCGGTCGTACAACGGCTAGTACATCAGCCTTCCAAGCTGAGGATGAGGTTTCGACTACCTTTCGCTGCTCCAATCTCGTATGGGTAGGATCTTTGGCGGTCAGATCTGGCCGCGCCTGTGCGAGATACCACCCCGAAAGGGGCGAGATATAGGAAATGTGCATCGCTGTTATTCCTTCCTCGTCTATATGATATAGATGCAATAGTGTTTTATAAGGAAGGTGCCCAGTTGAATAGTTGCAGCTATTTAACTGGTTTTTATGGGACATTATCTCAATTGGTTAGAGAACTCAGCTCATAACTGAGCATATGTATCACGGTTCAAGTCCGACATGTCCCACCAGCCCGAAAGGGCGTACATAAAACCCGCTAGAACTTTTGTTTTATAAGCGTTGAAATAATATGACGTTGATACGTCTATTGTTTTTCGCTTATTCTCTGAGATTTAGCTATATAACACAGGATACGAAAAGGAGGTGGTTTGGTGAAACATTATGGAAGTATTTGCGAGATTGATGGTTCTAAGATTGAACCTGTCTCGTGTATCACTGGTGGTTCACCTTGTTAGCCAAGATCTTTCTATTGCCGGTAAGCGGGCAGGTTTGGCTGGAGAACGGTCTGGTCTATTTATGGAAATGATTCGTGTGATAAAAGAAATGAGGGATACCACCAATGGAGAATATCCAAAATTTGCAATCTGGGAAAATGTTAGAGGAGCACTCTCCTCAAACAACGGAGAAGACTTCCGATGTGTCTTGGAAGAATTTGCACACATCGTCGAAGCAGACGCTACAATTCCTAAACCTTCGGAAAAAGGTGGAAAATGGTCTAAATCCGGCGCAATTTCCGGTAATGGATGGTCTTTGGCATGGAGACTCTTCGATGCTCAATACTGGGGAGTGCCCCAACGTCGTCAAAGAATCGCGCTTGTCATGGATTTTGGAGGACAACGTGCCGCAAAGATATTATTTGAGCGCACGGGCGTGCCAGGGAATTCTGACGAGAGCATCCCGACGTGGCAAGGTGCTGCCAGAATTGCTGAAAAATGCATTGTTGGAAATGATCGAGTGGTGGGAGAAAAAAGCTTTTGTATCGTCGGAAACATGATTGACAGAGAAACCAACATGAATGGGACTGGTGTAAAAGAAGATACTGCTTTCACTATAAACACTATTGACCGTAATGCTGTTGCCTACACTTTAAAGATTCGTTCAGGATGCGAAGGTGGTGGCAAAGGCGCACTGGTACAAATCGAGAAGAGCGCAACGCTTTCTACATTGCAAGATCAAACGTTAATTTGCTTGGCAGACAACACCTCTTTACATAATTCAAAACAAAAGATTTCGCCGGTGGTGTTTGAGAGTCACAGTCAGGATGCTCGATACACTCAACAGGGCGACACAAGTCCGGCTTGTACGGCTCAATGGGGGACTGGTGGCAATAATATGCCGCTTGTTGCTGAAAAGAAAACCTTTGCAATGCAACGCATTGGTGAATACAAGGAAAGTGAACAGGCCAGCACAATGAAATCTCGTGATTATAAAGATGCAACTGATCTTGTAGTTGAAGAGAAAGAGGTGAAATGTGCTGGATTTCCACTTGGATTTAGAGCAGAAAATACGAAATGCTACGATGAAGTGGCTACTACGCTTTGCAATGGTACGCGGCCTGGATTTACTACTGGATGTGTTCTCAATTGGATTGTTCGCCGCTTGACTCCTGTCGAGTGTGAACGGTTACAGGGTTTTCCTGATGGATGGACCGATATTGGCGAGTGGGTTGACGAGAATGGTAAAAAGCACAAGCCAGCTGATTCTCCTCGGTACAAGGCACTCGGTAATTCAATCGCTTTGCCTCAATGGTATTGGATTTTCCAGAAAATGAAGCCGTATATCGGTGAAAATCCTACGCTTGGCAGTCTTTTCGATGGGATTGGTGGCTTTCCGCTTGTCTTTGAAAGTACGTATGGTGATGGTACTGCTATCTGGGGATCTGAAATCGAACCGTTCTGCGTTGCAGTAACTAAGAAGCATTTTCCAGAAAAGCAAGGAGGATAATTTGCCAGAAAATAAAGGATATTTAACAGCTGACCGATCTGCGGTAGGCGATGAGCGATACACACCGGTTTACGCGGTTATTCCATTGCTTGAATTTGCCCCCCGTCGAGTAAAACAGTGATTTGGTGTCCGTTTGATAAAGAGTGGTCTGCCTTTGTGCAGGTGTTCAGAAATGCTGGATATAAAGTAGAATATAGCCACATTGATAACGGACAAGATTTCTTTACATACGAACCGGAATATTGGGATATTATGATTTCAAACCCTCCTTTTAGTAGGAAGGATGAAGTATTGCGTAGAGCCTATGAGCTTAAAAAGCCGTTTGCTCTACTACTTCCTGCAAATAGTATTCAGGGTAAGACACGATTTGACATCTTCAAAAATGATGTACAGATGCTGTGTTTTGATTCTCGAATAGGATTCATGGACCCTAAACACGCAGACAGCCCTGTCGAGGGAGTGTCTTTTGGAAGTGCATACTTCTGTAGAAATTTTCTTCCCAGTAAGTTAGAGTTACGAAAACTTGATAAGAAAATCTCATAAAAGGCTAATTCAAACAAGAGGTGACATGATGAACAGCAAAATTCCTATCAATGTAACTATCGATCACGGCTCCTTGAGCCTTCCGGCAAGTCCTATCTTCCAGAAGGATAAGAACACGTATCTCTGTCCGTTTTGTGTGACGAAGCTGGAAAAGTTCGAGTGTGAGTGTTCTGATTGTCATCACAAGATGGATTGGAGTAAATTTGCCAAAAAGGAGTGATTCCTATGGAACTAGACGAATGGAAAAATGCCAGTAAGAAACGAATCGAAAAGATGACTTTTGATGAAGCAAAAAAAATTCTTGAGAATCAAATCCGACTTGGCAAGGAGGGCGGAAAGTGGTGTCCTCGTGAACACACTACTCACGCCTACGAGATGATTCTTAAACGAGCCGTCGCCTATGAAAAATTGCGAAGCATGTATGAAAATCTGTTAGAGGAGTGATGCCTATGAATATAGATTTCTTCCAACGGCGCAAGACACAGCTTGAAGATACGCTTCTTTTGAAAAATCAGGCCGTCGATATGCTTGATTATCTAAAGACGCACTGTATCAGCAATGACCAATATTGTGCCATTCGAGACTACATTGAAGAAGCTGCCAAGATTCTGGAGAGTGACCTCGAATATGCAAACAACAAGCTACAGTCCGTATTCAGACCTAAGTATGGCCGGAATAACAGACTGACTCGTGCTCAATCTAAGATGTTCCGTGATAGAGAATATTAAAAATGGGGTGATGCCGTATGAACACATGTAAGAAAATATGTAACTGGTGTGGTCGTGAAATCAAGCCGATAGGTAGCGAGCAGGGAATCAGTTTTGAGCATCAATACTCTTATGGTAGCCAACTTGATGGTTCGCTTTTGAGTTTTGATTTGTGCCCTGAATGTTCAGAACGGCTCCCAATAGTGCTCGGCGCAATGTTTGTACATAATCCTTTAAAGGACGATTTCTAACGGCGAGTGCCGTATGAAATATAAGCCATCAATAAACCAGACGGAGGATAACACATAAAATGAATAGTGCATGAATTGATTCAAGACAATAAAAAGAAACATAAGTGATTATCAATGAAACAAAATTATATAAAGGAGACTTGATATGGCAGATAGAATTTTTAATCTTCCTCAGACCCGTGGTTCTTTTGAGATGGCTGGTAAGGTCACCGGCACCCAGCGTAGCAACTTCTATAACGAGAAGGAGACTAAGAATGGTGCTATGCGCCGTGTCCTGAGCTTTGGCGTTCAGACTTCCAATGAAAACACTTTTTATGTTGATCTTGCTGGTATGCCTCGTGATAAGGTTTACTTCTTCCGCCGTGCCGATAAGGACAAGGGCATCGAGAAGGATAAGAAGGAAGTTGCTTGGAAGGATCGTCTGACTTATGTTGCACCGGAAGGCTATGATATGATTGGCGTTAAGGTCGGTGTTACCAAGAAGACGAATGAGTCTGGTAAGGTCGTCAATGATAACAAGACTCTGACTGACTTCGATGCAGCCAAGGAGATCTCTGATAACCTGCATGATGGTGACAATGTGTATGTCCGTGGTAACATCGAGTACAGCACTTACAACGGCAAGCACCAAATTCGCTTCGTTCCTACTCAGGTGTCTCTGAGCTCTAAGGAAATCGACTTCGATGCAGAGGGTTTCGAGGAGCTGGCTCTGTTTACTCAGACCATTGTTTACACTGGTTGCCGCAAGAGTGATGAGGATGATGAAGTAGTTGTTGATGCAAAAATTGTGAACTACAACACCATTGAGGACGCAGAGCTTTTCATTGACTATAAGGCAAACACTCAGAATAAGGTTCTGGCTGATTCTATTCGTAAGCGTCTGAAGTCTTATACTAGCTTTGAGTGTTTTGGCCCCATTGTCAATCAGCAGAAGGTTGAGGAAGTTGAGACCGAGAATATCTGGGGTGGTCCTAATAAGATGAAGCGCCAGAGCACTCCGGCAGTTCGTAAGCTGTATATTGAGGGCGTTAATCCTGATTCCTTTGATCCGAACCCTGGCGACAAGGATGCGGAACCTACTTACACAGAGGACAATATCTCCGAGGCACGGGCAAAGATTGCTGCCAATACTCAGGCTAAGAAGGACTTCGACGGCAAGGCTGCTGAGAACGACACTTCTTGGTGGGGTGGTTCCAACAAGTCTACTGCAACTCCTGCAAATGAGGAAGAGGACGACTGGGGTTAATTTATTTTAGCATTAGCTATGCAATACAGGATACATAAGGAGTTTAGTTATGCAGAATACTCTTGAGTATACCGCTTATAATGGTATGAAATTTTACATTGTCTACATCGAAGCGCTTGAAAAGGAACCTGAAGAAGACTCTCCGATGATGTCTATTGTGTTTACTACGCATCCTGAGATTATTGCAGAAGCTAAAGCCGACGCGGAATGCAATGGTGGTGCTGTTCCGGTAGGGTGTAAAGACCTTCTGGTTGATAGTGTGGATAACATCACCCGTCAGTTGGATTATGTTGCTCATGCAGTTGAAACGGGTGATCCGTGGTATGAGTGTTTGAAAGTTTAATAAAAGATTTAGAGAGGAATTTACATATATGGCTATGATTCGTAAGGCATCTGCTGTTCGTAAGAAGCTTCATATGCTGATTTATGGTGAACAGGGAACTGGTAAGTCTCGTACTGCTATGCAGCTGTGCTATTTGAAGAATGCAGACGGTAAGCCGTTCCGTGTTCTGTATTTGGATACCGAAAATGGTTCTATTGATAATTACACCGAGGAGCTGGAAGCCAATGGTGTGAATCCTGATAATCTGTTGATTGTTTACACCCAGTCTCTGGCAGAAGTTCAGGATTATATCAAGATGGTTACCAACGATGAGGATATCGAGGATGAGAATGGAGATGTTTATCTGGATGCAGACAGTAAGCCGTTCCGTGCAGACGCTCTGGTTGTTGACTCCGCTTCCATCCTCAAGATGACTGCTACCCAGGGCCTCACCGCCTTCTCGCAGAAGCGTGCCAAGGTTAAGGCCGCATCTCAGGGTCTGACTGGTGATGAAAAGGCAGTTAAGATTGAGGGTGCTGGCATGGAGCTCAAGGATTTCAATACCCTGAACTTCAAGGGTCAGTCTCTGATTTTGGATCTGAATGCATCTGGTGTAAACTACATCGTTGTTTGCCGAGAGAAGGACGAGAAGCATACTAAGGTTGTGAATGGTTCTATCGTAAGTGAGCCTACTGGTCGTAAGATTCCTGATGGGTTTGCTGGTCAGGAGTACAACGTTGATACTGAGTTCCGCCTGTATTTTCAGGATGGTCAGCAGCTCGCTTTCTTCGATAAGGATCGTACCGGTATGCATAAGGGCGGTGAGGTCGTTGAGGATCTGACCCTGCTTGAGTATCAGGATATTATCTCTAGTAGCGCAAAGAATCGGGAGAACGTCATCAAGAACGGCTTAAACGATGCTGTTAAGACTGAGGTTAAGCTGAGTATGCGTGACCTTGGTATCGAAAACGATGAGCCGGATGATGTTCCGGCAGATAAGAGTTCTGATAGTAAAGAGCCTTCTATGGATGACATCAAGGCAAAGCTGAACGACCTGATTGCTTCCGCTTCTCCTGTGAAGAAGAGCGCAGCACAGAAGGCTGTTAAGGCGGCTGGCCTGTCTACCGCGTTCCGTTCTATGACTGATATTGAGGAACTGAAGAAGGTCGCCGCAATCATGGAGAAGGAACTGGCTTAATGGAACTAACCCGTAAATGCAAGATTTGCGGGAAGAACATTTTCATCGAGCGAGACCGTAGCACATTTTTCTACGACAAGACTGGTTTTTATCATAAGGATTGTTTTGTAGAAAAAAAGAAAAATCAAAAACGCCCTTGGACAGATGACCTGCTAAGGGCATTTTTTGACAAAGTGAATGACACTACGGATAAAAAGGTCGATGATCTTCTTTCCAAAAAGAGAGAACAAGACCACAATCGTGAGCTTGCACATATCAAACAGGAAGAGAAAAAGATTCTTTTCGACCATATTCGAGATATATACGCCCCGGCGGTTGTTCCTGGTAGCTTCTACTCGAAACTTGCGCAGTTAATTTCCGGTAATTATTACAAATACAGAGGTTCTATTCCTCCGCTAGAACTTTACGATATGTGGGTTCTAGCGAAACCCCGACTAGATAAGATAGTTGCCGAGAAAGAAGCAAAGGGTTGTGATATGAGTCAGCGATGGAATTACGACTTGGCTGTTTTATTGGCTCAATATCCTAGTTATCTCGATCGAAAAGAAAGACTAGCTTCGATTCGCAGTGAAAGCGAAGAAAAAATGAAGGAAAATCTGACTGAAACGGTACTGAAACGTATGAAAACAGCACCGAAACAGAGTAAAAACGAGAATGAAATTGATATAAGTGCAATTCTCGATGAGATATAAAAGAGGGAGGTGGATGAGTGGAACTCATTTCAAATATCCCGAATGAAATTCTATTTGTTGGCGCAATTTACAAGCATCCTGACTATTTGGTCGAGTATGGGCATTATGTCAAGAGCAAGTACGATTTTGCCGATGAAGCAACAAAATTTTTCTACGATGCAGCGTTAATTATTTATGAAACTCGGACTCAAGAATTTAATAAAACGTCTGTTTTAACGTTTATGGCTGAAGACGAGTCCAGACTATCCCAATACAAGCGGCTGAAGGGCTGGTCAACCATCGAATACTACATGAGCCTTGCGAATGACGATGATATCAAGGGATATTTCAATATCCTAAAGAAATATTCGTTGCTTCGTGAGTATCAGAGAAACGGATTTAACATCGAAGGAATCTTGAAGCATCGGCAATTTGAAATGTTTGGCGCTCAGGACATTTACAAATTGATTCGTGGCAAGGCCGACAAGATCAATACTGTCATCATCACAAACGACGATGCTGAGATTTTGAATAACGGTCTGTTGCCGATGGTCAATGAACGTCTGAGCGTTCCTGATATGGGCTTGCCGTTCCAGTACCCAATCATGAATGATTTGTTCCGAGGATTGAAGCTGGGTACTGTGATGTTCAATGGTATGCCATCTAACGCTGGCAAGACTAGATACATGATGGCGATTGTTGCTTACGTCACATTGGTTCAAAAGCAGAAAGCTCTTCTGCTGCTGAATGAGATGGATCTTGAATCCGTCCGGTATTGCTTGCTAGTCACTGCCATCAATAATCCTGAGTTTCAAGAGTTGCATGGTCATCGCTTTCACAAGGATGAACGAGAAATCACCCTTGGAATGTACCGAGATGCAAATGGAAACTTCATCTTCCGAAAGCAAAACGAAGACGGGGAATACATAGAAAGCATTGATGAATTCACAGCTCGCGTCTATGAGGAAAGCGAAGAGTATCGCAATGTGCTTGATGTTTGCCAGTGGATTGAGAGCGAATCACAAGGCTTGATTATCGCAAAAGATGTTTCTGCTGATTATAGTGACAAGTCCCTACGATTTGAAATCCAGAAGGCAGCTCTCACTCAGGGAGTTAAGTATGTGTTCTACGATACTCTAAAGAACGACATCGCTTCGATTGGTGAATGGGCAGCGTTCAAGGTCACGGCCACAGAGCTTGAAGAGATTGCGAAAAACCTGAAGATCTTTATCTATGGCAGTATTCAGTTGGCTGAAAATGCTCATGAGTATCTTCCTGATGAGCTGAATTCAAACAACATTGCTGAGTCAAAAATGATTAAGCATGTTGCTTGGACGATGGTTCTATTCAAGGAAATTCCGAAAGATAAATTCGCAAAGTATCAATACATCTTTCATGACCCTGAATGGGGCGGCGACTGTGCTCATCGGTTAAATCCAGACAAACGGTACTATGTTGGAAACATTGACAAGAACCGTTTTGGCGAGAAGAAGAAAATCATGTTTGAAGTGAATTTGAACCAGAATGTCTGGAAAGAGGTCGGTGTCTGCACCAGAAAGTAAGGAACTACAATGGTAAATATCGCAGATCTGAAAAATTATATTCTTGAAGAACAGCAGATTGAACCAATTTTGGAGGAGCTTGGTTGTCATCATATTAGTCATAAAGCTGGATATTATCAGTGTGCGAATCCAGATGGTGACAATAGGACGGCACTCTGTATCTACGAGAATGAAAATCTTACTGCGGTAGATTACACACGAGACATTGTCAATGGAAAGACCAGTTATGATTTGATTTCTGTCGTCCAGTTCTTTCTGGAACTGTCTTTCCCAAAAGCTATTAAGCAAATCTGCGAATGGGTTGGACTTGACTACTATCACAACTTCGAGGAAGACCTTCCTAAAAGTATGTTGATTCTAAAAGAACTCATCACCATGCAAAATGAAGGTGAAGAACACGAGGATGACCGTCCGATAGTCCCCATCTCCGAAGCCATCCTCGGTTATTACAAACCTTATGTTAACCAGATTTTTGCTGACGATGGGATATCTTACGAGACACAACGGGAGTTTGAGATTGGTTTTGATGAACTAACAAATAGAATCACGATTCCAATCAGAGATGAAATTGGTACTTTGGTTGGTGTAAAGGGAAGATATTTTGGTAAGCCGCCTGAAGGTGAATTAAAGTATCTATATCTTGAGCCGTGTGCCAGAAACCGTATTCTGTATGGCCTGTATAAGACAGAGCCGTACATTAAGAATGAAGGTCTGGTATATGTTGGTGAAGCTGAAAAGTCTGTCATGCAGATGTGGAACATGGATGTCTACAACTGTGTGGCGACTGGCGGTAAGAAGGTTTCACAGAATCAAATTGAAATTTTAACACGTCTTTGCGTTGATATTTGTTTTGTATTTGATAAAGACGTTCAGCTTAGTGAGCTTATGGTTCTCGCTAATCGATTTGTCGATGGCGTAAGTGTGTATGCTGTAGTAGATGATAAAGGGATTCTGGATGAAAAGGAAGCCCCGACTGATAATCCTGAAAAATTTAAGGCATTGATTGAAAACTGTGTTAGGAGAATTAAATGAATGTAAAACTCTGGAAGGGGAGTAGGAACGACCTATCAGACCCGATTGGAACGATTATGGAGAACAGAGGGGTCAAGGATTATAAGACCTACATGAATCTGGATGATTCTTGCTTGAATTCTCCGTGGGAATTGGACAATATCGAGTATGCTGTCATGATGTTGAATAAACACCTTTGGAAAAAATCTATCATCTCTATCCTTGTAGACTGTGATGTGGACGGTTTTACAAGTGCTTCGATGATGTTTCAGTATTTGAAAGCGATTGGTTATTTTGGAAAAATCAATGTTCTGCATCATAGTGGCAAGGAACATGGACTCTCTAAAGAAATTGAGGTTCCACCTGAAACTACCTTGCTGATTATCCCTGATGCTGGTAGTAACGATGTTGAGCAGTGCAAGGAACTTCGTGATAAGGGCATCGATATTCTGATTCTTGACCATCACATCTGCGACAGAGAGAATCCTTACGCAGTAATCGTTAATAACCAGAATGGTACATATCCTAACAAGGAACTGTCTGGTGCTGGCGTGGTATATAAGTTCCTTCAAGCCGTTGATGAAGATAATTGGACTGATGTTGCAGACAGGTATCTTGATTTAGTGGCAGTCGGAAATATCGGTGACGTTATGGATATGCACTCGCATGAGACAAAGCGCCTTTGCACAAAAGGTCTTGCACGAATTGTAAATCCGATGATTTGTGCTCTGGTTGAGGCGAATAGTTTCAACATCAAGGGTGACCCGACTATCAATGATATTCAGTTCTACATCGTTCCGATGATGAACGCACTGATTCGTGTTGGCTCATCCGAGCAAAAGAAGCGGATGTTCCGTGCGATGGTCGGTGAGGAACAGACGTTCCAGTACACTCCGACTCGTGGCAAGAATGCCGGTGTCACGATTGACGAGACTCTGGCACAGCATGTGGCTCGTGAGTGTTCGTCTTGTAAATATCAGCAAAACAAAACTAAGGATAAGGCTGTTGCAGAGTTGCAGGAACTGATTGAAAAGCATGGTGCAGACCAGAATAAGATTCTCTTCTGCAACTCCACTGGCATTCTTGATAACACTCTGACTGGTGTTGTGGCAATCAAGCTGGCCGAAATGTATGCAAAACCGTGCGTATTGCTTCGTACTTTTGCTGATGAACCGGACTATTACGGTGGTTCAATGAGAAATCCTGACGGCTCTCCGATTGAAAGTTTAAAGGAGTTCCTGATGAGTACCGGAGATTTTGAGTCAGTTCTTGGTCATGATAATGCTGCTGGTGTGAAAATCAAGAAAGAAAACGTGCCAAAGGCGATTGCGGATTGTAATGAGCTGCTTAAAGATGTCACGATGAGCAAAGCAATCGTGGTTGACTTTGATTTTGACTATAGTAGGCTGACTGTTGCATTGCCGAAGACCATGTATGAAATGCATAAAATCTGGGCACAGGGAATCTCAGAGCCATATTTCTACATTAAAAATATTCCGCTGATTCATAGTGGATGTGCTCCGATGGGCAAGAACGGCAATATGTGGAAGTATTCTGATGAAGAAAAAGGCATTGATTTTGTGTGCTTTGCAGATAATGGCCGGATGATTGGCTGGATCAATAATGACTTCTATGGTGATCAGGAAGAAAAATACATCAATGCTGTATGCCGGTTGTCTTTAAATCAGTACGGAAACAAAGTTACTCCGCAGGCGCAGATTGTTGATTTTGAGGTGATTTGATATGGGAAATTGGAAACGTGCTATCGCCATCGACTTTGATGGCACTCTCTGTGAGAATAATTATCCTGATATCGGTGAACCAAACTGGAATGTCATTTATCAAGCAATTCAGGAACAGAAGCACGGTGCTGGTCTGATTCTCTGGACTTGTCGGGAAGGAAAGCTTTTGTATGATGCAATGGAGGCTTGCTTTGATTGGGGTATTCAGTTTGATGCCATCAATGAGAGTCTTCCTGAGTGGAAAGAGCATTTTGGCACTGCTCCTAGAAAGGTTGGGGCTGATGAATATTGGGACGATAAGGCTGTAAAAATAAAGAATGGAGAGTTGGTTGACAATGAATAAAGTTGGTAATTACGATTTGCCATTAAATTTGCTTGACAAAGCACATCAATCACTTGCACATACTATTGCAGATTTAGAACCACTTCGGGAAGGTACAGCATTTAATCAGATTTTAAATGATGGTGCTCATATTATTGAACCGGATGAATTGACTCATATTCTTGATAAATTTGCAGAGCAGCATCCAGATTGGGAGATTTGTATCGAAACTGACCACGGATCGGTTAGTGAGAAATTTAAGATGGATCATGTTTTCTATGAAGGTATGGGAGATATGATTGTTCTTGATTTTGAATGAAAAATGGAAAAACGACGATATAGATATTACAAAATTGATTACCGTACATATAATTATACGCTCAAGAAATATCACAACTTACACAGAGAAATCTACGCTGAAAATGCAAGAGATGCAGTTAAAATGCTAAAAAGCAAAGAGTGTAATCGTAAGTTTGAGATTGTTAAAGTCTACTTTGTTGATATTTTCGGTGATAGAAACGATAGGTTTTATCCACGAACTTATGTGATTGATAAAGAAGATTTTGAGTGAGGTGAGTATATGGTTTATATTACAGGCGATATTCACGGCGACTTTAATCGTCTCTTAAAGCTAAATAAGTTTTGCATTAGACACAATCTTGGAAAGAATGATTGGATTATCTGCCTTGGCGATGTTGGTTTGAATTACTACGGCAAGGATGATTCTCGTGAATGGAGCATTAAGACCATTGCTGCGGACATCCCTGCGAATTTATTCTGCATTCATGGAAATCACGAACGCCGCCCGTCTCGTAAGGATGGCTATAAGACAAAGGAAATCAGTGGAGATATTTGCGGAAAAGTGTGGCATGACCCACATTATCCCAATCAGTATTTTGCTATTGATGGCGAAGTTTACCAGATTCTTGCTGATAGGGAAATTCTGAACTGTCTTGTTTGCGGCGGAGCTTATTCCGTAGATAAATATTATCGGTTGGAACGTGGATGGAACTGGTGGCCGAATGAACAGCCGAGTGAAAAGACTAAGAAAAAGATCTGGAATATTACACATGACCCTCAAATCGATGATATTGATGTTATGCTCACGCATACCTGTCCATTCCGGTTCATTCCAACTGAATTGTTTATCGGTGGTATTGATCAAAGCACAGTAGACCAGTCAACTGAAATATTCTTTGATGATATATACGAATGTTATCCTAACGATTGTAAACCGTTCTGGTATTTTGGTCACTTCCATGGAAATAAATACACTGATGACTATGTGATGCTTTTTGATGACATTATTAAGTTTGGAGACAAGGTGAAGAGTGATGGTTAAAGATAGAAATAAAGGTCTGCGAGTCCTTGATTATATCGACGAGAATGAAATTTTAGCGCAGTTGTCAGAAGAGGCTTCTGAAGTTGCAAAGGCGGCATTAAAGCTTCGCCGGGCTCGTGATAGAAAAGAACCCTACACCAGTAAGTATTCGTGAAGCGTGGGCTGATTTGAATGAAGAATATGGCGATGTACTCAATTGCCTATATGCGTTGTTTGATGACGACGATGACCGTATTTATGATTTTTTTTGAACACGCAAATATTACTGCCGATGAAAAGCGCAAGCGTTGGATTAAGCGCCTGAAGGAACGTAATCAGTTTTAATGGTGGAAGGAGAATAGATGTCAGATAATTTTGTAAATCTTCATGTACATACAGCGCAGGGTTCGTTACTTGACTCTATTCTTACCGTCAAGGAACTTGTAAACTTTGCCAAAGAAAATGGCCAGAAAGCAATCGCGGTTACAGACCACGGAAAAATGCACTCTTTTGTTGACCAAGTTAAGGCTTGCAAGGAAGCAGGTATTAAGCCTATCATCGGCTGTGAAGTCTATGAAGTAGATAATCAGGCAGAGAAAGCCGATACAAAAGACTATAAACAACCTCGTTACCATCTTGTTTTACTAGCAAAGAACGAGACCGGTTTAAAAAATCTATTTAAGATTGTTTCAAATGCTTGCGTTGATGGTATGTATAAAAAGCCTCGAACTTCTTTGAACATTATTGAACAGAACGAGTGGGGTAAAGGTATCATCTGTCTTACAGCCTGTCAAGTTGGTCGAATGAGTAGATTACTTGTTGATGGCAACGAGACTGAAGCATGGCAGTTATGGAACAAACTGGAATGGATCTTTGATGACGTGTTTATGGAAGTACAGTCACATGATACGCCAGATCAAGCTGAGGCCAATGCAAAAATTGCGGCGTTTATTAGGAAATACGACTTGCCGTATACCATTACGACCGATGCTCACATGCTTTCTAAAGAAGATATTGATGCACACTCTGTCTTTGTTGAGATTGGAGAAGGCCGAGAAGTTGGAGAAAGTTATGTTGACTGTTATCTTCAGACCGAAGACGATGTGCTAAGAACACTTTCAAAGCAGTTTGATGAAGACTTCATCCGAAAAGGTTGCTCAATGTCTGTGAAAATTGCAGATATGGTTGACGATATTGATATTGGTCTTGGCCAGCCAAACCAGATGCCAGAAGTGAAAATTGAAGGTAAATTTGATTCGCATCTGGATTACCTGCGTTACCTCGTTTATTCTACTTTTGATGAAAAATTCGGATGGATGAGTAAAGAAGAACAGCAAACCAGGCGGGACAGAATTGAGATGGAGCTTGACGTTTTGGAATATGTTGACTACATCGACTATTTCATCATGCTGTATATGCTTTGTAAGGTGGCCGATGAACGAGGTATCCCTCGTGGCTATTCTCGTGGTTCTGGTGCAAACTGTCTATGTCTATTTATGCTAAACGTTACGCAGATTGATTCTGTTCGTTGGGATCTTGACTTCTCTCGTTTTGCCAATAAGGGGCGTAAGAGCCTGGCAGATTTCGACTTTGACATTAGCCGTCGTCGTCGTAAAGAGCTTGTTTCTATTGCAGAAGAACTTTTTGGAAAAGAAAGCGTTGCTCCTATTGCAACTTTTAATTCTTTGTCTACTAAGGTTGCCATTAAGGATATTGGTAAGGTGCTGAATGAAGATCCAGAAAGTCCATATTATATGCAGATTCCGTATGAGCTACGCAACGAGGTTGCCAAGCTGATTCCGACTGTAAAAACGCTGGATGACCTTGGTGAAGAGGTTGAGAAGGAAGTTCTGCTAAAAGATATCCTCGGTAAAAGCGAGCAGCTTTCTAATGTGTATGATAAGTTCCCTCTGTGGTTTAAGTACGTTATGCGGCTTGAAGGTTTACCGAAAAGTATGGGTCGCCATGCTGCAGGAACTTTGATTACACCTAAGCCTGTCATTGAATATTGTCCTCTCTGTATGGATAGAGAAGGTAATCAGATGTGTCAGCTTGAAATGCACAATGCTATGGATGACCTGTCTCTAGTTAAGATGGATTTTCTTGGTCTTGAAAATTTGGACACGATTGATGACACATTAAAGATGGCCGGTCTAACTTGGAAGGATGTTGACATCAACCATCTCGACCTAAACGATAAGGCAGTCTACGACGCAGTTTATAAGTCTGGACACACAATTGGTATTTTTCAGATGGAGTCTGCTGAAGCTCGAAAGATGTGTGTTGAAGCAAAATGTGACAACGCCGAGGATATCATTGTTGTGAATGCAGCAAACCGCCCTGGTACTAAGGACAGCTTCCCGACGTATTGTTCCAATAAGCTTTATCCAGAGACTATCAAACTACTTCATCCTGATATCAAACAGCTTTTTGCCAAGACTCAGTACATTCTTCTTTATCAGGAACAGGCTCTGGCAGTATTTCGTTATGCAGGATTCCCTGAAACTGAGGTTGACAATGCTCGTCGTGCCATTGGTAAGAAAAAGAAAGATGTTATGGCATCCTTGGAGGTCCAGTTTAGAGATGGTCTTCACAAGAAAGGATGGAACGATTATCAGATTTCTGAGATGTGGGCATTGATCTTGAAACAGGCTTCTTATTCCTTCAACCGGGGCCACGCAGTTGCTTATGGGCTTCTTTCTTACCTGACAGCATACCTGAAAACTCATTATACTGAGTATTTCATGGCTGCGTGTATGATTACAAAGGAAGATGATTCTGGCAAAATGGGTGTGTTTATCAACGAATGCGACCGTCTACATATTCGTGTCCTTCCTCCAAGTGTCAACAAGTCTGATATGGAGTTTAAGGCTGATGCGGAAAAGCACACAATCCTGTTTGGTTTGAAAGCCATTAAGGGAATGGGTGAGAGTATCGCTTCAGGAGTGATTGCAGACCGTCCATATTCTGGACTGGCAGACTTTGTTCAGAGAGCAAACGGTGGTAAGATTGGAACCTCAAATGTTGTCAAGTTGATTAAGGCTGGCGCTATCCCGACAAAAGACAAGAGAAAAATCTTAATCACTTTTGCAAATATGGTTTTTGAGAATGAGTATAAAGAGAAAGGATTCCATGAGATGGCGTCTCTCCCTAAGATTTCCATTCTTAAAGACGAATACGGCATTGATACGGACTCTGTTAAAGACAAACCAACCAGACTTGCCTTATATAATAAGGTAAGAAGGGAGCGCTGGGAAGCGGGCACATGGAATCGAAAGAAAGAAAAAGACAAAAAGCGGAATGCATTTATGCAGGCGTTTGCTGAAAAGTATATGCAAGACGAGCACATGTGGGAATTTGAAACTCTTTCAATGTTTTTGACTAGCAATCCCATTAAGGATGCTTGCACCTATATTGATGCTGGTCTTGATACTGTAGAGGATGGCGGTAAGGCAACTGCTATTTGTGTCATCGTAGATATCCAAAAAAAGAAAGATAAACGTGGCAACCAGTTTGCGTACTTACATGTTTACACGACAGGTGGTATTGTCGAAATGATTTGTTGGGCATCTCAGTATGCACGATATTCAAGTCTGATTTCAAAGGGTAACGATCTTGCAATCCTTTGCAAGAGAAAAGAAAATTCGTACATTGTTGAGAAGATGAAGCCTTATAAGCAGTGGCTGCATGATAGAGAGATAGCGTAAGAGGGTTATAAAGTGGCAGATAAAAAATTCAATGAAAATATGATCCGTTGCTACATCAGGATAAAACGAGTCTTTTATCCGAAAGATGGGAGGGAGGTGGAGCCCGGCGGCTTCGCCACTTTCTCTGCCGAGGTGGTAAAAGTCAAGCAGGGAAATCCTGTTATGAGTCGATACAGTGACCTCCGGTTAAAGGGCAACGTTCCTAGCCTCGATATGAATAAAACTTATTCGTTCTGTGGTGAGTATGTTCATCATGAAAAGTTTGGTGACCAGTATAAAATCATTTATATGAATGAGTTTCAAGAGATTACTGACCCGGAAGAACAGAAAAGCTTTCTCCATTATATCCTGACCGACCATCAGTTTGAGATACTTTATGAAGCATTCGAAAATCCGTATGAGATTATCAAGAATGGTGATATCAAGTCGCTTTGCACTGTTAGTGGTATTACGGAAGGCAGAGCTCAAAAGATCATTGATACTTATGAAAACAACATTGATAACAGTGAGGCGTACACAAAGCTAATTGAGTACGGTCTGACCCCTAGTGCTATTGAAAAGCTTGTCCGTCAATATCATGGTGCAGACACTCTGGTGAGAAAGATTGAAGAGAATCCTTACGTCCTGATTGACGATGTGTATGGCATCGGCTGGAAGAAGGCTGACGCTCTAGCTCTGAATATGGGGTTGAAACACAATTCGCAATTTAGAATTGAAGCTTACGTCATGCACTTTCTTGCTGGCCGTGCCGAAGAAGGCAACTCTATCATCTCGGCAAACCAGACAATCAATAGCTGTATTAAGGAACTTGATTTGAATGAGGGTGACCAAGAAGTCATCAAAAGGGCACTTTTCCATTTGCATGATGCTCGTGAAACGCTTTGGTGGAGCGATGACCGTCAGGAATTTGCTTTAACTAGAGTGTGGAATCTGGAAGATAGTATTGCGAAGGAAATCAAGCGTCTGGCGGATGTTCCTGTTGAGCCGATTGGTCGAAATATGGATGCAGCAATCAATGAGGCCGAGGATGAACTTGGTATCGAGTACACTGAAGAGCAGAGAGATGCTATTAAAAAGGTATGCTCTAGCAACGTCTGTATCTTAACAGGTTACGGCGGATGCCTTGATGCAGAGATGGAGTTCTTTAATGGTATCCAATGGAAAAAAATAAAAGATTATGTTAAGGGCGACAAAGTTCTTCAATATAATGAAAATGGGACTACAACGCTTGTTGAGCCTGAGAAATATGTAAAATTTAAATGTGAATATCTATATCACATGAAAAACAAGTCGGGCAGTATCAATCAACTATTGAGTGCAGAGCATAATGTTGTTTACTTGACCAGCAAAAACAATTTAGCTAAAATCCCAATGTGGGAGTTGTATCAAAGAAATGTTAAACGAAAGTCTGGGTTTAACGGACATTTTATAACAACGTTCAATTATGATGGTCCAGGAATCGATTTGAGCGATGCTGATATTAGACTAATGTGTGCTGTTATTTGCGATGGGTCGTTTTTGAAGGATCATAAATCAGCTTGGTGTAGAGTAAACGTAAAAAAAGAGCGAAAGAAACTTCGCATGAGAAGACTTCTTTTGGAAAGTGGTAGATACTTTGATGAGCATCAGTGGAATCCAAAAGACTTGGAATATTCGAACTTTGTCTTTTATGCTCCAAGAAAAGAAAAAAGATTTACTTCGTATTGGTATAGCTGTAATCATCATCAGCTAGAGGTGATTTGCGATGAGATTCTAAATTGGGACGGTCACGTAAAAGAGGGGAGACGGAAAGATTTTAGTACACTGATTAAAGAAACGGCAGATTTTGTTCAGTTCGCATTTTCTTCTTGTGGTTATCGTTCTGTTGTACATGAATCAAATATTGAACGGCACGGTAGAATGGTCACAGAGTATAATGTTCATATTGTGCAACACTCGAATGGAAAAGTTTCTCTTATGACAAAAGGCAGTAAAAGCGATATTGATATTGTTCGTTCAAGCGATGGATATAAGTATTGTTTTACGGTTCCGTCTCATATGTTTCTGATAAGATATAATGGAAGAATTTGTGTCACAGGCAACACCGGTAAAAGTACCGTTGTCGCTGGTGTTCTAAAGGTTCTTCGTGGTAAGTCTTTTGCTCAGACTGCACTTTCTGGTCGTGCCGCTGCTCGTATGCAGGAGATTACTGGTCAGGACGGTAAGACTATTCACCGTCTTCTTGGATATGACATCGAGAACGGTGGGTTTGTTCACGATAAGGACAATCCTCTGGATGAGGACATTATCATTCTGGATGAGACCTCTATGGTTGGTGCTCAATTGTTTTACGATTTGATTCAGGCAATCGAAACTGGCAAGCGATTCATCATGATTGGTGATGACGGCCAGCTTGAGAGTATCGGTATGTGTAACATCTTCAAGGATATGCTTGCATCTAAGGTTGTTCCTGTGGCTCGTTTGACTAAGATCCATCGTCAGGCAGCCAAGTCTGCAATTATCACGGAGAGCATTAAGGTTCGTAACGCTACGCAGTTGGTTCCTTATGGCTGGGCTGGCAGTGAGATTCGTGGTGAACTTCGTGATTTGGAGCTTGATATCTATAAAGACGCAAGTGAGTCATTCAATCACATCATCAATCAGTACCGTACCTTATATAATAAGGTAGGGAATGATAGTTCGAAGATTCAGATTGTACTTCCACAGAAGCTGCGTGGCAGTATCTGCACCTACGAAGTCAATAATGCTATTCAGGAAATTGTGAATCCGAGTCGTGGTCAAGCAGAAGCAAAAGTCACAATCTATGGTGATGGCAAGGATAGGGTGTATACTCTGCGTGAGGGCGATCAGGTCATCATCAACAAGAACAACTATGAGCTTCACACATACAATCTCAAGACAAAGAAAAAAGAAGAGAAGTGTCCGGTGTTCAACGGAAACCGTGGCATTATCCGAAAGATTGAGAGTAGTTTTATCCTAGTTGATTTTGACCAGTGGGGAACAATCTTCATTCCACATTACTTTGGCGGAAACAATATCTGGGCAACACTTGAGCTTGCTTATGCTTTGAGTTGTCATAAACTGCAGGGCAGTGAAGCTCCGTATGTGATTGTTGGTATGGACAACTCTGCGTACTTGATGCTGACGAGAGAATGGCTCTATACGGCCATCACTCGTGCAAAGAAGTATTGTATGATTTGCGCCGAAACTCACGCTCTTGATCGGGCTGTAAAGACTTCGAGAGTTCCATATAAGCGGACGTTCTTGAAGGAATTTTTACGGAAAGAATTTTCAGAAAAGCATTGACAATTATATTTGTATCCTATATAATATAGTTATAAAAAGTCTCCATCCCGGAGGCTTAAAATTCTCTCTTTAGATACATAACACAGGATACGAGAAAGAGAAGGCTTGCTCGTAACGACAAGCCTTTCTTTATTAGCCATAACTATATAACACAGGATACGCAAGGAGGCTTTATGACAGATAAAGAGCTCATAGGTAAGCTTGATGCGATGGTTAAGGCATTGCAGAAAGCAAAGAAGAAAACGGATAAGACCAACATTTTGCTGGATGCACGTAAGGATTTTGGAGAAGAAGCTGATGAGCTGATGGCATTCTTCCGATTTCTGCTTGACCCGTCAATTGTTACTGGCCTGTCTGATGCAAAGATCAACAAGAAGGTAACTGTAAGGCCGGACATCGACGTTCAGTATCTCAGCTGCGGATACCTTTATATTATGGGTGCTGGCCACAATACAGGCTCTGATGCATCCATCGCAACAATCCAGAATTATTTACATAAAAATCCTGAATATGAAGAGTTTCTGAAGCGACTGTTCACTAAGAACCTGCCGATCGGGGTCGAGGCAGCTACCATCAATAAGGTATATGGCGAGGAAATTATTCCTGTCTGGGAGGTTCAGCAGGGATACCCGATTGGTAAGGTTAAGCTGAAGGATGGTATTTGGTTCAGTTTAAGCCAGAAGATGAATGGAAATAGGGGCACCATGTATAAAGGCGAGCTCATCTCTCGGCAGGCTCAGAAGTTTAAAGGACTCGACCATATAAAGAATGACCTGCTCGCTCTATACGATGAAGACGCCTCAAGGCGAGATATGTGGGTGTTTGATGGTGAGCTGATCTACAAGAACCCAGAAAGAATGTCGGACGGAGAGGCTTTTCGTTATGGCACTGGCCTACTTAATTCTGACAACAAGGATAAGACTGGAATCAAATTTGTGATTTTTGATGTGATTCCTGTTGTAGAGTTCGACCGTGGAAAGTGTACTATCCCATATAAAATTCGCCGTATTGGGTTAAATTGTCTTCGCGCAGAGATTACTCGCAAGCACCTTGAGAATATTGAGATTGTTCCCATGGTCTATGAAGGAAAAGACCAAAACGTGATTCCAAAGTGGCTTGATTATGCGGTCGAGCACGATTGGGAAGGTCTTATGTTGAACACGGACGTCCCTTATCGCCGGGCTCGTCACAACGGATGTCTCAAAATCAAGCGATTCTACACTGTTGATCTACGAATCACAGCGATTGAGGAAGGTCAGAACCGTCTGACTGGTACGATGGGCGCTCTTGTTGTTGACTACAAGGGCAACGAGCTTCGTGTCGGCTCTGGTTTTGATGATGCTACGAGAGCTGCTGTGTGGGCGAATCCTGATAATTACATCGGTAAGATTGTGGAATGTAAGTACAAAGAGGTCACGATGGACAAAAAGACCGGCCTTGAGTCTCTGCAATTCCCGACGTTTGTAAGATTTAGAGATGATAAGAACGAGGTGTCTTATGGCTGATGTTAGGTTGATTGACGCAAATGCTTTGCTTGACCGAAATAATTGGACAATCAAGCAATACAGTGAAAAAGAAGCCGATGCTTGGCGAGACGGTATCGCTCTCATGGAGAAAAATATTGAAAACGCTCCGACAATTGACGCGGAATCTATGCGGCCTAGAGGATATTGGATTCGGCGTAAAGATAGATACGATGGGGCATGGGGTTGCTCAATCTGTGGGAATACTGTAGGACCAGTCATAGCCCTATGTTCAAAATACTGTCTAAATTGCGGAGCAAAAATGAGGTAAATATGCCTAAAAACAAGCTAAAAGATTCCTTTTATTGGATGGGTGGAAACGATAAGAATGAAGTAAGCTACGGCTAAGGAGCAGATGTGAGAACTTATTATGCAGTGACCCAAGGTGAATATTCAGATTATCGGATTATTACTATCACTGAAGATAAAGAAAAAGCAGAAAGAATCGCTGCGGCCTACGATGGTTATGTTGAAGAGTACGATGATTGTATTATAAATCCGATTGGCGTTTGGAAGGTTTATCACTACGAAAAAAATGGGGGTTGGATCGTATGCCATTCTGACAGAGACGTCGAAGATATTAAAGATGGGGAGTGGAAACCGGATTATTTTGAGGACATTCTTTTCAATAAGGGTATGACATGGACTATTTATGTTACCGCTGAAAACAAAGAGCTTGCTCAAAAGATTGCTTATGATAAGTACGCCCAGTGGAAAGCTGAACGGGAGGGATTGGCATGAATCTTTCTAAGAAGTCCATTAAGCACATTCTTCGGATTCTTGATAATAAATGTATCGAAGTTCCTACAAAGACATCTGCTTATAGCAGCGGTGGACGTAGAATTTTGACTCGTGATTTTGAGCCAAAAGAGCCACACGGAATGGATGACTGGCAACGAATCGTCTATGTACCATCCGAAGGATATTTCTACGGAATTTATAACGGAAAATCGGAAGAAGATTGGGAGATTCCAGATATCTGGTCTCCTGCACAGCTTGCTGATTTGTGAGGTGTAAAATGCTACTTTTAACGCAAGGCGGAGAAATTATAAATCTTGACCGTATGGCAATCATTGATACCGCAAGCCTTAATGTTTATGCAAGGCAGGGCATGGGTGAGCGTGGAATTATCCTTGGTAGTTATAACTCTGAGAGTAGATGCTACGATGTTGTCGCACGTATTTTTGATTGCTATCGGAAAAATGAGAAAGCATACATTATGCCAAAATGAATGATTAAAAAAAACTAACCACCCCAAAGAAAGCAGAATAGGAAGATGCTATATGAAAAATATGTCAAAGAAAACTCGCAAAAAGGTTATGCGAATTATCAAAGCAAATTGCCATTCGAATGATGGGTGTTGGTGGGAACCATATAAAAGTAGTCGAATGTTCGCAATCTGGAAACATATTATAACGGAAGATCGTTTTGGCTTTGGCGAATTTGCAGCAGTATATGAGGATTTGGATGATAAATTTTCTCTATACTTTTATGTTAACATCGTGTCTCCTGCACAGTTAACAAATCCACGTCTTCCAATCAATGTCAATAAACAGATTGTGAAGAAATTGGAAGAAGGTGGTTTCATCTGACAGATTTCCAAAAACTAGCCGTCCCAAAGAAAGAACGACTTGAAGTTCAACTTACGGATGGCACAGATGAACACAATATATTGTACATAATTACATCTCTAGCCACTATTAAAGGCGCTGAGATTTTTAAAAATTTTCGTTTGTATTCTGTAGGCTCCGCCGGGGAGCTCAACTTATTAGAGAAGCAAGACGGCGATCCCTACTTTGATAAGCTGAAAGGAACAGAATATGAGTAATTCGATGAATCGAGAAGACCGGCGCAGAGAACAGCGTAAGGCACGAATCCTTGCCCGGCGAATCAAGAAGGCCGGTGGCCCCGACTTTCTGGCTGGAATGCCAGTTGAAGAGTGGGAGCCAAAGATTGGTGATGAGGTCACCATTAAGGTAAAGAGGATTCAAGGTAAGAAAGATTTCTTCAAGATGAGTCCGCAGTATCAGGACTTTATCAATAGACTTGAAGACGGAAAGCCTTACAAAATCACCAGTACCGGCATGAAGGGTCAGGTTTACGGCATTGACGCACATCCTTATTTCCAGATTTGGAAGGGCGATATGGAACCCTATAAGGAGTCCTAATGAGGATGTACTTCAGGACGGATTATAAAGAGTGGGGCCCGGCAGAAGCCACTTTGCAGAAAGGACACTGGTATAAGGTTCTTTGTGATGCTGGCGACTTCTACATAATTGACAACAGACCAGAAAGTAACAAGTGTGGTCTGCGACTAGGAGAAATATCGTTTGTTGATAAAGAAGACCTTGAAGATGATGTCTATGTCGTAACCGGCAAGAGTGAAGAATTTGAGGAAGGAGGTGGGGCGATATGATTGGTATTGACCATCGTGAACAGGGTCGTAAGGAACGAGCCCTTGCGGAGTATTACAGAACCTTGGCTCGATATCCTACCGAGTGTGGAGAACCGATTACATATCAGTTGTCCGATGAGCAACTTGAACAGGTTCTCTGTGGAGAGGTTACTGTTGATGAATTGATTAAAAGAGGTGAGCTAAGTGGCAGTTGACCAATACGGGAATTCATTTGGTGTTGGAGATTATGTGTTGATTACAGAGGTTCCATCTGGCCTCCCTTATTTTGCAATGATTTCGGTTGTAAAGGTCGAAAAAATCGAAAAGGATAATCATCAAAAAGATATAGTTTATTTCGAACGATGGTATCCAATTGAACAACGTGGCGAACTTATTTACCGGGAAGCAGATGATTGTGTTGTGACAACTGAACATAACTATCTTGTTTCACTAAAACGTAGAGATGAATGGGATAAAGAGGTGATGTAAGTGAAAGATACGATTAAGATGTGGATCGCTTTCATTAAGATTTTTAAGGATTATCTTATTGCAGTCGGAATCATGATTGCGTTGTGGCTGCTGTCTTGCCTTATCAAGTATGGGATCTCAGTATCCAACTTCCCAGATTGGTTTAAGTTTGCACTTCTAAAGTAATGGAGGATTAAATGGTAACCGATATTCTTAACAGAGAAATTCATGTTGGCGACACAGTTCTTAGAGCTAGAACTCGGAAAGGTCGCGGAGTTCTTTGGAGCATTCATAAAGTTGTCGCCATTATGAATGTAATGATTAAAGTTCAAGATGGTCAGTACACTTTAAATGTTGCACCTAAAAATTGCATCGTAATTGGTGAGAATGACATTCCTGAAAACTGGCAGGATGAATATTAAGGAGAATTAAATGGTAGTTAAACTGATTACACATACTCCTGATCCTGAAAAGGTGGTAGCCGCAGCCGCAAAACTGTGTTACTCCAATTCGAGTATTCAGGATTTGATGGATGGATTGACCGATGAGAAGGTTGATGAGTTTCTAAATCGACTTTCTAACCTTGGTCACGCTAGTCCTACGGAGCATGTGACTTTTACTTTTGGAATCGAAGGTGTGAGCCGGTCTTTACTTGCCCAGATTACCCGGCATCGCATTGCATCATTCAGTGTACAGAGTCAGCGCTATGTGCGAATGAATAATGCGGAAATCATCATTCCTGATGTTATTGACGATGATAGCGAAGCAAGAGAGGCATTTAAACAGGCAATTCAGACCGCTGAATATTCTTATAAGCACCTGTGTCAGATTCTTGAGGACAAAATTACTGAAGAACTGATGGTTGCTGATTCTCGTTTGACTGAGAAAAAGGCACGCGTAAAAGCATCCAAGATTGCAAATGAGAACGCACGTTCTGTTCTGCCAAATGCTTGTTCCACGAAGATGATTGTTACAATGAACGCTCGTTCGTTGAACAATTTCTTTAATCTGCGTTGCTGTGAACGTGCGCAGCCTGAAATAAAGGAGCTTGCAACCGAGATGCTAAAGCTGGTTTATCCGATTGCTCCTCATCTGTTCAAGTGTGCTGGTCCCAACTGCTGTGGCAATGGTTGTACCGAAGGAATGATGTCTTGTGGTAAGTTCCACGAGATTCGTGATAAATACGACAAACTGAAACAGGAGGCATTAAATGGAAACACTTGACGAAATTAAGAAGAACGTAGACCATCCAGTCCATTACGGCGGTGCAGACAATCCCTACGAAGCCATTAAAGTGCTGCGAGAGTGGCAGTTGGACAAAGATGCTTATCTTTGGAATGTTGGTAAGTATCTGAGCCGGGCAGGACACAAAGATGGCAATTCTCAGCTTCAAGATTTAACGAAGGCACGTTGGTATTTAGACTATAAAATCCGGCTTTTAGAGGAACAGCAGAAGGTTGCTGAAAGTGTCGTAGATACGCTAAAGAAGATTCCTAACGAGGTGACTGATGAGCTGACTACGATGTCGGATTACATTTCTAGTCATGCAAAGCCTGACTATACGGATGATTTGGTTTTCCGTCCAGAAATCCATGCTCCAAACATCGAAACTGCCGTGGTTCCTGATTGCGCCGATGAGGTCAAGTTTTAATGAGAAAAAACGACGATTAGAATTATCTTTTAGCGTCAGCGATGTTCTTTATAGCTGGTGCAATAGTAGAGATAATGGTTAGAATTTTTCATTGGTAAAGGATTTACATATATGAGATACAACTGGGAAGAACCATTTGCGGCATTTGCCCTGTTTGTTACAATGTTGATTTTTGGCTTTGCCAAATTTGTTTTAAGATAA